CCTTAAAGAAGTCTTCGCCGATGTCTTCAAATTGGTCACCTAGGTTTTCCATCTTGGCAAACATGTTAGATGTAGTAGTCATTAAACCTGCTAGACTAGACTCGTTGCCTGAGTTACGGCTGATGGTTTGCTCATAATGTTTTTGCTCTAACGACGCAAATGACTTGCCGGCGCCTATAAACCCAGCCCCTGGGTTATTTCGGTTTAGAACCGACCCGCGGTATCCCTCACGAAAGAAGGCACCCAGCGGACCATCCTTAAATAGCCCCTGATTCATAAATTCGCCTAAGTCTCTTTGCATCTCAATGTCATTACCCGTCATTTCGGTTGCAGATGACATTGCCTGTCCAAGAAGTCTTCCAGTACCAACATTAGGAGATTCAAGGAAATCTAATGCTGCCGTGCCTAGTTTGGATTTTTTTACTATACGCATAACATCGCTGTTGGCGTCTTCCTTAGCTTCTGCAAACGACTTCTTAGTAACAGCTCGCGCGTCTCTACTCATTACTGTCTTGCGCAGATTGTTAAATGCGCTAAGGTTTACTTGCGCATCTTCATTGTCTCCTATCTCGTCTCTAAGCTCTGTTGCTCTAGATGAAGATCGATACGTGTCTATGTTACCTCGCAAGCCAACAAAAGCTTCGCTATTGAAATCTCCGATCGTAAACTTCTGATCTCTTAGAGCAGACCATACCTTTCCGTCCCAATCTATAGATGGAATACCCCCAAGATCCTCAGGATCAACGCCGTAAGCGTTAGCAGCCACATCAATCATCTCTAGTGCTTTTGCTGACGCCTTAACTTTGCTATACGATCTAAAGCTATACGATCCAAATTCCGGAGTAACGTTGGTAGAACGTAGTATCTGATACATGCCAGAAGATAGATCTTTGTCTATCTCCGTGCGACGCGCCTTAAGTGATTCTATTGATCCGGAAAAATTAGATAGGTCGCCGGCATATCTATTTTTATCAAATCTCTTACCTTCTCTCAAAAGGCTAGAGGCTGTGTCACTATTACCAGCCCCACCGCGCAAAAGTGCCACAGTGCGATTAGGCGCTATACCTCCAAGATCGGCTGATAAATCTTGTACATCGTTTGTAAAATCGCCAGTCATATCTGCTTTAGCGATTATGTTAAATTGCTCCAGCGTAGGCATTGTGGCTTCTGATGTAAACCCATAGCCCAATTCATCGAATTGCGTAAGTCTGGATCGCGCACTTTCTGGGGTATCCAAGTGGCTGGCTCTGAATTCTCCAGCATTGATAGCCCCACGCATCCACTGTTGTCCCTTATAATCTAAACCAAGCCCCATTAAATTGGTCTCCTGATCACCAGTAAGTGAAGACAAAAATGACTTGTGTAAGTTATATTCTGTTCCAACTGTAACAGCGTCTGGCCCAGATAGGCCTCTAGCCCATTTAAGGTTTGTATTTGGAGTAACTCCGGCTAGACCCCCAGTTTCGCCGGAACTGGCATTGCGTAAAATATCATCAGTATCTGCTTCACCATACCACTGCATGTAGCTGCTAGTTTTGCCTAAGCCTAGTCCTTGGGCAAGATCGCCAACCAGATTGCGATTTTCTAGCCCGCCAGCCATTTGAACGGCGCTACGAAAGGCTCTAGCAGCTGTCTGATGTGCTGTATTACGTAATTCCGCTGATATTTTTGAATACTGGTCTGCGCCCAAAACGCCTTTTATGTCGTCAAGACTACTTCCATCTGTATCACCAAACATTGCAACTGTATCACGACGATAGCGCAGAGCCGCAGCATCCTCGTCGACAATTTCCGTATCACTTGTCCAAGTATCGTACCACCCCCGGCTCTTTCTGCTATTAGCCGCAGCCTCATTCGCTCCTAAACTATCTAAGGCAGATTGGCTTATAGTTGTCGGCCTACGAAAGCGTATATTTCGTTCCCATACATCATCTACTGCGGCCACCCCGGCAGATAGCCCGCCAAGAACTGCTTCTCCAGCATCAGACCAAACATCGTGAATACCCTTTGCAACGGGAGATGTGATACCATGAAAGAAGCGCCCTACATCATCGGAGGCGTCCCCCAGCATAGACCCTAATCCGCTTTTCCTAGCTCTGGCATCGGATGGAGAATATCTTCCGTCCTCTGCTGCAGAGGCCATAAAGTCATAATAACTCATGTTGGCTTGCATAGATTCTCGATCTGCGGAGGCGGCTGTGTACCCGTGCTGCTTTTGCAAATAACCTTTAAATAGATATTCGTCGACCGGACTGTCGCCAAGACGGTAGAATAACTGAGCGCTTTTTAAGTGGGTTAATATTTCAGTTTGGCGCATTACCATAGGATCCATTTGTCCTATGATATCACGCTGCATGCCAGTGAACCTATCACGTGTTTCAACATTCGTGAAAACGTCTGCACCTGCCCCAATTATGTTACCCATGCTCATGTTACTGAGTTCACCCGCGGATGTTCCACCCATGACCATAGCAGCCATAGTAGCTTGGCCTGCACCAGTCTGCATAAAGCCGTAGCCTTGTTGGATGTTATCTTGGGCCATTCCGCCAACTCCGCCACTGGCGTCTACAAGTTTTCTATCAGCGACTCCAAGGGTATTGTACAGCGCTTGGCTGTGAAATAGCGATGTAACACCAGCGCTAAAAGCACTGCCTGCTGATAGTCCATACCCCGTAGCTATTCCACCAGCACCAATTCCAGCTTGTGCTATTTGTGTCGCTTCGAAACCTAGGGCGGCGCCTTGTTCCAGTGAGCTACGCCCTAGCGCTCCACCAGTTAAACTACTAGCGTCTATACCCATTGAGTATGACTCGGACATGAATCCAAGTATTTCTTCTTTAGATGCTTTTAGTCTCTGCTGCAGCTCTTTTAGGGCACCAATTTCGGACTTTACTTTCCTGGTGTAGTCATCTCCCGATGTTATGTCGTTGAATGCGCCAGCACCGGTAAGATCCGACATAAGTTCGCTTAGTCCCTCTTTACCGCCGATCATGCGATTTGTTTCAAAGCTACTATTAGACCAGTCACGTAGATGCGACGAAGCAGACATAGATTCGCCCCAACTTAGCCCACCGCCGGCTGCACCTTTAGTTGAGTTGAAAACAAAATTTGCAGCATTGAGGTCTTTTTGGTACGCAGCACCAATCGTGTCACCTACAAAATTACCAACACCACGGCCTATGTAATCTCCGGCTAGCATACCAATAAAAGACCCGCCAGGTATAGGTGATCCAGCCCCCAGCACCGCTCCAGTTATACCAGCAGTCATACCAAACGCGGCACCGAATGCATTGCCCATTGCTGCGGTACTGGAATAAATCTCTGGGTATCGTACGTTATCTTCTGTGACGCCGTCATAGTAGTTTGGGGCCTGCCTGTTGGCCGATGGGGAACCAAAGGTTTCCGCATAAAACACATGATGTGGCACCTTGTCGTTCAGGTGCGCGTTCATCTGCGGCTGTGTCTCCTTAGACATGGCAGATTGTATGTATTCGTTATCATAAAAGCCGAAGGGCGAATTTCTCATATGTCTACTGTTCTTTTATAACGATGGTTCTGTCTTTAAAGACCTTGTCGAAGTCAGCCATTTTGTCAGCAAACTCAACCCTATCGGTCTGTCTAGCTGGATCCAAAATATCCCAATACTGGCTAAGTAGCTTGTTAAAGGAATTCTTGGCGTCTTCGTCCCCTTCACCTACAAGTGTAGCACGATACATCAGCTCAGTTTCCAGATAGTGTTTCTTTTCCTTATGAACAAAAGCATAAAGCAAAGCACTCTCTGTAGGTGTATTCATAATACGCGCTACATCGGCCCCATTAATCAGCATCTCTGCACGCATTCGATTAACAGGGCTTAGGATAAATTTTTAAAGTACCTTGTCTTGGTGGCCTCCAACAATGCTTTTTCAAAAGCTTGCTGGTGTGCTACAACTAGGTCAAGTACTACACTAGACCACCCACCAATGAAGTCCCAAGCCAGTTCATACTCTTTAGCACTAAAAGCATCCTCCTTGTATTTACGCAAAACGCGGCTAAGTATTTTCTTTTGGTAAATATGATACACTTCTGAATGTGTACCCTTAACATCCTTCATTTCTGCTTCAACTTCCATCTGCGCGCTACTGTTGAGCGCTGCAAATGTAACAGGCACCTTATCGTACAGATCAAACGTATATTCGGTATCGAACTTAAATACCAGTTCTTCAAGATGTTGCTGTATTTTCTCATCATCAAGATTCAGGTCGATCCTCGGTTCGCGCGATGTGGTTTCTTCTAGCTGTGTATTCTTTTCTGTGGTTTCTTTCGGTTTCATAGCTTTCTCATTTTTTTTTGATTTTACCTTACTAAATTATACACCGTGAAAAAATTTCTGTCAATATATGTGGTATAAGATTTGTATCGGGATGTATATATCCCAAAATTTAGTTAGGAGATATATGGATATTAGCATTATTATGATCGGATCTAATTTTTACAATCAATTAGATCAAAGCATGGAAAGTATCGCTAATCAATCAGATGTAGATGATATAGACTATGAATTAATTTTGGTCAATGCCGGTACTTCCGATCGTGGCCAGACAGACAGCAAGATAGCAGATTGGAAGAGAAAGATAATAAACTTCAAGCCCTTCGATTTTTTAGCTATAAAGCATCCAGGAGGCCTAGAGCTGGGCGATTACGCAGATTTGGCACGCAATATGGCTACTGGAACTGTAGCTATTTATTTACCTCCATTCGATATAATGGCAAAAAATCGCGTTAGTACTATTTTTAATTTATTTAATAAAATATACAACATCGGTAATCACGTTATTGTTTCAGATTACGTGAAGAATAACTTAGTTATAGATGTTTCAAATAAAACAAGGTTTGTCGCTATACCGGGGTTGTGCATTGCACATAATCTGCCGTGTGGACTCGATGAGCCATACGAAATACACTATAACCCTATAATAGCAGGGACTTACAACAAGATTAAAGGACGTTAATGCTAGCAATTGTAAAAAACACAACACAGCTGAGCTGGGATCCAGCCAACACGGGGGAAAAGCGATTGGTAGCTGACGTGGTCCGCGAGCTTACCATAGAGAACCCAGAATACTTAAATAAGCTAAAACTACAGCTATCGAGCTATAATACCCCTAAGAGCCTCGTATACGCCACATGGACCAAGAAGGGGGAGATATGCTTACCAGTTGGTTACACATCGACTTTATTGGAAAAAGTAAAAGAACAAAAGCTGAACATAGATTTCGTCGATGCGCGAAAAAAGGGAATGGGTATAGCTACTGAAGCCATAAAGGACTGCAAGTTTGTAGGAACCCTACGCGGCTATCAGCAAGACGCTGTGGACGCTGTAAGGGATCGAACAATCGGAGTGGTTCAGGCTATGACCGGTAGCGGTAAAACAATCGTCATGGTTAAGATGATTACTGAACGAAAGGTTCCCACTTTAGTTCTTGTTAATAGGATAGAACTGGCAAATCAGTTTATGGAACAATTAAAGGAGTTTACCGACATTGATGAGAAGCACATAGGATTTATGGGGGATGGCAAATGCGAATTTCGTCCAATTACTGTGGCAACATTTCAAACTGTTCATCAGTTTAGGCCAAATGTAATGGAAGCTTGTAACGCATTCTTCGGGCAAGTTATTGTAGACGAAGTACACATCATTGCAGCATCTACCTATTATAGTGTAATGTCGCGTCTGGAACTAATGTATAAATTCGGATTTAGCGCAACATTGGAGCGCGACGATGGTATGACTCCGCTTATTCACTGGGCAACTGGTCCAAAAATTCATGAAGTTCCAACGAATGAGCTGGACGATGTTTTGGTATACCCCGAATACACAGAAAAGAAATCCGATTTTTACTTCCCATTAACTAGCACGACTGAGTATCAGGAAATGATAACTGATCTATCAGAAGACGAAGATCGTAATCAGATCATTATAGACGCAGTTGCGGAGTACCCAACGCAGCAAATTGCTATGTTGTGCGCACGAATCTCACAGTGCTTGCTTTTACATGAGCAGATACCCAATTCCGATATTCTTATAGCACCAATTCCAAAGGCCACTAGGATCAGATTAGCAGAAAAGCTTGGAGCCGTTAGGGTAGACGTGTTAAAGTCAAAAGCTTCCAAAGTTCATCGAAGAAAGGTCATGAAGCGCTTGCGTTCTGGCGAGCTTAGGGTTATAATATCAACCTACGGATTGTTCTCAACGGGATTGGATGTACCCACGCTAGAGGTTGGCTTTTTTTGTTCCCCCATCAAGTCTACTATCAAGATTCGGCAAAGTGCCGGACGCTTCATGCGTACGTGCAAAAACCTGGATAAGAAGCCTATAATTGTCGATATTGTAGATAGGAAAATACAGATCCTAAAGGCACAGTCGTTTAGAAGGAAAAAAATAATAAAAGGATTAAGGGGCGACACATGACAGAAAGCAGAACTTTGCCATTCGATCTATTTCTATCGGACATCAAGGAAGTAGAAGTAGGCAGATATCAAGAAATTATTACGGCATTAGAAGAAACTTGGGCCGATCTGAAACTGGATGGAAAGGCGTTAGGCCTGGCCGCCCCTCAAATAGGTTTGCCATTTAAAGTGGCCATAATTCGATTGCCTGGAAAATCATATGCTATTGTAAATCCACGAATCCTCCGCCGGTCCAACAGCTACATCGTGCCACAAGAGGCATGCCTATCCCTTGAGCAAGCATACGCGACTAGACGATATAGGCGAATACGAATCATAGACGAAATAGATGGAGAACGAACCATAAGAGACCAGCGTGAGGCATTGGTGTTACAGCATGAAGTGGATCATCTTAACGGTATCACAATCTATGATCGTAGGCGAAGACGATGAGTGCGCCTGGAGGAAAATATGATAACTTTGAAGAGTTCATAGATGACCTTGGCAGCGAAGCTGTAGAGGAAGAGACAAAAAGCCATATATATGAGCACTATTCAGAGGGGGTTACAACAGACAATGGGGAGTCTCCCTTACCAAACCACCTACTTAAGCGCGTATGTGGAACTTGTGCGTTCTTCTTTAGGCCCTCATACGCAAATATAGGTGGTAAGTGTGTAGTATTTGCTGATCATAACGCTAAAACAGTAAAAGCTAAACGCGAAATTGATATAACAACTTTACCCCCAACAATGGCATACTCCTGCTGCAGCCTGCACAGGTACCAACCTAAATTACGCATACTGGCGTACACCAATAAAGCCAACATTCCACCAACCGCGAGGGAGACATGATACTATTAATTATTATTGCCATACTAGTAGCGGCACTAGGAGCTGTGTCTTACGGCTTGGCCTCGCATAGACAACAGTTGCGCAGGATGCAAGGCGAGCTAAACATAAAACTTGATGAACTTAGCAATGCTAGGGTCGATTCAAAAAAATTACTAGGACAAAAAAAATCATCAGAAATAAGAACCGGGCAGATAGCAGAAACCTTGGCTCCATTTTTAGACACGTTTCCATATAATCCTAAGCAAGCGCATTTCTTAGGCAACCCAATAGACTATATTGTATTCGCTGATAATGAAGTGGCCTTTGTCGAGATTAAGTCTGGTAAATCTAGACTTACGCAAGGCCAACAACATATACGAAATCTGATAAAAGCCGGCAAGGTTGTATGGAAAGAATTACGAATCGAATAGGGGGCTAATTGGACATCCCATTAACAGCCGAAGAATACAAAAAGCTTTTTGTGCATACCGAAGCTCGCTATGCAATTCAAAGAAGTGACGGACAGTATACGGCATTTGAGCGTCCAATCAGTCTCCAGGATATCGAGGATCACTTAGCGGGTAAAGCCACATTCGGCTTTTATCAACTCAAGGAGGATCCACCTGGGAAGTGGACGGTTAAATGGGCCGTAGTAGATATCGACGTTAATAAGTCCGAATGGGGTAAACCGGACTTTGACGTTAACGACTGGAAACCTGTTCTTGACAAACAAGTGAAAGAAGTCTCAGAAGTCCTTAGTAAGTTTAACCTGCCACACTATGTGGAGTGGTCCGGATTCAAAGGGTATCACGTTTGGGTATTCTTTGAAGTACCAATGGATGCTCGTATGGTGAAGCACTCGTTGGACAACATGTTTACTAAAGTAAGGCCAGTAAATCCTGGAATTCACTTAGAGCTGTTTCCAAAACAAGAGAGTGCTGCATCTGGGAATTTGGTCAAAGGTCCGTATGCATTACACCAAAAAACCCAAAAACAATCATATTTCACAGACCCCGACTTTAGCTTCAAAAATATCAAGTTTGCTAACCACGCACAGGTGTTAAACTCTGCCAATCCTCTGGAAGCAATGCAAAAGAACTGCGCTGCCATTCGTAATCTAAAAGAAAAGGTTGAGGCATCTCACCATCTAACAGATCAGGAACGCGTAGCTCTAATGATGCTTTTCATTAGTATAGATGGTGGTCCAGAATATTTTGAAAAGGAGTTCTTATCTAAGTGCTCTGATTACGATCCCAGAAAGGTTAAGTACTATATTGAGCGCGCAATTAAAAAGGGCTTTAAGCCGATCTTGTGTGCTACATTGCAGGAAACGAAGTTCGAGAAGATATGTCCAGGCCAATGTGGAATAATAGGTAAAAGTAAATCTCCAATAGCATTTTATTACAGAACGCGCGGAGATGATGAACCCCAGCAACAGTCACCAACTGGACCTCTGGTAGATATGTTCGTGGATCACAATTGTTACTACCTCAGGCGCCCTAACGGTGATCAGTCATTATCTACTTTCATTTATGACATTATGGAAGATCTAGAAATCGATGATGGAATTAAGAAGTATCGACATTTCAAAGGTGTGATACATAAACGTGATGGGCAATCATTCCCATTCGATGTTGATCCAGCACAGCTTGCAACAGAGTCAAGATTCCGTGAAGCCCTTTATACAGCGGGTGGAATCGATGATTTATCATTTACACACTTCCGCGAACTTACAATGGCCTTCGCTGCATTTAGTGAGCCGCGTAAATTGGAGATAAGTAAAAACTTCGGATACAATACAGAACTAACAGCGTATTACACGCCGTCGTATATTGTAAATGTAGATGGTATCACAGAGAACAGTGAAATAAAAATCGACCTAACGGGCGAAGACAAGGCATCGCAGTTGGACTTTATAAAGCTGGAAGACGATGAATTTGAAGAAGTAAAAACACATATACGTGATACATTACTGACAACCCCTGAAGATGACTTTATCGCGGAGGCGACGTTCGCCCATGCAATGCTTCCGGTTATCGGATCATTCCTAACAAAAGAAGACAAGTCGCGTTTCATTTTCTATCTACAGGGAACTACCGGTAAAGGTAAATCTTGGCTACTTAATAAAATGATGATGTTCTATGGTAATTTCAAAACCGTGCCATCGTGGCTAAGTACCCCATACTCGCTACAGAAAATGGGGTTCAGATTTAAGGATGCATTTTTCCATGTCGATGATTTTAAGAAGGCTAACTTCTCAAAGAATGACTGGGCTAAGGCCATAGCCATTCTACAAGGTTACGCCGACGACTCTGCTCGCTCGCGATTAAAGTCGGATTCATCATTTCAGGAATCGTACTACATTCGCGGTTACTTGGCCATAACAGCTGAACATGATATTGAAGGCGAAGCCTCAAACCTAGCCCGAATGATAACAATCAGATACAGATCAAAAAATGATACCGATCTGGTCAAGGGACAAGTTTGCAATGCAATGCAGGCAAAGTATCGTGGGTTTACGCCGCGCTACATTCAATGGGTGCTTGGTAAAGACCCAGCAGAGTTTGCCAAGGTTATGGCAGACTATACGGTACAGTTCAATGAACTAATACGTGGCGAGCCTAACTCAATACGTATAGCTAGAAATTTTGCTATGTTGATGACCAGCTACTACTTTATAGCGCACTTTATATGGGATGATCCGCTGAAGCATATCAAGGGTTTCTGCGAACGTATTGAAAACGAAATGCGTTTAAACCTACAAGCCGCTAAAGAGGAACTTGCCTCCAACATATTCTGGGAAACGCTGCATGAAATGCTAGCTTCTAATAAGCTAAAAATACAAGCATCCTCCAGCGTATCAGATGAAACACGAAGGTTCATTCCAACTGTTGGTTACTATAACGGCAAAGAAGTGTATATGGCAGTTAACTTAGCATATTCTGCAGTATGTGAATACCTGCAGAAGGTCGGGCGAACCTTCGGGCATAGCCGCAAAGCAATATTCAGTGAGCTGCATCAGGAAGGAAGAGTTTTAGACAAAGACTCGTTTTCACGAAAATTAAATGGTAAGTCAGTTAGAGTTGTAAGGATCTTATTAGATGATTAGTAATCTTAAAATATCAACTAAGTTGGAACTAGTAAACGGGACCTATGTATACATAGAGTCCATTGGTATCACGTGTGACCCAGAGGAGGATTATAAGGGCGAAGAATATGCCTATATCAGTTCTAGGGAATACAGAAAGAGGAAGATAACCATGACTGAATTACAAACAATGGTTAAGAGAATATGCTAGGTCTCTGGCCAATGCTGTCATCGTCGGAAGCAAACTGCACAGTAATATATGATGATAAATCAGCAATTTTAATAGACGCTGGAATAGGTGTTAAGCTTTTAAACGCGAAGCTATTGGATAAGTTGCCGAAAGGCCACAAGATTAGCCATATTCTAATTACACATGAGCATGGTGACCACATTAAGGGTATTGGGCCTATATGGTCGAAACACAAATCAAAGGTGTGGGTGCACCAAATCTCTATGGAAAAGAGAGCGAAGTACTTTGAGCGTATACCTAAGAAAACGCTTGACGCAGACTATGAGGGGTACATTGAGTACATAGAGCCGGGCGTAGAATTCGAAGTAGATAACTTCAAAGTGACACCTTTCAGCACAAAACACGATAGTGCATTTTCTGTTGGGTTCTTAATTGTACACGAACCGACGGGACATAAGATAGGCTACTTAACAGATACTGGAATGGTATCACGCCTAATGTACAGTAAAATGGAATCCGTTGACACATTATTCATAGAGGCCGATTACGACGAGTTGTCGCTTAGCGAGTACTTAGACTATGACGAGCTTCTAAAAGATCGTATACGCAGCTCTGTGGGCCATTTGAGCAATACACAGATGGCAGAAGCAATAAACAAGATAGGCCCGGACGGATTGAAAAACGTCGTTATAGGGCATCTCAGCCGGAGGACCAATTCACCAGAATTGGTAAAGGCTGAACTTGAGAAAACAGTAAGTAAGGGGTTTGCTGAACGGGCACTAGTGGCGCCGTTAGAAGACCCTATAAAATTGGAGTAGTTGTGTTAGTTCACAGAACATATGGAAAAAAGGTTTGGACTATTACAAACGGCAAACTGGTACCTCCAGTGCAGCAGCAAAATTATAAATCATCTAGAGGTATCAAGAGCTACATAGTCCCAACAATGGGGATACTAATTGACTATAGCGAATCTGTAAACAACGGAATACCGCTTTTACTGGTCGAGTGCGGATACATCAAAGAAGACTTAGATTTGTTGATTGAAGTACTGTTACGAATTAACAAAGAAGTAGAAATTAGGGAATGTAAAAATTTAAAAGCCCTAAGGAAAATTGATAAGGTAGTACATCTTATCAACACAACAGTTAAACAATCAAAGGAGATTTAATGGCATTTAACGATCCTATAGCATTCGATATCGAGACTATACCGGACCAAAATATGTCTGTCATACATAAAGCAAAGCTGGAAGATAGATTAGAGATATTTAAGAAGAATATGCGTGATAACGAAACAGAAGAGGGCCTAAGGACGCGGATTGCTTCCACGGACCCGTGGTTTGGCCAAGTGGTGTGCATAGGATGCTATCGCCCGTTAACAAACGAGCAGATTGTATTCATGAAGGGTACTGAAGCAGATATATTAACCAACTTTTGGAAATTCATAAATGGCGAACGCTTTAAGGGCGAATTTATCTCATATAATGGCTTGCGGTTTGATGTACCTTTCATTATAATAAGATCACTAATAAACCGGATCAAACAAACCAACTATCGCTTTATGAACACTGCGCGATATAGAACAGATCCCCACTACGATGTTCAAATGCTTCTCTGCGATTGGGAGTTTAGAAAAGCAACTTCTTTAGAAATAGCGGCAGTCTCTTTGGGACTAGAATCCCCAAAGGCGGGCGAAGTGCGTGCAGACGGGGTATACGATGCATGGCTAGATGGGAAAATAGATGAGATAGGCAAATATTGCCTTAAAGATGTCATAACGACGTATAAGGTAGCGCAACGCTTAGAGACATTTAAAAGCTAAGATAAAGGACTAAGGGTTAATGAGTTTATTTTCTAAACCACCAACAACCAACCGAAAATTAAAGCTCCTGATTTATGGAGGAACCGGCACCTGGAAAACTAGGTCTGCATTACAAATGCCTAAGCCTGCTGTAATTGACATGGAGAAAGGGACCATCCACTATACGGAGGAATTTGACTTCGAGTCATCAGTTACAACCGACATTAGAAAAGTGCACAAAGCTGTTGAAGAGATTGTAAATGATCCACAAGATTTCAAAACCATTGTATTAGATTCAGCATCCATGTATTGGGATTTCTTGCAGGAAACACATTTGAAGCGCCTGCGGGTTAAAAAGGGTGATTCAACTTACACCTTACAGCCGTTAGATTATAAGGCAATTAAAGCCGACACGAAAAGTATCTCTACCAAGCTACTGGATGTGGATTTAAATGTTGTTGTAACAGCACGCGATAAAGTTGAATACAGTTCCGATACTAGTAGCGGCGATTTCATGAAAGTTATTGGAACTAAGCCAGAATGTCCAAAGGACTGGCCGTTCATCTTTGATACAGTTATAGAGCTTACCAAGCACCGTGATGGCCGTATCACCGCACATGTGATCAAAGACAGAACAAATAAACTGCCCGACGATTTTGATTACTCGTTCGAAGCATTGGAAACATATTTTGGTAAAGACGTTATTTATCGTGACGTTGATACCGCAGCTGGCCAAAGAGCGCTTGCGCAGTCAGGGAATCGTGACTTTGTAACTAAGCTTAATGGCAAAGACAAGCTAACTGCCGGAATAACCGGCGAGAACATTGTAAAGATTCAAAACTTAAAAACACTATTAGGCGATGACCAGTTACTGACCTCCAAGTTGAATGAAGATTATGCGGTATCCTCTGTATTAGATCTTAAAGACGACGAAGCTGAACTGCTAATTGTCGATTTAAATCAAATGATCACTGATAAAGAAGAGGACGATGCATGAGTTATGATTTCGAAGCCGAAAAGAAGAAGACCGGTAAGTTTGAACCGTTACCCGAAGACCGTTATGCGGTGAAGGTAATAAAGACAGAACTTAGAACATCCACTAACGATAATGAAATGATCTCCATCACCTATCAAGTAGGAAATGAAGGACCATTCCACGGTCGTAAGGTTTTTGATAACCTAGTACTTACCCCCAAGACCCTATGGAAAGTAATTATGGTTTATGAGGCCATGGATAAAAAAGATCTATTAGGAGATGGAATGGAAGCAAAAGATATCGCTGATCCGCTGATGGGAGCAGAGTTCAGTGTATTTGTAGGGATTTCTGGGGAACGTAACCAGGTATCAGATTACAAAGGCATTGAAGATATGGACGGCATTAGTTTCGATATAGATATCGATTTTCCAACAACACCTGTGAGTCCACTTGAAGATCCATCCTTTCAATAAATTGCAGAACGGGGGCACTTACGGGTGCCTCCCTTTTTTTATTGATGAATATAAATTTGATCGGCCGTTGGCATACATAGATAATGATGTGTTACACGACGGCGAATTGCAAATACTACTTAACCAAATTACTATAACACAGAAGCCCGACACTGGGCTTTTTTTCGCGTGTATTCCGTCACTATCATACTCCAAAGAAAAGTCTTTTAGCGGAGAAGGTGACACACCACTGAATGCCTTACGCGCCGCAATCAAACAGGAGACTAGATGACAAGTAATTTGCCGCACGAACTGTGGGACACTAATTATAGATTCAACGGTGAATCAGAAGAACAGACTTGGGAACGTGTAGCACACGCTGCGGCAACAGCAGAACTTCCTGAGCAAAAAGAACAAGCATATAACTCGTTTTTAAATATATTATCACCAACACTAAAACCATTTATCCCCGGTGGCCGCATAATTGCAAATGCCGGCACAACCTACAAGAACACAACACTTATTAACTGTACTACAATGCATCCAGCCGACAATGGGATAAAAGATGTAGACAGCTTGGAAAATATCTTCAATCAGATTAAGATGGCAGCCCACATACTAAAGAGTGAAGCTGGTTACGGAACTAACCTGTCTTATCTGCGGCCTTCTGGTACTGTTATTGAGGGCATTAAATCCACAACTCCTGGCCCAGTTGCCTTTGCAGAGATATGGGATAAGGTGTCCGCAGTCATCACACGTGGTGGCGGCGAAGCGAAATTAGATCGTGACGCAGAGCGCACCGACCTTAAAAAGAAACTACGCAAAGGTGCCATGATGTTCGTGCTGAGTATATGGCATCCCGACATCAAGGACTTTATAAATGCGAAACTGAAAAAGGACTTTCTAACAAAGTTCAACATGTCTGTAGGTGTCACAGATGGCTTCATGCAATGTGTAAAAGATGATAAAGACTGGGATCTGGTTTATCCGGATACTACGTATGAGCAGTATGAGGAAGAATGGAACGGGGACCTAGAATTATGGCATGCTAAAGGTTATCCAGTTATCGTATACGAAACTATAAAGGCCAAGGAACTGTATGATATGCTAATGACAGCTTCATACACTCGCAATGAACCGGGCATTTTATTTTTAGATATAGTAAACAAAATGAATCCGATGAGTTACGCGGAAAAGGTTTTCCAAACTAACCCATGTATCACTGGGGATACTCTGGTATATACAGCAGACGGTCGTGGAAATGTACCAATAAAAACTCTCGTAGACGACGGCAAAGACGTTCCAGTATTCTGCTATGATGATAAAGATAGAATTGCAATTAGATATATGCGACATCCTAGATTTACGGGGCATGAGGATATCTACGAAGTACTATTAGATGATGGCAGTAAAACACGTGTTACAAAAAATCACAAATTTAAATTGACTTCCGGCGATTACCGCGAAGCTGCTAAATTGATTCCTGGAGATAGTTTAAGTATTGTAACGAAATCTTTTAAAACCATTAAAGGAATTTTTCCAGGAGCAAATTCTAATTCTCAAGAATACATTTGGCTTCAGAACGGAGATAAAAAAACTCATTGTGCAGAGCATAGGTTCATCTGCCAATTTCATAATAATTTAGAGAGTATTCCAGCTGCGCATGTAATCCACCATAAGGACCGAAATGCCCAAAATAATAGGCCGGCTAATTTAGAAATGATGACCAAACAAGCGCATGATAAGTTGCACGGCGAAGATATGCGCGGTGAAAAGAATCCAATGAACCGTTGGTATAAAAATGCCAGTGACGAAGAGAAACAAAGATACCATGATAATATGTCTGAGTCGGTTTCCGGGTCAGGCAATGGACGTTATTCTGGATACACTAACGAGGACTTGAAAAAACATGCTGTAATACTCACAAAACAAGAAGGTCGTCGTTTTGGTAGTCGCGAATGGTGGGCCTATGCAAAAGAACATGGATTGCCACAAAAATTTTCCGATTGGCGAGTAAATCATCTAGGCGCTATAGATGGATTAGCCAAATGGGCTGCACTTGACGCCGGTTTTGAATCTTTTGATGAAGTCGGTCAAAAGGCATTACTTACTTATAAGGAGGCGCTTGCCTCTGGGTATGATGCTTATTTTGATGAAAGGAATCAAGTTAGGATAAATAAAAAATGCGAATTGTGTGGCAGTTCTTTCAATGTAACTTATACTAGACGCGAACAGGGCGTTTGCTCCGCTACATGTGGCCAACGCATAGAAAAGGAAAAGTATAAACAAAATGCGAGGCAAGCGCAACTAAAGCTTTATACCGACCTTAAATTTAAATTAAAAAAAAATCCTATGAAAGTGGAATTCGAAGAACTGTGCAAAGAAAATAAAGTACCAATTAGGTTTGGAAAGACTTCCCCATTCCCAACTTATAGGGCTTTACAAGAAGCTGCTGTTAATTTCAATCACAGAGTGGTTTCAGTCACACATGTTGGCAAAGAAGATGTTTATAATGGAACCGTAGATGACTTTCATAACTTTTTTACTGCATGTAAAGTTGAAGGAGTTGAAAAAAAGTTCACGCATTATATAAATAGTTTACAGTGTGGTGAGGTGCCTATGGCTACAGGAGTATGCGATCTTGGCTCCATCAATTTACCGGCTTACTGGGACTCAAAATCAAGTATTTTTGATTTCGCAAAGCTGGCCCGCGATATACCCATAATGGTACGATTCTTAGACAATATACTGGACATAACTACATATCCCCTGAAAGAGCTAGAAACGGCCTCTCTGGCGTTCCGACGTATAGGCCTTGGCGTTATGGGTCTGGGATCTTTGGGCTTCATGGCGGGCTTACGATACGGCTCTCCTAAATTCCTGGAACTGTTAGAAGAAATATACGAATGGATAACTTATCACTCGTACGCGGCCTCAGTATTATTGGCTAAGGAAAAGGGCCAATTTGAGCACTTTGATTATGATGAATACATAAATACAGACTACTGGAAAGCATTACCTCTACCTGCAGCAACTAAAGCAGCCCTAGAAGGGGGTATGAAAAAGCACGGGCTACGGAATTCACACCTTACTACATTGGCACCTACTGGAAATACTGGCATACTAGCGCGGCTAATGTCTGGAGGCGGAGAGCCTGTGTTCTGCAAAGAATATACAAGATGGGTCACGGTAACCGACGGGGATATTGCTGGCTTACTATATGACGACTTAAAATTCCCCGACGCCAAAAAAGGCGAGTGGTTTGAAACAGATGATTTTAAACTGGAACTACGCGGTGATGAAGAGGTGCTAACCTGTCGATATGGCAGCGTTAATTATGAAATAGATAAAAATCGTGGGATGACCAAAGCAGAATCGATTCGTGATTATGGGTGGGAATGGGTTCTTGACAATGTAGAAATTGGTCGTATGATGGAATTAAACGATGAAGGAGTTTATGCTGGCGCAGAAGACCTAAGCATTGATGAGCACTTGTCGGTTATGGAGGTTATATACAAATACCTGCATCTTGGTATGTCTAAAACCGTTAACATTCCTGCTAGCTTTACTTTTGATGATTTCTCCGACTTCTACATGAAAGCATACGATAAAGGCATTAAGGGACTTACGACATACAGAGCGGGAACCATGACAACTGTTATGGAAACTTTATCCAAGAAGGAGCACGAAGAGCTGGAGATTCTGTATAATGTAAAGTTTCCAGAGACATTCCATGCACGAGGTCACTTAATTAAATCAGAAAATAAGAAATGGTACGTGATACTAGCATTTCCGACGTCTAACAAAGAAAAGCCAATAGCTGTATTCACGCATACTAACTCCACGGAAAAAACAGTTGTTACAAAGGAGACGCTAGACTTGCTAAGGAAGGTAGCACATAAACGTAAGTTCCTAAAACCCTACATTAAAGAGCTGGAAACAAAGAGCTACCACCAATCGAACATAGAACGTATATGTCGGATGTTGGGGCTGCTATTGCGACACAACGTATCGATAACGGAAATAACGGATGCAGTAGACACGGCAGAAGTGCCGCTAGGTTCATTTATTTTTATACTTAACAAACTACTCAAATCCTACATCCCGAATGGTACACAAACCAATAAAATATGTGAGTCCTGTGGATCACAAATGATAATGCAAGAAGGTTGCACAATGTGCCCACAATGTGGACTCTCATTATGCTAAAGGAGCCTTATAATGGATTTAGAACAGGTTGTATACGACGAGCTGACCACTAACTACTATGACTGTATGGACGACATGCGAATATCTGCCGACGGAGATACTACGATACTTGCAATAGAGTTAGAGGATTTCATTAAAGAGACGATTCCACACTTAGCAGAGTCCGGTGAAATGGACTGGATAACGATAGCGGATAGATTAATGACATGACACACGAAAGCGAATACGGAAATTACACCGAGCACTACATCCCACCTGAGGATGTGGTGCTTTTTTATTTAGGCTTACTGGGCGATTATAGATATGCTGGAGGGAAAAATAAAGAATTTATCATACCTTTAACCGAGATACAGGCTGGATTTACAAAAAAGCAACGGAAAATATTTGATGAATTTGAAGATACGCTACTCAAAGGGTACAGAATACAAATAGGATTTGCTTACTCAGGGTATGAATATGATAGGCCTACCGAATTAATCATTCATGGATTTTATGATATGGAGCCACTGCCATGGTTATAAACGAATACGGGGATTATATTGAAGGGTATGTCTCGTTTGAAGATTTAGTGATGAGTGAGCTTAGCGAGATAGGGCGAGTAGTAAAAATTAAGGACAATGTATTCCGGGTAGGCGGATTACCCACCGAGGAGGGGTTACATGGTGTAGCAGATTACCACGAACTAGCCGTGATACAAAATCTTAGAAACCTGCTTTGTGAATATAATATTCTCACACGTGTAAATTGGAATACAACTGGCACCGAGCTCACGATTATATTAATAGAAAAGTACATGGGGTAACGTATGGAAAAAGATAAATATGCAGAATACGACCCGTCGGAAGAAGACGATCATGAAGAAATTGAAGGCCATTTGGATGCAGCTGAATATATCAAAGAGCTAGCTGAAATTAATGAACTGGTGTCTGCGGGTATAGTACCCCAAAATATAGTTGGCGGGTTTACAAATATGTTTGAGCAATTAATTACTTACATCACCAAAGAAGATGAAAATATCAAATAAAATGGTATAAGATATCTAAGTTTAACGATTACATTTAGGACTCATAGCTCAGCTGGTTAGAGCGGCGCTCTCATAAAGCGCGGGTCCCTGGTTCGAGTCCAGGTGGGTCCATTTTACAAACAACAGGAGAACCAGCTATGACAAAGAGGAAAACCTGCCCGAAATGCTGCAGCATCATGACGCTATCAGATGTTGGGGAGAACCACGTTTGCCCACACTGCGGCGAAGTGGTATTCCGTGACACGGCGGTAACGGAAGCCGCGAGAAAGGTATTTGGCGATTTTGAATGGCTAAATCCCGGGTCTATGATGAAGGGTGAATTAATTGAAGAAATGGGAAATACACGATTAACCAGTGATGGGAGATTGAATTGATTTTTACCGTACTGCGGATTCTTGCGGTTTTGATAATTGTGTTTGGCGCTGTTGCAGCGTGGGACAAGTGGGACAAATATCGCAAGCGTAAAACGAAAAACGCTGTTGTCAAAGATAAGCGTAAGGTTTTGGAGGCGAAAAAAGAAGTATTAAATGACGTCGCCGAGAACCTGGGGCTGACCACGGAAATTGATAAGGTTGAGCAAACAATCGAAGCTAGTAGCGCAGCTATCGGGAACATCGAACATCCGTCGAAGGATGAGGAAAACAACGAAAAGGGGTAGAAATGGAAAACGAAAAGAAATCAATGGGTTTATCAAAGAAGATCTTTCTTGGGGCCCTCGCCTTAGTCGCGTTTATCGCGGTAGTTGCAGGCGTCAAAAGCTACAATACCGTAGAGGGTGGTTGGTACCATGTTACACAGCAGGTGTACACTGGTAAACAGCAGGTCGAATCCATCCCGGGCGCGTACTTCAACATGATGGACATCACGGATAAATTTGAGTTCAATTACACTCACGATTTCCTGCAATCCGAGGCTGACACAATCACAGCACGGTTCAACGATGCTACTACTGCGGGCCTACTGGGATCCTGCCGTATCAACATGCCTACAACTGATGCACTTCGTGAGGACTTGCGATTCAAGCACAACTTCCGAACCCCAGATGAAATTTCAAAACAGTTAATTCAGCCGGCATTTGTTAACGCCGTAAAGAAAACGGGCCCGATATTCGAAGCACAGGAAACCTGGCAGGGCAACGGCCGCGAGAAGTTTTATCAATACGTATATGACCAGATGCTGCATGGCGATTACCGATGCAGAACATTGGAAAAGATCGTAGTTGATAGTACATCCGGCAATCATAAGCAAACGGTGCGCAAGTGCGCGCGCATTCTGTATGAAGCTGATGGTATCACACCACTGCGCGCAAATTCCGAAGGTGGGCTATGGGAAAAATTTGGCATTGGGATGGACTACGGTTTGTTCAATATTGTTAAATTTGAATATGATAGCCGCGTGCAAAAGCAGCAGGATCGGCAGAAAGACATCAACGCCAGCATCCAAACTGCCAACGCGCAGGCTTCGCTTGCTAAGGCAAGGGCTACCGAAGCAGAATTTGAGGGGCTAAAGAATGTCACCACGGCAAAATATGCAATGATGACTACCCTAGCCCCGGTGATTGAACAAGCCCGTACGGATTCACTTACGGCGAATATCGAAGCCGCTAAGAAGCTTACCGTATCCAAGATTCGCGTCGAAGAAGCCTCAAACTACAAGAAAGCCAAAGATCTGGAAGCCAAAGCCGATGCGAACTATCGTCGTTCCGTCTTCATGGCCGATGGTGGGTTTGAGTTAAAAATGAAAACCCTGGAAGCTATGAACGCTGCGAATGCTGCTGCCGTAGCAAAACGAGCTGTTCCGCAAAATTACATCGATTACGGCGGCGGTTCCAAGGGTAAAGGCGGAAGCGCTGGAATGGCAGGATACGACGCTCAGATCAAAGAGCTGTTGGACATCAATGTCATCAAGGCCCTCAACGGGCTAGATGTAAATGTGGATCCTGGATCCAAATCGCTTACCGCGAAACCTTAGATTCCTCTTCTTTTCGACTGACTTCATGACATAAGCCCGCCACTATGGTGGGCTTTTTTTTATTTACAAATTACTAAGGACAAACTATGCACTGGCTAATGGCACATTTTATCGGAGACTGGATGCTCCAGCCGGATAGTTTAGCGTTGAATAAAAAGAAGGACACAAAAGCATGCGTAATTCACATCGTCATTTACATGTTATTCTTTCTGCTCGTCCCAGGAATGGTGTGGTGGAAATTTTTATTGATCGCTATACAACATTTCGTATTAGATCGTACCCATGTGATAGGGTGGTTCTTAAAACGGTTCGGCTTTAAACGCTACGCGACTCCGGGGTCTGAGTTATACCCAATGGGATATATCATGTACGACCAACTGTTGCACATTATTTGGATATGGATAGTAATGGGATTATGAACACACAACAATTAGCTAAAGACAACTGCTGTTTCCTAATAAGAAGCGGTAGTCATTTATACGGCACCGACACGCCAGAGTCCGACGAAGACCGCGTCGGTATTTTTATTCCCAACAGTGAAATGTTGTTCGGCTTGCATAGAGCAGATGTAGTTGATGATAGTATAGTAGATAAAGCTGCCGACGGGCGTAACACAAAAGACGCAGTTGATGTTACATACTATGACATCCGCAAGTTTGCTAAACTAGCTCTTCAGAATAACCCTAACGTATTAGAACTTCTGTATGCTCCCGAAGAAAGTATCCTACACCAAGAGCCTTGGTTCATAGAGGAGTTTATTAATTATAGACACCTCTTTCCGCACAAAGGGCTGGTTCAAAAGTATATAGGATATGCATCATCACAGAAACATAAGATGGTGATACGTTCGGGGAATTATAGAGAGTTAGAACGCGGTATCGATGAGCTGGAATCAGTAGAAGATAAAAAACAAATATTGATAGAACTACCAACAGAGATTTTAACCGAAGCTGGCCTAGACCGGCGGGGCGCGTTTTACCAGATCGGCGACCAGAACATGGCAAAGAACATTACTGTTCAGAGGGCACTCACCATGCTGCACCGTCGGTACTCTAAGTTTTCTAATCGCAAAGAATTAGTAGCAAAACACGGCTATGACACAAAGTTTGCATCACATTTGATTAGGCTGCTAAAGCAAGCGTTTGAATTACTCACATACGGTTATCTAAGATTTCCGTTGCCATACAAAGAAGAAATACTAGAGATAAAGCAAGGCAAGCGCACCATTGAAGAAGTAATGGAGCGAGCAACAGAGTTAGAAGACTTAATCAAGACCCTCTCAATATGTCCGAGGGTGCGAGAAAAGCCAGCGTATCACGAAGTAAATGAGTTAGTTATAAACCTTATAAGGGATCACCATGGATGACCTCGATCATATAGCGTTTGATTTGCACGGCGTACTAACGGAGGCACCGCACGTTTTTAAAATAATCACGTCTATGCTTGTAGCACAAGGGATGAAGATATCTATAATGTCTGGGCCGTCTAGAGAAGAGGTAGTAGCCGAACTTACCAAGCTGGGGTATGAGCGAGGAATTCATTACCAGCACGTTATTTCTATAGTTGACTATCTGCGCCACAAGGGGATAGAATTGTGGAAAGATAAAAAAGGCGGTTGGGAAACACACGCCAAAGAGTGGTGGAGCAGCAAAGGCGAGCTCTGCAAAGAATTCAAAGTGGGGTTGATTATAGATGACAGCCCTGAATATGAAGCCTTCGTTGATAAAGCGGAGACGGTATTTTTACTTTTAAAGGGACAAGAAGATGAATGTAATAACAGCTCCAGATAGCTTAGATGATTTAAACTTAATACAAAACAGCGTGTCAGTATTCTTAGCCGGTGGAATAACCAACTGCCCAGAATGGCAGACAGATGTTATTGGGCGGCTTAGGAATCTTGAGGGTGGAACACCCCTAACCGTATATAATCCAAGGCGAGCTAATTTTCCAATAGGTAATCCTGATGCAGCAGAACAGCAGATAACTTGGGAATTTAACGCGCTTGATATGTGTAACATATTCAGCATGTGGTTCTGCAACGCCCCATCTGATCAACCAATCTGCATGTACGAGCTAGGCCGTAATGTGGCTACTATGTATCTCGAGGGGGCAGAAGAGTACATTTGTGTAGGAATTGAGCCTGGATATAAAAGAGAATGCGATGTGCGCAAACAACTGGAACTGGCCTTGCCGGATATAGAAACTAAGATAGCTACAACGATTGAAGAACATGCTAACAACATAATTTTGGGGGCAAGACTATGGAACCAAGAACTGATCCAGCCACTAATGTGGGAGTAATCATAGGTGCTATTGTAAAAGAGCACACATTCGAGGAAATTCGTCGCCGTACGGGAATGCTACCAGCGCTTGAATAGAACAAGGGAGAGCAATCTCCCTTTCACAACAAAGGAGAGATTATGATTATCGATGGCGCTCTGCGCAAAGATATTGAGTATATGATGGATGCTGGGTACGTAAGATTACAGCATCATCCAGATCCAGCCATTCCATTATCGATACTTAACTATACCAAGAAGGCCATGTTTGATTGGTACTGGCCCTTGTCGGTAAGGATGTGCAGAGGATTGATTGTTGATGATGACTGGAAAGTTATTTCTCGCCCGCTGTACAAGTTTTTTAACTTTGATGAGCTAGAAGACGGCGAAATACCGATTAGCGAGTTCGAAATATACGATAAGCTGGACGGCTATGCTGGCATTATGTATGCCTATGGTGACTACCGCGGCATAGCGACACGTGGATCGTTCGATTCCAAGCAGGCAATACAAGCCAATAAAATCCTCAATGAAAAGTATAGTGGCTTAGAGTATAAAGACGGGTTGACATATCAATTCGAAATCATCTATCCGGACGACCGCGCCGAAGATCGTTTAGTTATAAATTACGGCGATCGTAGAGAACTTATATTGGTAGCAACAATAGACAACAGGCTTGGAGAAACAGCGTATCACAATCCAGGATTTCCCACACCGCACCGATACCCAGCTGATACAATTGCAACACGTGACTTTGCTGGTGCGCAAAAGCTTAATCTTACGAACAAAGAAGGCTTTGTTTTGTATTACCCAAAAGAAGACTTTAGAATGAAGGTCAAGTTCGAGGAGTACAAACGGCTTCAACGTATACGCATGTCTCTGACTGGGAAAACTGTGCTGGATTATATAATAAAAGGTGAACCGATTGAAAGCCTGCGCCAGGGCGCTGGTGAAGAGCATTGGGATTGGATTGACGAAACATGCGCAAAGTTTTATCAAAAGCACGACGATCTAATCCGCAGCGGCTTAAACACGCTTAAAAAGATGCAACTTTCACCTGATACTGAGCGCAAGTATGTAGCTAAGTGCTTTCAGCGGGAGCGGCATCCAGCCCTACTGTTCCATATTTGGGATAGGCGATTTGATAAAGCCGGTGAGTATATATGGAAAATAATAAAAAGGGGGATCAAGTTTGAGGAAAATAATAGTAGTCAAGGGACTTCCAGCGTCGGGAAAGTCGACATGGGCGAAGCAACAAGTAAATGATCATCCTGGCCAGATCAAGCGTGTCAACAAAGACGACCTGCGTATGATGCTAGGTGGTAAGTGGACGCCTTACAATGAAAAGCTTGTGTTAAAAACACGCGACTGGATGGTAAAGCAAATAGTAAAGGGGGGCTTCAGTGTTATTGTAGACGATACAAATCTACACCCAAAGCACTGGACTCGCATGCAGCAGATTGCGCAGGAGATCAACAAGGAAGAGGGTTGCAAAAATCCAGTTGTAGCACAACTCAACACGGACTTCCTTAGTGTACCTATAGAAGAGTGCATCCGCCGAGACCTAGTTTGCCCTAACTCTGTCGGTGAAAAGGTGATACGTGATTTCCACGATAGCTTTATCAAAGAACCAGATGTTGAACTTGACTTGGTGGTACAGGATCTTGCTCTACCACGTGCGATTATTTGTGATCTTGATGGAACTCTTGCGCTGCATCGCGGTAATCGCGGGCCATTTGAATTCCAGAAGGTTAAGCTAGACACGCTTAGTCAGCCTATTTACGACCTTATTATGGCAGATCCGACTCGCCACGTGATACTTTTATCTGGGCGCGACGGATCATGTGAGACACTCACCCGTGAATGGTTGTTTGATAACAAAGTTAAGTATACCGATCTTTTCATGCGGCACCCTGGCGACGATCGCAAGGACAGCCTTGTAAAGCGTGAGCTATATGATGCACATGTGAAGGGCAAGTATTACGTTGACTTCGTACTGGACGATCGTGATCAAGTTGTAGATATGTGGCGAAAGGAACTCGGATTAACTTGCTTACAGGTTAACTACGGTAATTTTTAAGGTGATACATGAGAACTTTATTCATAGGGCTATGCCAGGGTGTTAAAGTAAAAAAAATAAAAAAAAAGCTGGTATAAGAAAACTATCGTATACGGTTTACCTGCCCTTGCCGTCGTGTTAATACATTTTTCACGACGCGTTTGTGGGCCAACTATACTGTAATCTGGGCTACGGGATCGTACCGAGAGGCACCCCAAATGCGAGGGTGTTATCGGTTATAAATTAAGGCCTTTATGCGGACTAAAAATTCACAGAGCGTGCACCTGTGAAACAATAATACCGCGAGTCTGCACGGGCTTATCGGTGGAATGCGGACCGGAACTGGTTCGTTTATTTGCATCGGCGGTTCTGTGAGTCCAGTTTTACAGATAGTTTGGTAAGCTATAAGGGGCGAGTGCATGCGGTTGATACCCGATCGGCAGGGGTGGTCTATCCACTCTTGCCAGCCTCGCCGGTTTTTTACTTGACAAGCAGATCTAAATTTAGTATACTAATGACATGAAAACACTCCATGTATTATTTACATATAAACCAGCCATTCGCCCGGAAGACCAATCCGTCCTAGGGAGAAATGCAGGTTTCAAGTAGATATATAAAACATGGCAATATTTGAAATCTTAAAGCGACCATGTTATGAGTCGCTTTTTTTGTTTAGGGGCGCTAGCTCAATTGGCTAGGGCAGCTGACTGTAAGCGGCGCTGTATGACGCTGCGGACTCTGTTGGTTCCAGGTTCGAGTCCTGGGTGCCCCACTACAGGCCATAGTTAAAGTTCCTTCTACTTATAAAGCCCAGCGGGGCGCTCGGCGTCTATCGAGGCGTTGGAGACCCGCTATATAACCTACTTTAACTGCTTTCCTGTTTTTGTTTTTATTACGGCTATGTTCGAAGTTCCTTCTACTTATTCGCCCGGCGGGCGAATCCTTAAAAACCTTACTTCGAACGCCTTCCGTATATTTCGCGCTGTTAGCTCAATAGATAGAGCACCCTCCGTGGGGAGGTCGGTTCCTGGTTCAAGTCCGGGGCGGCGCATTAGTGGCCATACATGAAGTTCCTTCTAACTGCACAATGTGCAGTACACTTATGATGTACCAACTACTTCATGTGCTTTCCGCTTCTTTTTAATTTATCTATACAACGGCCAGGTGTTGACGCAATTACGCGAGCCTTTAATGTTGATGGCAGTAGCCTGCATTTGCAACGACCTATTGTCGCGGATAATTTTTTCCTCCCTGTGAAGGAGGAACCGTCCGTAGCTATCACAGCTGGATAGCGGTCTTTAGTCGACTTAAACTCGGCACAGCAGTTGTATCACATAAATTTACACAACAACATATGAATACACCTTACAGCGGCGAGGTAGGCTTAGAAGCAGCCACCCTTTAAAGAGTGACACCGATGGCCTGCATCTGCAACGAACCAGAGGAGCGGTAACTTAAATGGTACTCCCGAGAAAAAGGCGTGGGAGCCCGCGGCATTGGGAGCGCTTTCCCACCGTCTTTGGCGTAACAGCACAGCAGTTGTAAATTGTATTATTTTATGGGGGCGCATTGGTTTCGACATGCGATTCTATCGATATATGCTACAGGCATGATACTCCTTTCAATGTAATTGACGAATATTTACCACTAGCCGCTTAGGTTAACTAAGTAGCCGTCGACCCTAAGACTCCGATGTTAGGGAATCGGCGCCGGATCGGAAAGCCGCTAGACCACGGCTAAACAAATGGCCAACGCCGGGGACTACTAAGTTAGTTTCAGAACCGCCCCGGATTAACAAATAAAAGTGTAAAAACTAACTAAGCCTGTAAGAAACAGCATGTTTCGTTATCGTGTGGACAAGGGTTCAACTCCCTTCGCCTCCACTTTAGTTTTAGATTTAGATATGTGTTACGGTCAAAATCAGCGTAATCTGTAGTAGCCGAGTTCAGGCTAGTGCAGCCCACGGTGATTCGTAATGCTGTGAGACGTAACGTCTCGCGGGAACACGTTTTGTTCCAAAATGGGCTTTCCAGGTCTCCGGCTCTCCGGACCGCAGGCGCCCCGACGCGTGCGGGGCTCCCCGATCGGGGATCCGGATCCCCAACAAGTCCAAAGTTGGCGAACCACCTCTTATCGCCAGATTTTCCCTCGCATTCGCTCGGGAACAATCTATCGACAACCTATCGTTGTAGAGGGGTACCGCCAAAAAGTAAAACTAACTAGCTTTAGGCTATCACATTCTGGGACGTAACGTCTCGGACGATTATTGAAGACGCGATATTGATCGCCGGTAATAATCGCCTCCAGGCCTTTTTTCCGCCAACCACGATCACCCGCTCCGCTTTCCAAGCTGCGCAGGTATTAGTGCAAAGGCGGAAAACCGGCCAATGCGATATTACTAACGACCAGTCGCAAGAAGTAAAGCTAGTACACAGCGGGGTGGAGCAGTCTGGCAGCTCGTAAGGCTCATACCCTTAAGGTCACGGGTTCAAATCCCGTCCCCGCCATAGAAAGATCTTTGACATAGACAAAGCATAAAATTGTATACGGCTAATTCGGCTTATTCTTACGAGTAGGCGGAATTAGCTGTGTGCTTTTTTTTATTTACAATTTATAAAGGGCCTGTAGCTCAGTGGTCAGAGCACGCGGCTGTTAACCGCGGTGTCGGAGGTTCGACTCCTCCCGGGCCCGTTACACAATTTACATAGAGGAAAATATGAGTTTAAAGAGATTACAAGAATGTTTAGATGAACTAAACACAACTAATTCGATGACAGCTAAGAAAATCATCTTGGCAAGTTACGAAGATTTGAAAAAGTATTTTATATACGCACACGATCCTGATATGACATACGGGATAACATCTGCAGCATTAACGAAGGCAGCGTATATGGAAGATGACTGTGAAATACATTTGGATATATTCTCACTGCTTGATGATTTAGCTTCCCGCAAAATAACAGGGCACGAGGCACATAACTATATTAACCATTTTATAGCTGAGTATCCAGTATATGCAGACATCGTCCACATGATGTTGGATAAAAACCTAAAGGTCCGATTGGGTGTGAAACAAATTAACCAAGTCTGGCCCGGCTCTATAAAGGAGTTTAAGGTTGCGCTAGCCGAGAAGTACAAAGAGTTTATACACAGAGTAACGTTCGGCAAATATGAAACTAGCTGGTATATATCACGGAAGCTTGATGGTGTGCGCTGCATTATCATAGTTGGGGCTGATGGAAATATTAAAGCGTGGACTAGAACAGGCAAGCCCATAGAAACACTCGGGCTGGTTATTGAAGAAATTAAAAAACTAGATCTACGTAATACTGTTTTTGATGGCGAAATATGTATCATAGATGATCACGGCAATGAAGACTTTGCTAGCGTAATGAAGCAGATACGCAAGAAAAAGCATGTGATACAAAATCCCAGATACATGATTTTTGATATGCTAACACTTGACGAGTTTGAGGGTAAAAAGAAATCCCCCGACTTAACAAAGCGCATCTTACGATATGAAGCAATTGGTCGCAAAAATACGATCCTAAAACCATTAAACCAGCGTATAGTTCACAGCGTTGAAGACCTTGAAGACTTCTTTGCGGCCGCTAATAAAAAGGGCTGGGAAGGTGCAATGCTTCGCAAAGATGTGCCGTACGAAGGTAAGCGTACGCAAAACCTGTTAAAGCTTAAAAAGTTCCACGATGCAGAGTTTACAGTAACCAGAATCAAGTCTGGGCCGTTCCGCATCATTAATAAAATAACCGGACTAGAAGACACAATAACTACAATGACTAAAGCAATTATAATGTATCGCGACAATGAGGTTGGCGTGGGGTCTGGATGGTCTTTGGAACAGAGGCAAGAATACCACTACAACCCCGGTGCTATAATTGGCAACCTAATTACAGTCCAGTATTTTGAAGAAACTCGAGACCAGAAAACGAAGCAATATTCGTTACGCTTTCCAACAGTAAAACATGTGCACGGCAAAACGAGGGGGATGTAATGGAATTTACTACAAGCCATTTGATTAGGTATCAAGACTTAAACAGCCATGATACTTTATTCGGTGGACAATTACTAGCATGGGTGGATGAAGAAGCGGCTGCATGGGTTATGTATAAGACAGGCAAGAAAAGCATTGTCACAAAACTCATATCCGAAGTGAACTTTCAGAAACCCGCACGTAAGGGTGACCTTATTGAGATTGGTATCGACCTTATCGACGTAGGCGAGACTTCATATACTGTTTGTTGCGAAGTACGCAATAAAACAGATCACACTGTCATCTGTTCAATTGATAAAATAGTGTTCGTACATGTGGATCCATCCACACACAAACGGAGCTATCATCATCAAACATTTGATGAATTAAAACAAAAAATTGTGGAATAAGATACGTAGCTTTAAGCTTTAGTTTAGTTAGGGTATGTATCTACTGCTAAGCAACATACATATTAGGTTCGAGTCCCCCTCCGCCCACTGCAGATTAGAGGAAATATGCTATTAAGAAGAATGACAGACGAGGAACTAGTACGCGCTAAAGAGCTCTTAGATTGTTTTGGGGTAGATTATTCTGGTGATACAATTGAGCTAGATAGCAGTTGTAACTCATGTATAATAAACCCGAATACAAAGTGGCAAGAGTTTCTAGGCGATTCAATAGCTTCAATAGCTAAGTGTGTTGCTGAGATGGAAAATAAAAAAATAAAATGGATAGACGAATATAACGGTTTATAAATACCGAGCCTATAGCCCAGCTGGTTTTAGAGCATCGCCCTTTTAAGGCGAGGGTCCCAGGTTCGAATCCTGGTGGGCCTATTAAAAATAACGAGGGAGGGCTCGCATAATTGGTTATTGCACCTCCCTGCTAAGGAGGCGGGCTTAAACGTCTGTGGGGGTTCGAATCCCTCGCCCCCCCCCGTTAGATATAAAGAAAGATAAAGCTACCCTCTATGAAAGGAGACAGTTATATGAATCTGATGCATACTATTATAACGCATACCTTGCGTGTACCAGTTGATCATGCTGGCACAGAGGGGTGCAGGGTGAACATGCTTGTTCTAAATCTTGATGAGGCTTTAATGAAGTCCGGATTCAAGCTTTCAGCAGACCTAATTAGGGCACTTACCTCATGTCCCGTATCCGAAGTACAGACAATATGTGAGAGTCTCATACCGGCTGTCAAGGAGCTTATCGGTGACAACGTTAAGCACAATCCCTACTTCATTGATTTCCCACACAATATTCCTACAACAGAAGAGCACTGGCATGATTGCCTCGTAGATGCATTCTGTACTGGCGCGGTGGATCCGATTAGTGTTCTGGTTAACCACCAGACCATCAATCTTTTAGATCTTCCAAAGTACGGGAGGTACCAGCATACCTATGAGGATATGCTGAATGCTCACGAAGACCTCCTTTCCCACGCAAAGGGCCGAATCACTGTATTACATCTTGGTGAGACGCTGCAACGCGAATCATGGAAGTTGTACACGGAGCTTGGCGACAGTACAGTTCCGCTGAGTGATGAAGGCCGAGACATGCTGGTAGGGCTAGCAGAGGTGTGCATTAACGATATTATACAACCAGACTTCCCAATAAGGGAAAATAAGGCATTGGTAAATGCCGTGCGTGTAGCACACATTGAGAAACTCATACCAATAGCCCCCAGTATGGGTATACTAGTGGATACCGTTACTGATGTATTACGACTGGCTTGTGCACTTTCTGATGGTGATGTAACACTTGCAACGCCAACTAAGTTTGTATCACTTTCTCGCCGTGTACGCCGTCTGCTCATGATGGCCCTCGACAGGGTAGTCCAGCTTCATCCAGGTAAACTTCACGACGTGATGCGATTCAGAGAGGAGTGGAAACGACTTGGTGAAAGAATTCATCCATTTGATATGTCCTACACTGCGTGGTCCGGCGCACAGGACGTCTTTGCCGTGGCTTATGGTGCTATGGCAGTAAAAACCACTGCGGGTGAGATACAGGAAGCCTTGAATGCATCTCCACCGGATGTTGCAAAGGCGACACGTCTCTTAAAAATGAACCCTGGTAACTTCATGCGCAGCGTAGACAATCTTTTGGTTAAATCGGATCAGCACCCGCTCAATCAAAAGCTTGTGTTGCACAACATAGAGGCAGTCCTTCCAAAGGTATCGGCCCGTGTTATGTTGTCGCTAGGCGAGCACCTTATCAATCGTGTGGACGACGGTATGCCACAATCACAAGCCAACAACCGCATGTTTACAAACACCAAGGGTAAAACTTGGATCACGTGGGAAACTCGCCCATGGTTACGCTCTGATGATGTGGACAAGTGCTCTAATTTGATTGCCGATGAGATTGTGACGCGGTTACCAAATATTGGGACGCTGATTGTTGACAGGCATGTTGAAGGGCTAGCACTCCCGCTCACCGAGAAGGGCAAGGGCACTGGTTTCAACATTATGCCGGTTGGATCTGTAACTGAACTTTCCGAAGATCCGGAGCTTAACATACTTCGCTTCTTCACTCACTGGCATCAGAACCACCAGCGCACGGATTACGATCTCGGCGCTATCATGTTGGACGAGAACTTTAAAATGCTCTGCCACGTCTCCTGGACCAGCCTCCGGCAAGGTGGCTTCGCTTATTACAGCGGTGATTTAGTAAGGGCTCCAAACGGCGCTACTGAGTTTATCGACATCAAGCTGGATAACGTGCCACCTGAGTGCCGCTACATCGTGCCACAAGTAAATCTCTACTCAGGTGAAAGCTTTGCAGACGCCAAGGAATCGATGTTCGGATTTATGATGCGCACTGAATTCGGGAAAGGGAAGCCATTCGAGCCCAGTACCGTACGCTATCGCTCTGACATGAGGGGCGTAGGTGAAATCTCGTCGCCAGTGATGTTCATGAAGGGCACTGGCGATAAGTGGTACGCTAAGTGGATGCATTTCTTCCTGAAGGGTCACGCCAACTATAATACGATCGAGGGCAACAAGGCAAGTACCTCAATGCTCCTTCGTGCTGTTGCAAAGCGCTCTTACATTACAGTGGGAGTAATGACTCGTTTGATGAGGCGCAAGAGTGCCAATACCGTGTCTTGGGCTACCCCTAATATGGATAAGTTAAAAGACACGTACGGGCCATACGTATATGTTGGAATCGATGTTCCTGGGGGCCTTCCCGATGGTACCAAGGTTTACAGCCTGTCCAATCTCCACGAATTGGTTCCGAAGTAAGATTTCATGGGGCGGGTAGCCGCCCCTTTTTAAGGAAAAATGTGATAAAGAAGTCATGGCTCACGCCAAATAATTTAATCAAAGTAGATAGTGGAACTATTCCACAAGAAGAGAAGGACGATATAGAGTGAATCAGAATTTAACAGAGATTGTATGCGTTTTAGACCGCAGTGCATCAATGAGTGGAACACCTATTGCCGAATCACTTACAGGTTTTAACGAATTTGTGAAACGGCAGCGCAGTGAACCGGGTGAAGCAAATTTAACCCTAGTGATATTCGATAGCGAATATAATGTGATACACAATGGTGTGAACATTAATGACGTGCCACAGCTTACTGCAGACATATATTACCCAAGAGGCTGTACTGCCCTTAGAGATGCGGTTGGCCGGGCTATAAATACTGTAGGAGCACGCCTATCTGGATTGCCGAAAAGCAAGCGACCTGGAAAAGTACTCGTTATGATTACTACGGATGGCGAGGAGAATGTCAGCAAAGAAATTACAGCCGAGCGGCTAACACAAATGATTGCCCATCAAAAAGAAAAGTATAATTGGGAATTCATTTATATGGGAGTATCTGCAGAAAACTTCGCTCACTATAATATGGCGCACCTTGGAGCTATGAACTTTAGCGCCGAAACCGCACGAGGAGCAACGAAGGGCTCTAGTGTAGGTGACTTATATATGACCGCATCGAATGCCGTTGCCAGTTATCGTGGTGGCGGTGCAATAGATATGAATGCTGATCTTAAAGAAGATAAATAAATAAGGCGCATGCGCGCCTTCTAAGCCGCCGGTTTCAGGTTCGAACCCTGGCGGGAGTATTTAGTTTTAGGCGCGTCGTTCAACGGTTAGGACACCGGGTTTTGATCTCGGCAACGGGGGTTCGAATCCCTCCGTGCCTGTTAATTTAGGGAGGGATGATGAAAGTAACAGTAGAATATGATTTAAAAAATCCATTTAAGGCTATCAGCGATTTGCATAATTCACTTGGTGTAAGAAAAATAAAAGAACACGAGTATCTAGGAATAGTAGCAACTGGTGACTTTGAAGGTATATACGACTATGCTCGTGGATTCCTTTCACTATCAATTAGAGTGAGCTGGCATTATGATACCAATACTTGGCATGCAGTTGTGCATATAGGTTGTGTTGATGATGGCGATTGGAGTGCATGGGGCGAACCGCATACTAAAGAAGACTCAGAAAAGATAGTAGAAGAAATACACAAAGGATTGAAATCATTTAAAATTCTACCGACCGAAGAAGAGCTAAACAATCACCTGGCAAAGTATAAACTATTCGGACAGATTTGTTAAACGGAGGGCATCCGGCTGGATGAGGAGCTGGTCTTGAAAACCAGTACGGTTGGTGAGTAACTGGCCTTCAGGGTTCGAGTCCCTGGCCCTCCCCTTGCATTTATATTAACATGAAAGGGGGAACATCATGAGTAGACGATCTGTATTACAGCGTAAGCATTTAATTCAGAAACATGTAACCGGGGGCCGTAACGCTATGGGTGGGCACGAAAGTAGTTCTGCGTTTTGGGCAGCACACAGTGCCCCACTTTACACACAAATGGCCGCTGAAGAAAAAGCGTTATTCGCTAAAAAGAAACGATACTAATCACCAGGGGCTATGGTGGAATGGCAGACACGGCGAACTTAAAATTCGCTGGGTTAACCCCGTCCCAGTTCGAGTCCGGGTAGCCCCACTCAATTCTAGATTCAAATATTTAAGTGGTGATTCGCCACTTATGTTATATGTATATTGCACATATAGACCAAACTGCGTTTATACTTAAATTCTAAAATATTAAGAAAAAATAAATATCTTAGAATTTAAGTGGTAACGCCAGTTTAGCATCTCGGCATCGTGGTGAAAAGTAGAATTGATAAAGTACGAGGAGTATAGATGAAGATTATATCTGATTACAAAGATTACTATGATTCGCTAGCTTCGTCACATTTTGATGACGAGTTAGTGCTTTTTCGTAAACGCCAACAAATGGAAAAATTCCCAAAGCATTTGTTTCCCATATTTTCTCATCTAAATGAATCTTGGTTACCAGAGGATATAGCAGAACAGGGCGGCAGACATTTTATTTTAGTAGCTGGTAAAATCTATCCAGTGGTGTACTACCTTGTTAATACACACCATAAAACTATCTACTACTACTTCTATAACGCTGATTCGACTATGAGATTTCTAGCAAAAAATCATGGGAAATATAAAAAGAATGCTAAGAACTGGGAAAAAAATTGGATATATTCTTTTCTAATTCGGGCAAAGAAATAGATCGAAATATATTCGCAGAATACAATAGCCCAATCATAGTTATCCATATGAACATAACTAATAAAAAATGGTATGAGTGGAGACACTATCATCGGGATGAAAACCCAGCTATGGAAATCAATCCACCGTTATACGAATATGAGTTCATAAAGCAAATGGACCCATTTACTATATATCAGGAACTAGGTATGTTCATGGACAACGTGTTACAAAACCCACCACCAGAGACATTACAGATTTCGGATAAGCATTTAATCACGGGGAAAGGCTTTGATTACAAGACTAGTTTCCGTATGGCACCTGGAACCAAGAAACCTAGGAGAAGAAAAAGAACACATGAGTAGAATATTTGTAACAGGCGATACGCACGGGGACGCAACTGGGGAAATGAGTCGTTTTAGTTCAATATCGTTTCCTGAAGGAAAAGAGTTGACCAAGAGTGACTATGTTATCATTGCAGGTGATTTTGGATTTGTGTGGAATGCTATACCAAATAAACGTACCGCCTATTGGCTAAATTGGCTCCACGAAAAACCCTGGACTACTCTATTTATAGATGGCAACCATGAGAACCACGAACTGCTTTACCAGCTAGAGCAAGTCAAAATGTTTGACAGTGTAGTAGGAAAAGTTAATGATTCAGTGTTCCATCTCCGTAGAGGAGAAATCTATAACATTGGGGAACTTAAGTTCTTTACATTTGGGGGTGCAGTATCGATTGATAAGGTCTATAGAACCGAAGGAGTATCCTGGTGGCCGCAAGAAATACCATCTGCAGCTGAAATGGAATATGGGTTGTCAAACCTGGAAAAGCATGATAACCAAGTTGATGTTATTATTACACATACATTACCTACCGGCTTGATTGATATTTTTAGATACTCTAATAAAATTGATGACCCAGTTAGTAAATACTTAACAGAAATTTCAGATAGAGTAAAATTTAAAAGATGGTATACAGGGCACTTCCACCGTTATCAAGAGTTTGAAAGCCAGGAAGATGGTTCACAAATAATTACATTGTATAACGAAGTTAAAAGAATTAAACTGCAGAGGTAGACCAGCGCATTGGGTGAGCGCAGTGTCCGGACAATTTGAGGTTCGAAACCTCTTTGGTCTACCTTACGAAATTAAAGTACAGTTATGGCGAAAATGGTAGACGCGCAGTGAGAGTTGTGGTACTGTGATACCTTGGGGGTTCGAGTCCCTCTAACTGTACGCTTTTAGCGAGTGTGGCGAAACTAGGTATACGCGCTAGACTTAACCAAGTGAATCAATTATATCATAAGCGTTTTTAATGAAGTCCCGAGCAAATGTTTTCCCGCCCGAGACAATTCTAAGTATTGGTGTCTTTCTATCTAACTCTACACTTACTGGTGTATTAGGATAGAATGTTAATAAATGCTTTGCCGACTCTAAAGACTTTGCCATTATGCGCAATCTAATAGTTTTAGCATTGTATATCTCTTTGAGGCACCACAACATGAGATCATTTAAATTTGGATCTGTATTACAGAAATAAAGCCCATTAGTTTTATTAGTGTGCCAACCTTCGCATAAATAGGCAATATGCGCCGCTATTGATTTAGGCTGCATATACTCTATTTTAGTGGGATTAGTATGCGAAACTCGAGGTAAGTAATTATACTCAGACGCAGTACGTAGTTGTATCTTATGTAATTTTAGGTATCTACGAACTGTTTTATGATCGCAGTCTAGTATATTACTTATTTCGTATGGATTAAGTTTCTGCGTTAAATACATTTCTGACAAAACATCTTTTGATATATTTTTCATGAATCTGAGCCTCTGGTTAGAAATAATTAGATGGAACCTGGCTATATGCGGGAAACCCGTAAAGTCTGCACTACTACAAGTCTACCAAATTTGGACTGATTTGTCAAGTAACAATGTGTAGAATGAAACAATTGGCAATCCGCAGGGAAGTCTGTAATGACCCCTCAGAGACTATACGCCGGGCTCTTAGCAGGTAATGCTGAAGATGATGATATAGTCCAGACTACAACAGCTTAATAGCTGGCTTGTGAAAGCAAGTGTGGTAAGAGGATCTAGTGGGAGAAATCCCGTGTGGGTTCGATTCCCTCCACTCGTATTAATTAAATTAGATATACCAAAACGTTTAAGTAAAGGAGTAATCATGAGCTTAGGCTCAAATCCTATCAAGGTCATTGCAGCACAAAAAGGCATATTTGCCACAATGGTACAGAAACTCGGGAACGCCAGTATGGATTGTCGCGGTAACATAAAAACCGCTAATACCAAAATTCATGCGCAAGAAACAATCAAAGAAAACAACGAAGCGGCTATCGCTGAATCCGAGCACATGGCTAGCCAGCTGCGCCTGATCATGGAACGCCATGCTATACATGTCCCCGAAACGGTAAAGGAGCCTGTGGTTCCAGAAGAAGTCACCGAAGAGGAAGCCAACGGCCCCAATGGTCCTGAAGGCGATCCAGCTTGTGATCCAAAACCTACGGAATAGTCCATTCCGTGGCCCAGTCGTCGAATTGGTTAAGACATCGGCCTTTCACGTCGAAGGTTGCGGGTTCAAGTCCCGCCTGGGTCATTTATTTTTCTTGCCGTTATGTAGACACTGCTTGCAATGCTAGCCACGTTCGCAGTGATGGGTATCCAATAGAGAAGTATATATAATTCTAGCATTCAGTTTTATAATATGGTGATACGCCATATACAGTAAAGGGAACTTTGCAGATTCGGGACCCCAGCCCTAACACGTTATACCCACCCCTTAGCTCTTTATCGGCAGACGCAGGTAAGTCTCTAAGAGCCAGGTAAAACGTGTTAGGGCTTCCTATCGCTGCGCGAGAGGCTGTCGGGGTTACCCTGAGTTGCGCGATCACCGCGCCACACAAGTAGAATTATTAACATCAAACCACATTCCTAGAATTCAAACAATGCAAGACGCATCGCCTTGCCCAGACTTTTATAGATAACAAAAGACCGTCAAGACCCCCGGGACTTACCCACCCTCCAGTGTGAAAATTTTCCATGAAAAAGTTACACAAACGCATGCGGGCAAACCCCGGGGGTCTTATCTCGGACGACCAATCGAACCACAAGTAGGAATGTAAACAAATCATGTATCAAGGAGACCAATGAAGCAATATTTAGACCACCCGCTGTTTGAGGAAATCAAACTAGCGGCGCCAGGAACGGCTAAGCATAGTGTGCAAGTGGCTGATATAGCAGTAGCAATTGCTAAAGAAATATTACCTGAAGACAGGGTAGTGGTAGTAGAAATAGCGTCATTGTATCATGATGCTGGTAAAAAGCTACACCCGCTAAACTTCGGGGAAAATCAAGATGAGCACAATATACACGATGATCTATCGCCAGCTCAATCATATCATTTAATTACGAGGCATGTTAGCGATACCGCATTAGTGCTTGTGCAGAATGGATTTCCACTGGAGATAATCCAAATTGCGATACAGCATCACGGCGACACTATGCTCACAGCATTCTTTGAAAAATCAGATAAAAAGAACCCGGAAGGGTTTAGATATAAAACCGGCAAGCCAGCCTCCGTGGAAGCATGCATCTTAATGATCGCAGATTCTATAGATGCTACGGCTCGTAGTTTATTTTTATCTGGTAAATTCAATAAGCCCGCTGAACGAGAAGCACTTATTGAGGATAAGCTAAAACAACTAACCGACGATGAGCAGCTTGATCAGCTTAGAGTTGGACAGCTTCGCGTAATACGTAGGGTATTAAAGCAAGAGCTAGATTCCTCGTATCACAAACGAGTACCATACGAATCAGGGAAAGAGACGAAAACAGACTAATGCGAAAATTAGCTACGATACAGAAGATAACGGCATTGGAACCAATCGCCAATAAGGATAGAATAGAGCTAGCATCTATCCTTGGGTGGAAGGTAATTGTCGGAAAAGGGGAATTTCAAGTAGGCGATCTTGCAGTCTACTGTGAATATGATACACTGCTACCAATCAAACAAGAATTTGAATTTTTACGTAGCAACTGCTTCTCCCCAAAATGGAACGGATTCCGTATCCGTAACATGAAAATGGCAGGAGTGTTCAGTCAGGGCATTGTATTCTCAACCCCTATTTTACCTAAAAAGGTAAAAGTAAAAGAAGGTGTGGATGTAACTGACACACTAGAAGTACGCAAGTACGATCCCGAATATTTGGCTGAAATGCTAAAGCCGCAAAAACGGCCAGCATGGTTAAAGTACATGCTTAAGAAAGAGTGGTTTCGTAAACTATACTTCTGGATGAAGGGTAATCCTAATAGGAAGAACCTGTATCCCGAAGACATTAGCAAATCAGACGAGACTAATGTTCAGGCAGCATTTGCTCACATTCAGAAGTGTTACCCCGATCACCGATTCTACAAGACAGAAAAACTTGAGGGACAAGCAGCTACTTATGAGTACCGCGCAAAAGGTAAAAGGCCGAAGTTCCGTGTATACTCGCACAACTTCCAACGTCCAAAACCTGACGGTTCTACGTGGTGGAGATATGCTTTAGAGAATCGTATTGAGGAAAAGTTAAAAGCCAATTCAAAAAAATACCCAGCAATAGCAGTACAGGGCGAATTAGTAGGCCCAGGAATCCAAAAGAACATCTACGAACTGCCCGCTATAAAGTTATATGTTTACTCGGTTAAAAATTTAACTACCGGCGCGTACCTAAACTACGAAGACCTCGACTGGTACTGCATTGAAAATGGATTCGAAATGGTTCCATTGTTTCATACCGGCTGCAAGCTATACGATACCGTAGAAGAAGTCCTCGATGAGGCAGATGGTAAAAACGTTGAAAGTAATACCATGTCTTACCTTAACCCAAACGTTATGCGCGAGGGATTTGTATGGAGATCCGAGTTAGACCAGTCCGTAGGATTTAAAGCGAAGTCATCAAAATACTTAATGTGGTGGGATAAAAAAGAAAAGGCAGAGAATAAAGACTAAAGGCATGCAAATGCCTTCCCGCCCTCATCGTCTAACGGATAGGACGCGTGGCTACGAACCGAGAAACTGGGGTTCGAATCCCTGTGGGGGTATTAAGACAGACTGGGCCGATAACGATAAAAAGGATAAAGAGTGAATATGCAAAAGGGTTGGATACAGAAAACTATAGAAGTAGGAGATTTTACGACTGCTGGAAATGCCGCCAACATTTATCAGGTCGCTGAAATTACAGATGTGGTTAGGCATAGAAAGATAAAGCTGAAACGAGTGCTAATGCATAACTTTTCTGCCCAGACTAGAAATTTTACCATGAACGTAACGTATTACGGTGGGCCTGGCAGGGATTTCGTACTAGATCCTGAATACATAAAAGGCTGCGTTGAATCACAAATAGAACGATCGCACGAGTTCTTAATGACCTTGTGACACACGCCAGTGTAGCTCAGTAGGTAAAGCCGAGCCCTTGTAAGGCTCTTCTGCGGGTTCGATTCCTGTCGCTGGCTTTCTTTTTTCATATTCTATGGTATAAGATAAGTAGATTATACATGGCGTTATAATCTTTTGTTTAACGCACTAAGGAGGTTAATATGGTCGACATTTCTTTACTAATTACAGCTATTAACTTTGCATTTGAGAAGCACGGCACCACTCCAGATAAGTCCGGCTTTCTTTACGTATCACACGTAATGCGCGTAATGGCCATGATGGTTGACTACGGACTTGATCACATGGTAGTAGGGGTACTACATGATGTTCTAGAGGAAACAGATGCTACCGCAGCAGATCTTATGAATATAGGCATGCCAAAATTTATTATAGACAGCGTTGTAGCTATAACAAAGCGTAAAGACGAACCGTATGCTAATTATATGCATAGGGTAAAATCAAACTTCATAGCATTTGATGTGAAACTATATGCAGATATAGTGGATAATACATCAGAATACAGAATGAAAAAACTGCCACCGAGTATGCAGAAACGATTAAGAACTAAGTACGAAATTGCAAGGGCGATATTACTAAAGGACGATGATGAAGGATCCTGATAAAAAAAGAAAAACGTATAGAGTGCGCAGGGCACATGGTATGGTTACATCCAAGGACCAAACAACAGGTCCACAAACCATGATCTTAATGATGGAATCAGAAATAACGCTTACGAGCCACACCCATACACACGGTTATACAGATACCGGTGAGAGTAGGTGGACTAAAAACCCGTGGCTCAAAGGCGATGGTGCATTGAACTTTTATATGTTCAATATCGACGCGCCAAAGGGCGGATTTGCAATTGGCGAAAAGGAAAGTATTAGTCTTGATGTACCTTTCTTTACAACAAATAAGCCTGACGATGGCGATAGACTAGCTCGTACGTATCACAAAATGGATAGAATACAAAAGGCCTTTGAACATGTAATCGCTGGAAAATCATTTTCGTCTTTCTTGAATATAGACCACCGGGATGGCTCTGGTACGATTGTTTACGATCATAACAGAAACATGATATTTATAGCGGACTGTTCTACAACCCTAAAGATTAATTTAGATGCCGTAATTGGTGCTATGCCAATCATTAGGCGTATGCTAGCGGATGTGAAGTTCATTCTTAAACTCATTCACAAAGAACACGATAAGATTAAAAAAGCAAAAAAAGGAGCAGTAGCTCAGTAGGTTAGAGCATTCGGCTGATAACCGAAAGGTCGGAGGTTCAAGTCCTCCTTGCCCCACTTGGGGCTGTAGTCTAGCGGTCTAGGACGCCAGCCTGTCACGTTGGTGATCGCGGGTTCGAATCCCGCCAGTCCCGTTACGTATTTGCTAATCTTAAGGAGTCATGCCATGGAACCAAAGTACACGTTTTTTTATAATTCTATATCACCTTTCAGTAACTTTCACCGCGCACCGTTCTTTCACACCAATACAATGTTTCTAACGAGTGAGCATTGTTTTATGTGGTACAAGGCCCTGTCTTTTTGGGACACGGCTACAGCCGAAGCCATTTTAAAAGCCAAAACACCTGCGGAAGCGAAAGCCTTTGGACGCACAATAGCAAGTTATTCCGACACCGCTTGGGATAAGATAGCCGATGATATAATGTATTACTCAGTGCTATCCAAATTCCGCGGCAACCCAAACGCATGCAGCGAACTGATGCGTACTGGGGATAGTGTCCTAGTAGAGTGCAGTCCATCAGATAAGCGGTGGGGAATTGGATTAGGTATTGGCGATGGCCGACGCCTTGACGAGTCTAAATGGCGCGGACAAAACAGATTAGGCTTAGCCCTAATGCGAGCACGAGATAAAATTAAAAGCGACCAACATACCTCTAGATTCCGCCTGATAAAGCGTGACTCGCTGGAGATACTTACAGACAATATGAATCTCGATGAGTGTCACGAAGCTACATTTGATTTTAGCGACGGCACTTACTGGATAGTAACTGATTATTAAACAGCTAATGCACCCGTATCCTAGCGGTTAAGGACCCTGGCTTCCACCCAGGTGACGAGAGTTCGAGTCTCTCCGGGTGCTTTTTTTATTTAAGTTAAAAGGGGAAAAATGAGAATATTAATTTTAGAAGACAACGCAGAAAGAATAGCTCAATTCGTAGATAATTACTTTCCAGAGAATATCCACTTCGTACGTACAGCAGATAGAGCAATTGAACTATTAAAACTAAACCCAAAATTTGATGTCGTCTTTTTAGATCACGATCTGGGCGGGCAAGAAATGCTAGAAGCGGGAGCCGCAGGAACTGGTAGTGATGTAGCTAGGTATATAGCAGAAGAGTTAGGCCCAATTATATTCCCCGGTGTTGTGGTCCTACATAGCATAAACCCAAAAGGACGGCAATGGATGTTAGAAATTCTAGCTGATAACCTCGGTGCGGCCAGAGTAACCGACTTCCCATTCGCTTGGCAGAAATGTGTAATAGCAAAATGAATCTATTTTTCACAGCCGATACACACTTCGGTCATGCCAATATTATTAAATTTTGCCAGCGACCCTTTGATAACGCACACCACATGAACAAATCTCTAGTCGAAAACTGGAATAAGAAAGTTAAGCATGGGGATTTAGTATACCACCTCGGTGACTTTTCTTTTAGTCCGGCTGCCCCATTTATTCACCAATTGAACGGTGACATAGTTCTTATTTCAGGGAACCATGATAAACCTGCACTAAACGTTAAACACCTGTTTAAATTTGTATCACCACTGGTTGAAATTCAACTTGATAGCCGAGTGAGACTTACGATGTGTCACTATGCCATGCGCGTATGGAATCAATCACATAGGAATTCGTGGCACATCTACGGACATAGCCATTCTAGTTTACCGCCGATTGGAAAATCGTGGGACGTCGGAGTCGATAATAACGACTACAGTCCTATAAGTCTTGAAGAGTTAACAGTTATAATGTCCGAAAGGCCCAACAACGGAGATAAATTATGAGTGACGAAAAAAGACACTATGCAGTTTGGTCAGAAGGTTACATTGCAACTGGTAATGAGGCATGTGCCCACTACGAAGGCTGTGCGCTGGCAGATAGTTTTCAAGAAGCTTGCGACATTGTTTGTAAAGATGTATCTCACTATGATTCTAAAACCCGCTCTGTGTGGGGATGCAACTTTTCAAGAGTACGCGTACCGTTCCGCAACTGGAAGAGGTACCGTGACACACAATATCGAATTAAACCGTAGAGTAGTGGGCGCAAACCCCACGGGTGGGCCTACGGGTCTGCCCTCATTGTACGTATAACGGCTCTACGGTTTTTCATATGGCCCCATGTTCCTGGGTCGGCGATGGCAGGCGTGAAACCTGTCATGTGGAGGGTTCAATGCCCTTGGGTCATGCTTTATTATTTCATTTCGAACCTATTGACTTTACTTGGATATTTCGTATATTTATAATAAAGTTAATAAGGTTCGAAATGAATAAATGTAAACGCTGTGGACGTTCAACATATAATAAAAAGTTTTGCTGTAGTGCATGCGCAGCTAAATATAACAATTCTCGCCGCAAATTCAATCCGAAAAATGATATTCGCACAAAGACGAGTACCTGCCCAACCTGTAACAAAACATTCGAGGCTAATATAAGAGCCAACCATAAAACAAGATGCACAGAATGTCGAGCAGTAAAGCTACACCAGTGTTTAAATTGCAATAAACTACTAACTGGGAACCAACGAAAATATTGTTGCCAAACATGTGATCTCGAATATAGGTACAAAACTTATATCAAAAAATGGAAAGCAGGTACAGTAACTGGAATCAAAGGCAAGTTTGGGATTTCAGAACATATACGCGCCTATCTGCGAAAACGTAGTAATGGAAAATGTGAAAAATGCGGTTGGTCTAAAATAAACCCTAAAACCCATAAGATCCCCTTACACATAAACCACATTGATGGTAATTGCCTAAATAATAAGGAAGAAAACTTAGAATACATTTGCCCAAACTGCCACTCACTCACAGAAAACTATGGGTCTTTAAATCACAACTCGATTAGATACTTTCATATGAAAAATTATTACCAGGGAAATTAGTTCAAAGGTAGAACAAATGGCTTACATCCATTAAACAGGGGATCGTTACCCTTATTTCCCACTGCCCTCGAAGCTTAATAGGTTAAAGCGCCTGGCCGTGGCCCAGGATTTTTGCCGGTTCAAATCCGGTCGGGGGCCCTTAATTAAAGGAGAGATTATGCCAAAAAAACCTATCCAAAATATTTTACCGTAAGAGATTTAAAAAAGCTATTAGAGAGTATTCCAGACGATTTACCGGTAGGAGTTTCTGGACACTTTGGCGAATTTATTACTGCCGACAAGCACAATTTTTGTATTAGTCGAGCCTGCAAGGTACCATGTGATAAAGATGGTAACCAAAAATCCTGGAGACATGCAGATCAAGAGTATTCACAAATATTTGAAATACCCATAATAGATATTGGGCCTGACCCAGATTGATATATAAATGAAATAGGGAACAGAAAGGTATTCGTTCACATGGAAAAACTTACATTTGTAAATGGTCGAGATGCTAAGTGTGGTTGTAAAGTGAAAGTAAGTGACGGCTATGGAGAGTATTCCGACGTAATCCATGTTACTTTGTGCGACAAGCATTCGAGTAAAGAAGAAAAGAAAAACGATTAACCCACAGTGCAGCGGTGGTAGAGTCTGGTTCATGCACCGGCCTGCAAAGCCGGGGACGATGGGTTCGAATCCCTCCCGCTGCTTTTTAGCTTATTATACACCCAAATTATAGATAAAGGAAAAGAAAATATGATGTTTAACAACATGCAGCTTACCGCTATGGTGTCCAATCTAACAATGGATATTCGTATGCTGCAAATCCAAGTCGGCGTTATGATGTCCGTACTTACCGATGAGTTCAAATGGGATGAAGAAAAGCAAAAAGAAGTCAAGGCCAAGATGGAAGAGGGTTTTGCTGAATTCATGGAACAAGTAAAAGAAAAGATGGATGCCCCACCAGAGGACGATACTATTAAGACCTTGGCCCCGCAAGATGTTGATCCCAACAGTACTGGCAACGTGATACAGTTCAATCCTAATCCTAACGGTACCGGAGATGTAAATGGAGCTAAGTAAAATCAACGCCATGCGTGCATTGGCTGTAACCTTCTTAAAGAAAACTGATGAGTTGATTGCCGGTATGCGTAGTCACAACGAAACTCAATCTGGTCAGGAGCCTTATAAGTTCCGCGCCTTTCGTGAGACAGGGCAACGATTAAAACTTGTGCTACAGCGTGACCTAAATCGCCCTCAGCCTAGAAACATAAACGTTGGAAAAGCTAAATGAAAGTTGTATTACGAGAACACTCTGGGCTGGCTCTGGTAGAGGAGTCAGCGCGTACGTGTTACAATTTAGAATATAAAATAGATCCAGATAATGTAGATATTGAGTATATTAAAAAAGTAGTACACCAGTATCATCATACTAGTGTAGGAGAAAAGTGGCATCTGACTTTTAGGTTAATCGACTTTCCGCGAAATGTATTACAAGAGATATCGCGACATAGAATTGCTGTGTCACCTTCAGTTAAGTCCACCAGATATACATTTGGTAGATTATTGGAAGAGGGTAAGAGGCCTTTCTTTGAAGTACGAGATATCGTGAAACAAAATCTCTATCCATCAGTATTTATTGACGATCTAGCTAGCGAATTTGCTAGTAAAGTAAGACGTATAGTACTCATGGATAAGTTAAGTAAAAAAGAAAAAATTGAGGAATTAAAACATGCGCTCCCCGAAAGCTGGCTCACTACGGGCCTATATCAGTTCAACATGGTTAGCTTGCAACATCTCTTTGATCTGCGACTTGTCCCTACTGTATTTACCCCTTTTTATCTCCTTGCTAACATGATGTATGACGTGATACCAGAAGATCTACAATGTTTATTCACGAGGAGTGACCAATGAAGTGTGAAGTAATATACAGAAACATTAGTCCTGAATTCGACCACAACGATCCCCGAACTTGGTTGGATAAATATATCTACACTTGCGAGAATCCCAACCCTAAGAGGTTAAGGTCTATCTTACCAAAAAACATAATGATAGGAGAAGCGAGTTTTGAACTTGTCGAGGTTAAAGTACTTGACAAAGTTGAGTAATTCGCTATACTAAGTTTATGGAAAAGAGAGAACATATGATAGCCTGGGGCGGCGGCCTAGGCGACATGATCAATAACATGTATAGTGGTACCCAATACTGCAACCTCGCCCACTTAGAACCTAATGTGCACGTCTATGTCGCCCTCATGTGCCACAACCCATCGGCAAAAGAAATATTTGAATGGCATCCTAAAAGAGACCAGCTTACCGTAGTCAATGTCGGCTTTCAAAAACAAGAAGATATTGCAGCAGCTTGGGACAAGGCAGGAATTCCGTGGAAGCGGCTCTCCTATCTACCCGCTAGCCTCCGCAGACCTATTATTTGGTATGTGCCAGGCCCAACGGATTTCGGATTTCTTGGTAACAAGAAGTATGTCGTCTTTTCAACTACAGGCACTGATACAAAACGACACATTCCTATTTCAATAACCACCAAAATAATTGACCACATACTAGACACCACAGATTATCACTGTGTTATAGTTGGTAAAAACTATACAAGCATTGATGGGCATAAAGCCGAGCGCATAGAGCAAGAGTTTTGCCAATACCCTCGAGTGCACAATCTAATAGATAAGCTTACGGTGCCAGAAACAGCATCTCTCATAGAAGGGGCTTGCGGTGTAGTGTGCTCACATAGCGCTATCAATGCACTTGCTTGGCATATGGACAAGCCGCAAATTCTGCTATACGACGCAGAAACTGAAAAGCGGCATGGGTTTGATACAGGTATTTCTGATCAGTGGTCTTGGGGCCAAAACAAAGAAAACACATTCCACGCATGCTTCGATAACTTCGACAATAAGTGGGACAAAATAAAGGATGTAATCAATGATTACTGAAATCCTTCTCATAGCTATAGCGTACTGTGCTTGGCAGGTATTGGGGACGATGCGGAATAATGAAAGAATGCTGCAGAATCTACTATCGGGATTAATTGAAATTAGTACACGCAAAAACAGTTACGTTAGCAACAAGGCAACGAAGCCGGGCGATAAACACGGTGTACGAACAATTGATTCAAGAGACCTGGTCGGCGGCTACGGTGTGCCAGATATAGAAACAGTAGAAAGCCGCATCAGTGTTGATACGGAGGAGAAATAAATGCCAGTAGGAATTGATGTTGGCACCGGCAATATAGTCGGTGCTAGACGAACCAAAGGTAAAAAGAACACAACTACGTTTTCATCAGAACGAAATGCTTTCGTTTATTTGGGGAAGTGGGAACAACGAAAAAACGAACTAGTTCGAATGAGGATAAATTATGTACGCATTGGGGACAATGTATACGTTATTGGCAATGGTGCTTACGATTATGCTAATATTTTTGGCAACATTGAGCTACGGCGTCCAATGGCTTTGGGGTTACTTAATCCGTCTGAAAAAGACGCTCTTCCAATTATTAAAGCTGTAATAGCTGCCATTCTCGGCGATCCTGAGATTGAGGACGAAACCTGTATCTATGTAACACCCTCCAAACCTATTGATTCTGACGCGCATACAAATTATCACACAGATGTAATTGACGCTATTTTAGCATCCCTGGGCTATACACCAAAGACAGTTAAAGAAGCTCATGCCCTAGCCTATGGTTCCTTGGCTGACGAAGATTACACTGGGATAGCCATATCTTGGGGAGCCGGCATGGCTAACGTTACTGTGATGTATCGTGGTGTCGCTGCCCTAGACTTTAGTGTTACAAAATCAGGCGACTGGATTGATCAACAAGCAGCGCGTGATACAGCTACCCCAATACCACAGATTACTTCTATAAAGGAAGACCCCGACTTTTCTTTAACTAAGAATTTATCGGACGCTGGCAGAGAGCAACTGGCTATACGCAGCTACTATACCCATGCGATCAAAAATATCCTAACTCATATAGCACACCTGTTCAATACAAGCGAAGGTATGCCACATTTTAAGACACCTGTAAAGATTGTATGTGGTGGTGGAACTTCGATGGCAGACGGATTTATTGACGTGTTCAAAAGAATTTACGATGAACTGGACTTCCCAATTAACATTAAAAGTATCGAGTTAGTCGCGGACCCGCTACACGCCGTAGCAGCTGGAGCGCTATCTGAGGCTGTTATAGAGGAAGATACGTGAAATTAGCAATTACAATACCTACTCTGAACAGGAAAGATTTACTAGAACAATCCTTGGATACGCTATTACCACAGTCTGAGCATTTTGAGTATATACATATAGTGGATAACGGAAATCAAAGTATACACGTAGATCACCCAAAAGTATTCATTGACACGCAACCAAAAAATCTAGGGGTCGCAAAAAGCTGGAATCGTGCAATTAACCGAAGCTTCAAAGAAAAAGAAATAGACTTTTTACTAATACTAAATGATGACATAAGATATGGGCAGGGCCAAATAGAGATAATTAAAAATTATCTAAAGACCACTCCGTACTGGTTTATGCGAGCTACGAGCGGATTTGCTGCATGGGCGCTAAATCGAAAAGGAGCAGAATTCTTAGAATATGCACCTGGAAAATATGCAGACGAAATCATTTGGCCAGCTTGGTATGAAGACAATGATATTATGTATCGATGTAATCTTGGAGCTCCAGATAAATGGTGCTTATTGGTAGATGAGTTATCACCCGAAGTTAAGTTAGTTTCCCAAACATTAGAAAAAACGCCTGAACTGCAAGTTTATTTTCAACGTAGTCAAACGTATTACATTAGAAAGTGGGGAGGAATGCCCGGGCATGAAAAATACGAAAGGCCCTTTAATAAATGAAAATACCATTATATATAAGCACTTATAACCGTGATGACATTACATTGCGTAGTTTAACTAGCCTCTTTAATTCTAGTACCCCGGAAGATATCGAAGTCATTATTATGGATGACGGGTCTAACGAAAATTTACAAGCGCAATTACGAAGTGTAGCTTTAGAGTATAAATGGACCTATCAAGTACATAGGCATATAGGAATTCCATTGTGCAAGGTAATGCGCATAGCGCAAGACATTAGAATACGCAAGCTTGTAGAAAAGGTTCCATACTTTTTAGTTACCGACGCAGATATGCTGTATTCAAAAGATTGGATAACGGCTCTTGTTAAATTATACCAGGAAACCCAACAGCCAGTTATTACTGGTTTTGATACACGAACTAACCAGCATGATTTAATAGACGATCATGGACATTATTGTACTAAAACATCAATAGGCGGAGCTAATTTATTAATCGCTATGGACTATTTTGAGAAGCATCCTTTTAAAATAGGAGAAGAGTGGGATTGGGCTTTAACTACAGATGTTAAAAAATATGGAGGTAATTTAATTTGTACCTTACCCTCTATAGTAGAGCATATTGGGCATGTTGGAGCCAAAGCTATAGCACAATACCACGATAAAGCGGTTAACTTTATCGGGGAAGAAGTAAGCGCAATGGAGATTTTTAAATGATTACCTTTTCTAAATTAGGCTCGTACGGACATTTAGGAAACCAAATGTTCCAGTACGCAGCACTTAAAGCTGTTGCACTAAAGAATAATTATGAAATGTGCTTACCGCTTAGCGGACACCATTTGTTTAAATGTTTTCTATTAGATGCTATAGCTGGGATAGTGCCAGATGCTTCTATTGTACAAGAACTTCATTTTCATTACTGGTCCGATCTCTTTAACTGCCCAGATAACTGCGATCTATATGGCTATTTCCAATCAGAGAAATACTTTAAAGCTATAGAAGATGTAATACGAAAAGATTTTACTTTTAGACCATTTATCTTAAATAAAGCAAAAAAACTTTTACCCGCTGGTATCAATACAAGCCTTCATGTACGTAGAGGCGACTACTTAACAAAACCAGAAAGTTTTCCAATTTGTAGCACAGAGTATTATACTCAAGCAAAAGATAAATTCCCAGATAGTAATTTTATAATAACATCAGACGATATAAATTGGTGTAAAGAAAATTTAGCAGACAGTCGTTCCATATTTATCGAAGGTAATAATCAATATGTGGATATGGCCGTGCAGTCATTATGCGATAATCACATAATTGCCAATAGTAGTTTTAGTTGGTGGAGTGCATGGCTTGGAGTGAACCCAAATAAACAGGTAGTAGCACCTAAGTTGTGGCTTGGTATTAAAAAGTGTAACTATGATTTATCAGATTTGCTACCGTTAGATTGGATTAAAATGTGAAATTAAACTTATTCGATGATGAATTCCGACATCTTAAAATATCAGTACACGATAAAGATTCTAACAAAATAGAATATATTCGGGATCAGCTTAACTGGAATGGTATTACTATTTTTACCGATCGTAATCTTCGCCAAGATTTAATAAAGGCTGTAAACTCCAAAATAAAAATAGGCTGGTTACTTGAGAATCGACAAAATACATTAATGGACGCTACTGCGCGCTATGAAAGCTTTGAAAACTACAAAGATCTATTAGATTTTACAATGACTCACGATAGTAAGCTACTAGCACAATTCCCCAATAAAACCAAATTTATTCCATTCGGAGGTTGCTGGATACCGGAAACACAGTACCAAATTCATCAAAAAACCAAAAGCGTTTCTATGATTTACTCCACTAAAAAATCTACTCTAGGACACCAATTTCGCCATGCTGCGGCTTTGCGCTTTAAACACCTTATAGATTTGTATGGAACAGGAACCGGAGTGCGACTAAGCCGGAAAGAAGAAGGTTTAAAAAAATACCGATTCTCCGTGGTCACAGAAAACTGCAAAGCTGAAAATTACTTTACAGAAAAATTACTAGATTGCTTTGCTGTCGGTACCATACCTATATATTGGGGATGCCCCAATATAAAAGACTTCTTTGACCCCGAAGGTATATTACATTTTACTAATTTAAAAGAATTAGAATCAATATTGACCTCTTTGGCAGATGAAGATTATGATAGAAGAGCCAAAGCTGTAAAATCCAATTTTCAAAGCTTTCAGCAATACGCAATTACAGAGGATTGGATGTATGAAAACATACTAAAAGGCGTGCTATGAAATTACACTTAAACGATATAGTAGATAAGCACAAAAATATAACAGCTCTGATTATGGGCCACGGTCCCAGTTTAAATAACGAGTTAGAGAAAGCTTATACCTACATGGAAGAAAACCCTGCGTCACTTCAATTTTCATGTAACGATTGGTTCACGCATATAGAAACAAAGCCAAACTATTGGGTATTAGCTAGCGGTTCGGAGTCGATAACCGTGCATCACAGAAAAATGAATGAGGTAGGCGCTACCGTCTTATATGCTCGCAATATAGATTTAACTCCCTATTCCTTTATAGACGCTAACCTATCTTGTGATTTTCTAGGATATGATCAAAGACATTTCAATACTCAACCTTGCCCAGCGCACGGCTCTAGACAAATCTATAAAAATGGAATATCCTGTTGTAGTCGAATTGACAAGAACCAATTATGTATACAAGAGCAAGTCCAAAAATTATCAAATTACCCAGAACATTATAGTAGCGGTGACTCAGTTTCACTACATATGATAGCGGCAGCTATTATTATGGGATGTAATCCAATTTACCTTTTAGGCATGGATATGAGTTACACACGAGGTGGAGACCTATACGCAAAAGCTTTAAAACCGGGAACTATTATTACTAATAAACAAGGATCACCTGACGTAGGAGGATTGGATAACGCCAGACCGCGAGTTAAAAAGGACTTTGACATTTTGCAAGGATCAGCACAAAACTTAAATATTCAAATAATAAATACCACAAAGGACCCATGGTATAGTAGTTTTGAGTTAGGTAGCTTACATGAAAAATAACCCACGTTTTCTTTTTGTTATTTACGACAATGAATCACATATAAGTTGGTTTCCGCAAGGAATCGCAGCACTAGCAAGTGTGTTACGACAAGACTGTGATTTATCATTTTATCATCAAGATATAAATCATAGCCCCGATAGTGCCTTAACCAATTATCTGGATACAGAAGAACCTTTCGATTTAATAGGAATAGGGGTTATAGCAGGTTATTGGCAATTTAAAAAATTAATCGGGCTCTCGAATGCTATTAACCACTCAAAAAACAGACCAGCTTTATTCCTATTGGGCGGACACGGGCCCTCACCTGATCCCAAATATTTCTTAAATAAAACTAATGCCGACCTTGTTGTTATGGGGGAGGGAGAAGAAACGATTAAAGAAGTAGTGCAAGCCTTTAAAAGTAATACAAATTTTACCAATATTCCTGGCATAGCTTATCAAGAAAATAACGAGATAAGAATAAATTCAGCAAGAGACCAGATTAAAAATATTGATAAATTACCAATGCCTGCCTACGATTCATTCCCCATAAACCATTACAAATTAATACGCACGCCTTGGATTAAAGCTACTGACTTCTCTATGCCAATACTATCTGGACGAGGATGCCCATTTCGTTGTAACTTTTGCTATAGAATGGATAAAGGGCATAGAAGTAGAAGTGCAGAAAGCATTATACACGAAATAAGTTACTTACAAAACTTACATGATATCAACTATTTTGTATTTTCAGATGAACTGTTAATGTTGGGGGAAAAACGAATAACTTCACTTTGCGAGAGTTTTATAAGATACCAAGAAAAGTATAGAAAGTTTACTTGGGAATGCAACGGAAGACTAAATTATGCGAATAGTAAAATCTTAGCGTTGATGAAAAAAGCAGGATGCATATACATTAATTACGGCATAGAATCTATGGATGATAATGCATTAGAATTAATGAATAAATCACTAACAGTTTCAACCATAATAAAAGGTATCGAAGCTACACAAAAAGAAAATATCCACATCGGGTTTAATATAATATGGGGGAATCTTGGAGAAACCTGTGATACCTTGAGAAAGGGAGTCGACTTCCTATTAAAGTACGATAATTGTGCCGAATTGCGTACTATTAGGCCTGTCACACCTTATCCTGGTACTCCCTTATTTAACTACGCCGTAGACCAAGGATTATTATCTAAAGATAATCCAGTACAAGATTTCTACGAAACTAAACATTTAAATTCAGATTTGCTAACTATAAATTTTACCAATTTAACTGACGATGGATTTCATAAAGCCCTATTCGAAGCAAATCAGATCTTAATTAATAACTACTACTCTAAAAAATTGAACATTAGTAGGGAACAATCGAGACTTTTATATTTAGAACATAATAGCGATTTTAGAGGATTTAGGCAAGTATGAATGCAATTTTTATTACAGTCAGAACAGGCTCAAAGCGATTACCAAATAAGGCACTTTTAACTATATGTGGAATTCCCACAATCGTCTACGTGATACTGAGAATGAAGCATAGTCTTTTGGCTGGCAAAATAATATTGTGTACAACAGAAAATTCCGAAGACGACAAACTATGCGAATTAGCAATTAAGCACGATATACAATATTTTAGAGGAAGTAAAACTGATAAACTTATTCGCTGGAATAGCGCATGCAAAGCTTTTAATATAAACTTTTTCGTAACGGCTGACGGAGACGATTTATTGTGTGATCCACATCTGGCAGATTTAGCATTTTCCCAACACGAGCATTTAGGTAACGATTTTATTTATAGCCCCAGTATCGTATGCGGTGGGTTTACTTATGGGATAAGCCGCAAAGCGTTACAACACGTTTGTGATATAAAAGATACAGATGATACTGAAATGATAGAACCTTATTTTACCAAAATACCAAATATCGATATAAGCCAATTAAAATCCGTACCTGATGGGTATAAGGATAACACAATTCGATTAACTTTAGATTACAAAGAGGATTTAGACTTTTTCAAACATCTCATAACAGGGCTAGGCCACAGTTTTGTACTACAAAAGGAATGCACGTTAAAAGAAATATTGGAGTACATAAATGCTAATAAGCACTTGAAAAACACCAATATGTTTAGACATGCTGAGTGGCGGCAAAACCAATTAAAAACAACAAACTTTAAGATAAAACATGAAATATGATGGAAACGAACTAAAATACCTTGCGCAGGTTTTGTTTGAGGATAAACATAGTGCTACACAAGGTGATTTCACTACTACGCTTGAAAAAGCTTTCGCTAATAAGTTCAACAAAAAATACGGAATAGCCTTTAATTCTGGCACATCAACCCTACACGCAGCTTTAGAAGCTGTGGGTGTTCGAGCGGGAGATGAGGTTATCTCCCCAGCACTTACTGTGATAATGAATACAGCAGCCACTTTACACGCTAACGCTATTCCAGTCTACGCTGATGTGTCTCCCTATACTTTTACTATAGATCCTGAAAGTATAAAAAATAAAATAACCAAAAAAACTAAAGCCATTATGACTGTAAGTGTCTACGGAGTACCTTGCGACATGAAAGCCATTATGGAAATATCAAAACGGCATGGTATTCCCGTAATCGAGGATAATGCAGAATGCTTTTTAGGAGTTTATAATAATAAAATAGTTGGGGAACACGGCGATATGTCAAGTTTCAGTTTCGAAACTTCAAAGCATCTGTCCTGCGGGGAAGGGGGAATATTAATCACCGATAATGCAGACTTAGCAGTTAAAGCGCGAAAATTAGGAGGCCACGGTTTTAAAGCTTTAAAAGCAGATGAAGGAAAAGTCAAGCTTGACCCAATAGTTTTTAAGGATCCTTTATACAAAAGACATGATTCACTAGGCTGGAATTACAGATTATCAGAGTTATGTTCAGCTGTGGCCCTGGGGCAACTAGAGCAATTAGAAGATTTAGTCCAAAAAAGGTATTACGCTGGCGAAATTATTTCCCGTGCACTTAACACTGGGCAAGGTATATTTGGATTACAAACTATTTCTTCTAATGCAATCCATTCCTACTGGTCAGTTGCTGCCCGATTTAACGGCAGTACACACGGAGTAAGTTGGAAAGAGTTTCAAACTAAAGTTGTAGAACTGGGTGGAGAAGCATTTTACAGTGCTTGGAGCGTGCCTTACCTGGAGCCATTAATGCAAACAGGAGAGTTTAGAAAAAGATTACCTGAGATATACGGTAATATTTCATACAAACCTGGGCTATGCCCAATTGCAGAGTCACTCCAAAAAAATCTAATGGTTTTCCAAACAAACTATAATAAGTCAGAAGCCGATAAGCAGGCTGAAATATTGGAAAAAGCAATAAGAGAACTTTTCAAATGAGAACTATAATAGTTACCGGCTCAGAAGGATTAATTGGATCAAGCATAAGTGCATTTCTTGAGGAGCAAAAAGAAACACAAGTTATTAGATGTGACACTAAACTGGGTAACGACCTAACAAACGAAAAAGAAGTTAATCATTTCTTCACTCATAATAAAGCTAACTATTTAATAAACATGTTCGCTTTGAATGATCACGTCGATAACTCCGGAAAATGCCAAACTCTGTTCGATATCTCTCTTAGCTCTTTTAAAGATTACCTTGACATAAATCTAGTAGCACTATTTTCTGTTTGTAGAGCTTTCGCCGCTAACAATAAAATTGGGCATATAGTTAATGTATCTTCTACATATGGTTTAGTCTCACCTAGGCCTGATCTATATGAAGCAGGCGAAAAACATATCGGGTATAGTGTTTCTAAGGCAGGAGTTATACAACTTACAAAACATCTCGCTACACACCTCTCTCCACAATTCCTAGTTAATTGTGTAAGCCCGGGGGGCGTACTATTTGAGCAAAGCAAGGATTTTAAAGATAAATATGCTGAACATACTCCTTTAAAGCGAATGATGGCAAATAACGAATTAAATGAACTTTTAAACTACATGTGCTCAAAAAACTGTTCCTATATGACTGGATCAAATATAGTAGTAGATGGGGGATGGACAGCATGGTAGATTTTAACGCCCTAGAAAAACCTTACTTTGTTGGCGAAATAGGAATTAACCATAACGGGGATATGAGCATTGTTAAGAAATTGCTAGATGCAGTTTTTGCGTGTAACTGGGATTGTGCCAAATTTCAAAAACGTGACCCAGCTACATGTGTTCCAGAACATCAAAAAAATATAATGCGTGATACTCCTTGGGGGCGAATATCGTATTTAGACTATAGATATAAAGTTGAACTAACTGCAAAAAATTATTCTGACATAAATTCCTATTGCAAACAAAAACCAATTGACTGGACAGCATCAGTATGGGATATTCCAAGTTTAGAGTTCATTACACAATTTAACCCACCTTTCATTAAAATACCTTCAGCACTAGTTACTGATTTAGAATTAATTCGTCGTTTGTGCTCTACTAATATACCACTTCTAATCTCGACGGGAATGTCAACATTAGAAGAGATAGATTCAGCTGTTAATTTAATTATTTCCAAAACGCATAACCCAGTGATTATGCATTGTAATTCAGCATATCCGACCCCTGTCGATCAAATTAATTTGCGTGTGATAGATACCCTAAGGCAACGATATGGTTGTACAATAGGGTACTCAGGGCACGAAGAAGATTTAGAACCTACCGTTCTTGCGGTATCACTTGGCGCCAAAGTAATTGAAAGGCATATTACACTATCTAAAAAACTTTGGGGCACCGATCAACATGCTAGTCTTGAAATATTAGCTATGGATATGCTATATAAAAGATGTGCTGATATAGAAAAGATGTTGGGGAGTCCTGATAAACAGGTAACCGAAGCCGAAATCAAAACTAGAAAAAGATTAAGAAAATAATGATAATTTATGTCGATATAGATAACACAATATGTACGGAATCGCCGCACATGGATTACTCGCTTGCGATGCCTCGTGCAGATAAAATAAAAATGATAAATAAGTTATTTGATCAAGGCCATCGTATTATATACTGGACAGCTCGTGGAACGCAATCTAAAAAAGATTGGTCAAAAATTACTAAAGCCCAACTCAAGCGTTGGAAAGTAAAGTATCACGAGCTTAAATTTGGAAAACCTGCATTCGATTTGTTTATAGACGACAAAGCATTTACTATTGAAGACTTGGAGGTGTGGTGGAAACTTTTATAATATACGCCCCAATATTTGAGTTTAATGCTTTTTTTAGACTAAATGTTTTTATCTATAAACTGCGACAAACCTACACCGATCCTATACAAGTAATTGTAGCAATACCAGAGAATGTAATAGGTGTAATTCCCGAAGCCGATAAGCTTTTAGTATTTTCGACAGATTATATGAAAAGTCAAAAGGGAGCCCTTCCAGATATTTTAGATTACCTTGGGGATCGCAATGTAACTGATACTAAGGAAAAATTCATCACACATGTTAACACTAACTATAGCAGCATAAATCCAGAAAACGTAATCTTTTATAATGAATTTCTTATGCGAAACATAAGAGATTACATTTTATTTCGAGAATGGTATTCTGTGCGAGACAAAGATCTCGCATCCTGCTATCGTAGAGATTTTAGATTTATCTCAGATTATATTCAAGATGGTAATAGCTTAAAACCCTATTATCCAACCTTTCTCAAGATTAAAGAAAAATATAACAAATACTTTGACAACAAAACATACATAATTATAACACGGAACTTCTCAAAAAAGCAACCTAACACGAATACTCTTAACATAATACCAAACTTACCGAATATAATAACTAAAATTTTAGATTCGGGTATGAATATCGTAAATATAGGGTTTCCGCCACAAACCATATCTCCTGCGCACACCAATTATCACGAAATAAATGATACCTTAACGCAGGATGAAGTCTTAGCACTTTTCTATTTAAGTGATGGATTATTACTTAATGGTGAAAATGGTGCTTTCATGTTAAACGCATGCTCCCTTAACGACGTATTCCTGCTAAGTACAGAATGGGCTATGTCAATTAAAATGAACTTGAAACATGTCATAGGGGTATCTATATGTGATGATAGGAAAAAATATTATAGTTCCGTTGAATCTATTAGCCTAGTCGATTTAGTTTTAAGTGGTAAGACTGCTGATATTAGTAAAATATTTTATATTTTATTAGAGCATGAATCGGCGAAGACGTTGGAGTTTGCTAAACAACAGCCTACAGAAAGAATATGCTAATGACTAAAACCTTAATAACCGGAGGATATGGCTTAGTAGGTCAATACCTCCAAGAAGTGATGCCAGATTTTAATTATTTATCCTCAGCAGAATATGATTTGACTTCTGAACCGGATGTTGAAGAAATGTTCTATCTATACCAACCGAAAATTGTAATACACTTAGCGGCCAAAGTGGGGGGCATACAGGATAACACATCTAATCCGACAAAGTACCTGGAAGATAACATCTTAATGAACACTCTCATACTTAAGCATGCACATGCTTATGGAGTAGATCGATTCATTGGCATGTTGAGCAGTTGTATTTATCCTGAACAGGTGAAACAGTACCCAATGACTGAAGACATGCTGTATCAGGGACCAGCCCCCCAAAGTAACTTTGCGTATGCAATGGCCAAAAGAGCTATGGCGGCACAAATAGATGCTTACCGTCAGCAATACAATAAAAAATATAGCTACTTGATACCATCAAACTTGTATGGTATATACGATAAGTATGAACCCCATAACAGCCACTTTGTAGCATCCCTCCTTCGTAAAATATATGAGGCTGAGGACGAAATAGAACTGTGGGGAGATGGTACTCCACTACGTCAATTCATGTATGCTGGAGATTTAGCGAAAGTAATCAAGTATGTAATACTTAAGGACGTAAATGAAAATATGAACGTAGGCTCATCAGAGAATTATAGTATTAAGAAAATTGCCAATATAGCAATTCGTGCTTGCGGAAAACCTCACCTGAAAATAAAGTTTAATGGCATGCTCGGTGGGCAACATCGTAAAGATATAAGCAATAGTAAACTACATACTTTTTGTAATACTCCTTTCCCTATATTCTTAACAAGTCTTGAGAGTGGGATTAAACACACTTACGATCAAATGAAAGAAAAGTGGGACAATGATAAAACTAATAAATGATACTATAGATGGACTAGATTTAGATGATCTCGTTCGATGGTTAAAAACCTACCCCAGACTAACTCAGGGCCCAGTTACAAAAGAATTCGAAAAGAAATGGGCACAGTATATAGGACGCGAACATGCAGTGTTTGTAAACTCTGGATCCTCTGCCAATCTGATAATGATACAAGCTCTTCTCGAATTAGGCCAACTTGTCAAAGGCGACAAGGTTATTGTACCCGCAGTATCGTGGGCAACAGACCTGTTTCCCGTAATGCAACTTGGGTTAGTTCCGGTACTTTGTGATTGCAACAAAGAGACATTATCGGTAGATTTTAAACACTTTGGCGAATTAACCGCAGACCCAAAAGTTAAAGCACTTTTACTAGTATCGGTATTAGGCATGCAACCGCAGATGGAAGCAATAAAAAGGATTTGTGAGGATCGTCATATGATCCTACTCGAAGATGCATGCGAGTCCCTAGGCTCAACTTACTACGGCACTAAACTAGGATCATATGGAAAGATGTCCAGCTTCTCTACATATTTCGGTCACCACATTTCCACTATTGAAGGTGGAATGGTTTGCACCAATGATAAAGAGTTGTATGAAGTTATGCTAAGTATCAGAAGCCATGGGTGGGCAAGAGATCTGTCGGAAAAAACTAGTGATACGCTTCAGAACAGTCATGGTATCTCTGATTTCCACCAATCCTTTACATTCTATTTCTCTGGCATGAATTTAAGATCTACTGATTTACAAGCACGTATAGGTCTTCGACAACTTGATAAGCTAGATAGAATTGTAAGAGCAAGGCATAATGGTTTCGAACTGTATCAGGAAACTTTGATGAATGATTTCTGGAAACCAAGGGTTCCATGTGGAACCGTCTCCAGTTTTGCTTATCCTGTAATACATCCGAAGCGGGATGAAATCGCTAAAGCTCTAATCGAAAATGATATAGAAACAAGGCCACTTATATGCGGAAGTATGGAAATGCAGCCAGCATATCAACGAGCCTATAGTTCACGTGATACATGTCCTGTAGCCAATGACTTGGTTCACAATAAAGGACTTTACATACCAAATCATCCAGGCATGTCAGAAGCTAACATTAGGACAGTCTGCTCAGTTATTAATAAGGTGATAAATGGATAAAAAAACTGCGCTAATAACAGGTATTAACGGTCAAGATGGCTCATACTTAGCCGAGTTTCTTATATCTAAAGGATATCGAGTAGTCGGAATGATACGCCGAAACAGCGTTCCGGAAAGCCAATCAATCCGGATTGACCACCTACAGAATCAGATAACCCTTGAGTATGGGGACCTGCTTGACACTTCTTCATTGGAGCGTATATTTAGTAAATACTCGCCAGATGAAGTTTACAATCTTGGTGCCCAATCACACGTACGAATAAGTTTTGATGAGCCAATTTACACCTCCCAGGTAAATGCTATTGGTACGTTAAACTTGTTGGAAACCTCTAGACATGCTGTACGTCATGCAAAAATATATCAAGCTAGTTCCTCAGAAATGTTCGGGAACAATATAGACTCAGATGGATTCCAACGAGAAACTACTCCAATGTCACCTGTGAGTCCTTATGGCTGTGCTAAGTTATATGCTTATCATTTAACTAAAAACTATCGTAATGCTTACGGCATGTTCATATCCAATGGTATACTATTCAATCACGAATCTCCAAGAAGGGGAATAAACTTTGTTACTAACAAAGTAGTAAAAGGTGCCGTTGAAATCAAACTGGGGCACCTAGATCATCTCACATTGGGAAATTTAGACGCTGCTCGAGATTGGGGACACGCCTCAGACTATGTAAAAGCAATGTGGATGATGCTTCAGCAAGAACAGCCCAATGACTTCGTATGCGCTACAGGTGTATCACACACGGTACAAGACCTATGCAAATACGTATTCGATAAGCTTGGGCTAGACTATCGCACCTATGTAAAAACCGACAGTAAGTACCTGCGCCCTGAAGAACTTGCTCGACTAAAGGGCGATTCGCGCAAGGCCAAAACGACATTAGGTTGGAAGCCTGTCTATACCTTTGAGACAATGTTAGACGAAATGATTCAGTATTGGATAAAAATATTATGAAAAACGCATTAGACCTATTTGGTCAAATTTTTTGCATTAACTTAAAGCGGCGGACCGAACGATGGGAAGCTGTAAGTAAAGAATTTGAAAAATTGGGAATCGCAGACAGAGTAATAAAGTTCGAAGGCATTGACAATCCTACACAGCCAACCGTTGGTTGTAAGGACAGTCACTGTAAAATATATGAGTACGCAAAAGAAAACAATTACGAAAATGTTTTAATATTCGAAGATGATTTCGAACTAGCAAATGAGTGGGAAGATACAATACCAAAAGCAATGGAACAATTACCAGAAGATTGGGACATGCTATATTTCGGTTGTAACCTTATCGATTATTCTAATTTGGCAAGCCCAAATTTAATAATTCCAAGAGCAGCAAAAGCACTACATGCTTATGCTATAAAGTCTACCCTGTACGATTTTTTGATTAAAGGTTTAAAAAATTTTAAACAGCCCATCGATCGATATACCGATTGGTATGTCACACAAGCCCGTAAATTTGATGTATACGCTATGTACCCAATTGCCGCAATCCAAGCAACAGGTATAAGTGATATTGAAAAGCACGAAGTTAGTTATGGACAAATGATGGAAAGAAATTACAAAATGTTTGTAAAGGGTGATAACGGCTAAAAACATGATGAAATTACATTTAGGTTGTGGCAAAAACATACTGGGTGACGATTGGATTAATATTGATATGGATTCGAAGAGTGATATTCTTCCCCAGAACGGATTGGATCCTACATCTTACCCATCAATCCCAGTTTTCAATTACGACATATTTGCTCTACCGTTTAAAGATGCCTGCGCATCAGAAATATTGTGCGAATCCGTCGCAGAGCATTTATCTTTTGATGAAGAAAAGAAATTATTCCTAGAAATCCGCAGACTGCTAGCACCGGGTGGTACGGTCAATATTTTTGTTCCGGATTTCGAGGCACAGATTAAGATATGGTTAGAAGCTGACGAGAATTTCCAAGACTTTTATGAAGTGGGATTTCGTGATGACGCGCATTGGTTCGGGCAATACAAAAAGGACTTCACCAGTAGGTGGGGTTACCTAACTGCTACTCTATTCGGACACCAGAATGGTAAAGGACAGTTCCACAGAAATGCATACACAGGGGGAAAGCTTCGAGCAATTTTCGACAAACTGGGTCTTGAAGTGATAGAGCTAACTAGGAATACACACAAGGACGGGCTATGTCCGTATCTTAGAATTATAGGTAGAAGATAAAATGACTAAAAAGATACCACGCGGCAAGGCACTGGAAAAAGCAGTTCAAAGATGTAACCGAACTTACCGTAAAAAGAAGCTTGCCAACATACAAAAGATTGAGACGCCCATTGTTCCAACCAGTCAGGGTCTAATTCCGCAGCTAAGTACAGTCGATTTTATCGGCGTGTTGAAGGGCGGTAAAGGGATAGCATTTGATGCTAAAGAGACCCAGAACAAAACTTCTTTGCCTCTCGCTCTTCTTAAGCAGCATCAGGTTGAATTTCTGCGCCTATGGGACGCCCTAGGAGGCGCGGCATTCTTCTTGGTACACTTTTACAGTTTAAACGAAACGCACGCTCACAAGGTCCCTATGGAGCTCATATGCAAGTTCTGGAATAGTGCATACGACGATGATGGGCGTAAGAGTATTCCGACAGATGAATTCAAAGACGAGTGGCTGGTTCCACTCACAGATTACATGGAGTTGTTAACATGATGACAATGTTCGAAAAGGACACGCCCGTACTAATTCACTTAAACTGTGGTATAAGTTATATAGGACTAATGGGTGATTCTACGCCCAACGGCGAAACAATCATTCTTCTACCTTTACCTAAAAAAAAGATGGAACTCGCATCCCCATTTCTTGAGCGGGCCGTGCCAGTGCCAGGCGAGATGCGAATAAGGGAATCGAGTATAATGACAGTAGGAAAATTACTAACGCAAAAGGAAATGGAAAAATATAGTGGGTCAATCTCAGAAATTCGAAAACTTAACGATCAAGATTAAGAAATTACATAAAAATGCCAAGCTGCCAGTTAAGATAAACCGGACCGACGTAGGCTTCGATGTAATAGCAGTAGGGTATACGCGTATTACAGGCTGGTCCAAAGCTGTGCTGCCACTAGGTATAGCAGTAGCCATTCCAGAAGACTACTACATCAAAATCGACGAACGTAGTGGGTTTGCATCCAGGGAAAGTGTTTTTATCAAAGGTGGCGTCGTTGATCCTGGTTATCGAGGAGAAGTTAAAGTGGTACTGGCCAATCACGGTCCAGAGCCAATAAATATAGAGCTGGGCGACAAAATAGCTCAATTTGTTTTACATCATAGAATAGATGCTACTTTCGAGTGGGCAGACAATCTTGATGATACAGAGCGCGGCGAAAAAGGTTTTGGAAGCTCAGACAGCGCAGAGGAAAAGTAATACATGGAAACCAACATCCTGAATATGAAGATAGGATCTTCACGAAAAGACTTGAAAATAACGAACGTAGAATCGAGAGAAGTTAACACGGCACCTGATAAGGTCGCTACCAAAGCTGTCCTTATATGCAGTGACCCAAACGGAATCGATTACCAAATTGATGAAGCTTGGATCCTCGATAGGGCAGGCGATCCTACACACAAAGGGATGTGGATATCAACCGATCCAGCAGGCAAACTAGACGCGAGAAGCGTGCTTGTACAAGTAATGAAGTATCTGGGTGTAGTCACGCCCGCGGAATTAATTGGAAAAGAAATGTCCACATGGCCCAAGGAAAATGGGTACAAGGCTATCATAGCTTGTGAGCACGAGAAATTCAAAGACGAAGAGTAAGTAAGGAAATTAAAAATAAATGACTAAAATTAAGTATGAAGGAAGATCTAGAGAGCAAATAGAGGGCATGGCGGCCATATACAACTTCAGCGAAGAAGGCGCAGTTGATGAATTCTTTACTAAAGTTGATGAATTATCAAAAGAAATAGACGAATGGGTTGAAGGGGATTTAAAACCTAACGTAGGTCATTTTTTTCCGTTTTCAGTACATTTCGATCGTAGTATTCATGCCGCTCCAGCACGGTGGCTAAGGTGCGAAGCCACATTTAATACCACCCGCGACCCACTCCCACTACTTAGAGTGATTCTAGAGTCACACGCACGATCCGAACTGGCTGATCACGGTGCAATAGCATCTAAGTATCTTATTAGATTCACCATGCCATCAGTGTCCAGATACGGATCTGGTAATAAACTCTGCTCGTGGAGATCAGATGAGCTGCCTAAGCTAGAACAGCTTGGAAAGCTGAGCTATTTTTCCAAAATCAATTTTCTAGCTGAAGATATCGAAATGCATTGTGCAGATTTTGATAGCCTTTATGAGGTGGCTAATAAGAACAGAAAAATCCGCCTAGACACTCCAGCGGCAGTAGAGCAATTCAGAGAAGATGGGTATAAAATCACCGAAGCGTTTACCACTCTGCAAGAGCATAAGGACATGACATCTCTTATACACAAACTGCCCTATAGGTGGTGCATATGTAAAATCACAATGGTAGCTGAAAAAGATGGTGTTAGAACAGTAGTATACCGGTCTGCCGAAAACCAATACCTTCAAAATGCAGAAGACGTTGATAATGCTGCTGATGTTAATGAACATATGCTGGCTAAATCAATGACCGTTTCGGACGACAGTGAAATATACCCATATTGTGACGCAGGAATGCTTTTATTTAAAGACCCCCGCGAGGCCGCTCCTACTTGTTTTATTGACGGTAGCACGTTTTCAGCCGAAGTGCTTAACAATATTTTGGAGGAGGTTGAGTGGGTCGATGCTTGGCGGTCATACAAAGATGAAGTAGGTGAGAAAAATTCATTGGCTCTTGATATAGATAAATTCTATGAGACTTCATTGCCTATGCTAGTTGCTATGCGAAAAGCGGATGACGAAAAAGAGCTCAAGGAAGGTCTGCGAAAAGCCCTACAATCCAAACTTGCAAAAGACGAGATATTGAAATTCAATGGTGTAACCTACGAAAATGGTACTGTAACCTATGATACGCAGCGAATTGAACTCATAGAATACAAGATAAATGATGTACTAGATGACCGCTACAAATCAGCTATTGGCGTATATCTGCGAGATAAAGAACAATACACATGGAACAGCGGTATAGCAAACGTACAGTTCGATGACATTGTGACAGCGTTTTGTGCAAATCTTGAGCAGGGGATACGAGCCGGTACCGAAGGGGCGTCATTCAAAGCAAAAATTGGAACAGTTAACGTGAATGGGTTACGTACTACTAAGCTGACAGCTGTTGGAACACGGCAGAGCAAGCTAACTATAAATGGTGTACGCGTAAACCTGGGAGAGGCTTCGCAAATTATTGCTACAGCTTTGTGTTACAACACAGATGAAGAGTATGATGCGTTCCTAAAGTCAATTACCAATTGCTCAATGGAGCTGCATGACACCATAGCCACGGGACTCGGTGCATCCTATCGTGACAACTTCTTAAACATTCCAGTGCACTATGTATTTCATCTTACCAGGAAGCGCGGTAAAAATTATCTAAAGGGTAATGATGAAAATAAGACTTTGCATCACGTTAGAAATATAAAGCAATTCAAAACAAAAATAACAAGATGCAGATCCCTAGAGGATATGTTTGCATTGTTTGGTGACCCAGCGCTGATCACCATACCGCAGTCAGCAGTTACTAACCTTCTTAAAGCCGGATTAGCGGAATATAACGAAGTGATCCGCAAGTCGGAGGTCCTGCTGGCAAAAACTGTAAAATCCCTCAATGCCGAGCTGGTAGACATACCGACACGTAATCAATACGGCACCATGCAGGCCTACAAGGTAGAGGGAAAAAAACAAACATACTACGTTGAAGTAGGAAATGATCATCAGGTTTATGATGAGAATTTCAGTTACCTTTGCATCGTTGGTAAAGGCCACAGAGTCGCCGGTAGAGATATGCTGGTTGCTAGAATGCTGGCCGTAGCAAACGATTCAATGGTTGCAGACAAAATAACTACACTTTAGAATACATAAGGAATGAAGATGGAAGATAATATCCAAAAGATAGATTTCGCAGTGATGAGTACTGAGGGTGATACACCTTATAGCCTGATTCCAAATGAGGCTGTTAAAAAGATTCAAGAGATCGCAAAAGACGAAGATAAATGGTTGTTTGTTGACGGCCGCATGCAGGACGTTAACACTATTACCACTGATGACCTGATTGGTGAAGAGAACATTGTTTTGTCGGCAGCCTTAGTTGGTGGAGCTGAGAACTATGCAATTGTGCTTAATGTAGATGAGAACTTCCCCTACATTGGTGACACCTGTGTGGCTATCACTTTTAAAACCGAGCCTGACGTTATTGAAGTTCAGCTTAACAAAGATCGCCTTCCAGAGATCTTCGCTTGGCGTAATGAATTGTATAAGTATATTGAAGCAGGACTTGTACAGCTAACCCAGGATGAGTATAACGAAGTGATGTCTGACCTAAATACAGGTAAGATGAGCTTGGTAGCTGCGTGCGTAGATAAGCGCCGTATGGAAGCTAAGTTCGCTGGGTCAATTAAGCCCCACGCCCATATGCTAGTCGGATTGAATCCTGCAAATAAAAAGGTAAAAGTAACGGTTGATAATGAAAATCGCTACGACATCCTTAACGCTAGAAATCATATCGTTGGTGCAATCAAGAAACAACTAGAAGGAACTATTCAGCAAAATGACGCTGATCTCCGCAACGCACTGCGTATTTAATTTGGCAACAATGAGAGCGGGCTAGTCCCGCTCTTTCTTTATAAATTTAAGTCACAGGAGTTTAAGTTTTGAATAAGCATAAGACACTAAGTGTTGAATTAATTCATGTACCGCGCCACCTACTAAAGCATCTGTTTACATTAGATATGGCGTACAAGCGTGAATTCTGTGGATTTTTTACCGGCGTATATTTTGGAAAGCAGGATGTTATTCTTCATGTAGAGAATTTCCATTGGGTCACAAACCTACTATCCGAACATCAGCAAGACGTTGCTGACTATCGCATGGATCCGCAGCAAATGATGAATGTATTGAAAAATACATCTGTCATGGATCTAAAAAGCAAAACACAAGCCGTGTCGGTACATAATCATCCCCATAGCGTTGGCATACCATCAGTTATTGATTCTGGAGAATACCGGAGAGGTAACGGACACAACGTGCCATACCTAATCTGGGGCGGTGGCGATAAAATACTTCGCGGATGGAAGTGGAATTATGAAAATGATGGGTATACATCAGTAAAGTTGGAGATACACGAATGATAAAAGTTTTAGTAGTTGGCGTAGGCGGCATTGGTAGCCGCTTCATGTATGAAATGCACGAACTGATGATCGCCGACCAGATACCTAATAATTACCTGTTCACGATGATAGATGATGATATGGTTACAGAAAAGGTAATCAAGTATCAGAATTTTACCAAAGACGATATTGGCGAATTCAAGGTAAAGGCGCTTAAGACAAGATGGAAAAAAGACCTACAGGTTCATAAAGGAATAATCGGACGGGTAACAGACCTACAAGAATACTTGGACGATGGATACGATTTCGTTATCAGTTGTGTTGATGGGACCAGTTTCCGCAGGCATATGTTTGAACTGTGGGACACAACCAAGTTTAAGTTCATTGATATGAGATCTGAAGGTGCAACCGTAGCATTGTTCACATCTCATCCCAAGGCGAAAGTTGAAGATTTACTTGATACGGTAAAAACCGGACGCGAAGACACAAGTTGCCAGATGAAGTATGAGCTAGATCAGAACATAATTCAGCAGGGCAATAAGATCATAGCTACCATCGGTAGTCAGGTATTCCTGCATATGATTCGCGAAGACGCCTATCCTATTAAGTACATACACAGTTTTAAGTAAGGAGCATTAGATGCAAACATTTGACCATTCAGTTAACAATCCAGTAACCGTTAGTGAGTTAGTAGAGGGTATCATTCAGGGCATAGAGGCCGATATTCTTGCTAACAAAGTCGGCGTACATACTCGACAAATAGCCAGGTGGATTAATGGCACACGCCCCCAACAGAAGCACATGGCTAAACTGTACGAAATAGCCAAAATGATGAAACTGGTACCGGAGTACGAGAACGATTTAGTTAGGATTTTCGCACTGACTGGAGGAACTCAGTGGCCTCCACATTCAACATCAAAGGCAAAAGCAGAAACTGAAAAAATGGTAGTAAAGCTAATCGAAGCACATAACAACAACCAAAGAGCCGCTGCGTTGACCTTAGGTGTGACAAGCACTACGATCCATAACATGCGGGCGGGGAAAACCATACCCCACAAAACAACCTACCGCGCATTGAAGGCATGGTACCTTTCTCAACTGATGCGGCAAAAATAGACTATTTAGAGGAGTGGGCACTATTGTGTCCACTTCTTTTACATATACGAAAGGACGTTGATGGCATCACGCATAAGAAGAACGAAGGAAGAAATAGCTTTAGGGCTATCGCTAGAGGAAGTTAAAGCAAGAAGGGAGGCAAGCGATGAATCTGGACAGCCTAAGCAGAATACTGGCGTGGCACCTAAGAAAGCCACTGCGAATAAGAAGACGAAAGCCGATACTGCAGCAAAGCCTGAAAAGGCAAAACGTAAGCCAAAGGCTAAATCGGCTAAGGCAGAAAAGAGTAAAGATCACGACTGTGCCGCAGTGGGGGAAGGAACTGGGGAGTTAATAGAAGAGCCAAAAGAGTCTATGAATGAGGGCAAGTCGCAGCGCCTAATTCGTAAGATTGCAGCTGAACATGAGATTAAGCCCAGAGAACTGCGTAAGCAGATTGAGACATTGATCGAAGCACGCACCGGGGAGGTCATTGACTTCTTTGTCAATGGCGTAGAGTATAGGGCATCTGAATGTCTCACACAGACCGTTGAAGAGCTAGTAGAAGAGCTACAGGAAGGCAGCTGGATATTCTGCTGCCGACTTATGGACGGCGTTAGTTTACGATACTACTACCTGTTCATGAGGGCTAAGAAATGAAAGATGTAATCGAGTTTCTTTTTAAGCTGGCGGCGACATCGTGTAATCTGGGTGTCCAGTATTCTATTGTGTCACAAACCAGTAAAACCGCATTCCAGGCAAAATACAGCAAAGGCGTGCTACAAAAGAACAATTGGGATTTCTGCCTAATGAGAAACGATGGTACTGCTGTACTAGATTGTAGGAGTAATGAGTTGTACAAAAAGCACAAGATATGATGTTGCCAATGATAAAAAAATTGGTGTTACATGTATTGACGCTACTCAACGCTTAGAGGCCACTCTTCCAGAACCGTACAAACAGGAACTTAAACGGTTAAGGCATAATATAGCCGTAAACGTTTTTAATGATTTACTTGAAGGTGTCCATTTAACGGACATAAGATTTCATCCTGTTGTATATGGCATTAGGGACCTACAGGCTAGGGGAGGACTGGTAGCGCATATTCCAGGCAATAAGTTGGAGATATGTAAAATATGTACAATACCCTCTAATATAATGGAAGCGCAGGGGGCACCTAAAGATGTCTAACGAATATGGAGATTATGCGGACCAGTGCCCAGTGGGAAAAATTCCGTATGGCCTGGTATTAGACTCCGTTTCGGAGCAAGCTATACCATTATTAAGATCCTCAATAATTAAATATATTGAAAAAGCCTTAGTTCTTGAAAATATACGTATTGAAGAATCTTCTTGGCGTGACGAGGATACCGAACTATTTGTCAAATTCAAACTACCTACTTCCAATATAGAGGTACTTTTCGATTGTACTGTTGTGGAAAATGACGACGAAAGTTTTACATTACTACTTGATAGTCCGCCCACTTGTGACACGTATACTGGTGATTTTAACGACATATACACTAAAAATATAAATAAAATAAGTATCAGTCCTAGTGTAAGTTTTAAGTAATCAATACTTAAACTACACAGGAAACTAATGATCAACACATATACACAAAAGATGGAAGGTGTCGTATTAAATACGATAATACCGGAGGGGTTTAAAGCATCTTCCCCAGCTAAGATCTCAACGAAGTCAAAAAGAGCATTTTCTTTACCAGCATCCAAAGAGTATTCATGTCCGGGCGAAACCGAGGCGTGTAAAGGGTGCTACGCAATGAAAGGCAGACATATTTTTGTTGCTGTTCAATCAGCATTTGCCCAAAATTGGGCACTAATAAAACACTTGGAATCCGATCCAAACGGTATTATATTATGTGCTAATGCACTTAAGAAAATGATACCACGAACTGCCGATATTTTTCGAATACACGAATCTGGCGATTTCCACAGCCAGTTTGCAATAGATGCATGGACCAAAGTTATAAAGTCAAAGCCAGGCACGGTGTTCTGGGCCTATACGAGGTCATTTGATTTAGACTTCAAAAAGATAGTGAAGCTAAAGAACTTTTATCTGCTAGCTTCTAGTGATGACTATAACGCAAAAGCGGCAAAGAAATTCGCGAAAAAGTATAAGATTAAACTAGCGTTTGGCCCATGGGCTAAAACTAAAGAACTACCAAAGAATTCATTTGCTTGTCCGGCAACATCCGGAAAAATGGATCTCAAAGGGGCATGCGAAACATGTCGGCTATGCTTTGATAAAGTAACGCCGAAGGATGTAGTATTTATAAAACACTAGGAAATTGAATGCCAAAAAAAGAATATACTGCGGATTTTACTGAAGAGTACAATATCACTGATGACGATGCACTTATATTGCAAATCTATCTATCTGCGGACAAGTCTCTTATTATAGAAACCGGCGTAGTACAAGATGAAAATGGTGATAAACTGCCAGAGAAAAAGGGCATGGAAAACACCTTAAGCGTCTTACGAACTGCGCTATTTACGCTCAGTGAATCATTCATAGATAAATTTGGAGATGAGTTGGATACCGATCTACCTGACTTCACCGAAGACGACAAGGAAATAAACTAACCATGCTATACCTTATCGGCAATGTAGGCTTCTCTGGGGATACCCCGGAACAGAATGCACTACGTATAAACAACTGGAATAAAACCGTCCGTGCCGAAGATATGGTAATACACGTCGGAAATTTTTCTGACGGCAAAGCTGATTATTATCAGCTAGCGCTAAACGGCCTAATTGTATTCGTAACAGGTTCCGAGTACAATGTCGAAGGCAATAAAGGGGTTAAGTTCAAAAACCTATTTCTATACAGTGATGGAACATTCACTTTGCGAAATAACCCAAAGAGGAATGCCGTGTTTGTCGTAAGCACTTTAGCTAAGAACCTAACTTCATCTAAGATACCAGAAATAGTGAGTGACGCATCTGCTGAATGGAGTCGCAAACGCCCTGGACAGCATATGAGGGGTGCTCACTACTCATATCTACTGGACAAGTCTGTAGTAAATATAGACTGCTCGCTGTGGGGCGAAGCCCCAGTATCTTTCAACTCATTACTAATGGGAAGCATTAATGGATAATAACATCAAAATATATCTGCGACAGATATCATGTTATCCCCTTCTAAAGCCACAGGAAGAAAAAGAGCTATCGTTTCGATACTTCAGAAATAGAGACGACATGGAAGCCAGGGATAGGCTTATAGTTTGTAATCTGCGATATGTCATAACCATCGCAAAGAAATATGAAAACGACAAGCTATCGCTCGACGATCTAATACAATCAGGTAACGAGGGCCTTATAACCGCAGTCGAGAGATTCGACCCAGAACGCGGGTTCAGGCTTATCACTTATGCTACATGGTGGATCCGGCAAGCGATTTTAAAATACATAGCTGACCAAGGTCGGCTGATACGACTGCCCGCTAACAAGAATATTGATATTAGTAGATATAAGGGACAGCTAGATACCCTAGCAAAAAAACTTGGACGCATGCCAACCCTTATTGAGATTCAAGACGCACTTGGCAGTAAAGTCGATACCTTCGAAATGCTGCATGGTAGCCTTACCCCAGTAAGTTTATATGACACTAATGCTGAAGGTATAGAAATAAAAGATACCATCCAAGCAGATGACCCAGAACCGGATTACTTTTTACATCAGGATGAAAAGTTAAAACATATCGAGGTCGTGATACGAAACCTCGGACCACGCGAAAAAGATATTTTAAGATTGTATTACGGAATAGCAGATATACATCCTCTTACTCTTGAAGAGATTGGAAACTTATTTGGCATCACGCGCGAACGTGTGAGACAAATCAAGAAAGCAGTATTGGAAGAACTGTCCAAGGACGCTACCAACAAACTCAGATACTACGTCGATGAGCTATAAAGTAATTACATCAGGCAAAGATTTAGACAAGGCGTTGGGCGTGCTTTCGCACTACCCGGCGTTAGGTCTTGATACTGAAACAACTGGACTGGATCCGCTATCGTGCCAAGTTTTATTGGTGCAGCTAGGTACAGATGAATTTCAGTACGTATTTGATGTAGCGCAGCTAAGTGCCCTTGAATACGACCGTCTAGGAGATTTCTTAGGAAATCAAAAGACTAAATGGGTAGGACACAATCTGAAGTTTGATTATAAAATGATAAAAACAAACTTCGGAGTTGAGCTTGTTAATATTATGGACACGTTCATAATTGAGCAAGTGCTTAATAAGGGTAAGCGTAAGAAGGGGTTTAGTTTGGCCCATCTTGTTGAACGCTACCTGCCAAGATATAAACCAATGGATAAGGAGGAGCGGAACTCTTTTGCAGAAATGACTTACGGCGATTCTTTTACAAAAGCCCAACTAGAATATTCCGCGTATGATGCAGAAGTTATGCTACCAATAATAGGGGAACAGCTGGCTAACGCAAAATCCATGAACGACAAAAAAATGCTAGAACTGCTAAACATAGAATGTGGCACAGTTTCAGCTATGGGTGACATGGAATTAAATGGAATATTCCTAAATAAGGAGCGCTGGCAGAAGCTTGAAGATTCTGCCATTAAGGCGCGCGATCTAGCTAAGATACGATTGGATCACGCTGTAAAGCCGCACCTGCCCGATACTGGGCAAGGCGCGCTGGACTTCGGTGATGAGTTTGCGTATTTATTGAACTACGGATCACCTGCGCAGGTAAAGCCGATTTTAGAATCAGCTGTAGGAAAACCACTTGCCGGAACAGGTAATGATGTAATTGAGATATACAGCGATAGACCAGTTGTAGCAAACCTACTGGCCTGGCGCAAAGCGTCCAAGCTGATAACTACCTACGGAATGGTTTTGTACGACGAACATGTTCGCGACGATACAGGTAGAATACATTCCGATTTTAAGCAAATTGAAGCAGATACGGGCCGCTCTTCGAGTCGAAATCCAAACCTGCAAAACATACCACGAGCCAATGTATACAGAGCTGCGTTTACCGCACAGTTCGGCGATTGGCTTATCATGGCCTCAGATTACGCTGGCTGTGAGCTACGAATAATTGCCGAGCTATCTGGCGAGGATTCGTGGATTTACGCATTAGAGAACGGCTATGACATTCATAGCTATGTTGCCTCCCTGCTATTCGAAATGGAATACACCGAATTAACTGTGAACCATGAGATTAAAGAGGAATATGCAGATCTAAGACAACAAGCCAAAGGCATCAATTTCGGTATGGTGAAAAATAATGCCGAATCAAAACTCGCCAAATTCGGGGAAACCTCAGCACGTAATGGTGGTGGCAATCCCGAGCCAAGCCGTGTGACAGCGGAAGGTGTAGAGACTAGACGACGGGTATGTATTCGTTGTAGCAATGAACTGTCAGGACAGCAAAAGAAATTTTGCTCCCAAAGGTGTAATTCTTACTGGCACAAACTCCAAAAAGGTGATTTCAAATTACCAGGAGCCGGTAGTGGAGGAAACCAACTGGGCGAGAAAAACCATTCCTATAAAAACGGAATTGGTGGTTTCTCGAAAAAAGCATTTGCGCATTATGGTAAAAAATGTAACCAGTGCGGATCTATAGATAATCTATTAGTGCATCATAAAGATCACGATAGGAACAATAACGCCCCAACTAATTGGGAAGTTTTATGTAAGCGTTGTCATCAAATGCATCATTGCAAACGAAGCCCCGTAACGGGCAAGTACATAAAGGGATAGTCCGGGCCTATGGGAAACTATAGGGAAACCGGTTGCCTACGGAATGGGCCCATTCAGGCTAGCAAAGAAGTTGAATATCAGCAAGCAAGCTGCTAAAAAACTATTAGCTAGATTCTGGGCCACCTTTCCGAAGATTAAAGAAATGTTGGACAAGCTTGTAAAACATGCAAAAACAAATGGTTATGCTTACAGCCCCCTTGACGGTCGGCGGCTTTATATGCTGCAAACAGACTGGGCCGTTTCCGGAGAAGCAAGCCACGCGAGCAATCAAGCAAAAAATCTACCCTTCCAAGGTGGAAATGCAACTATAACCAAAATTGCATTGACCAACATCAGACTAAGACTAAAAGAGAAAGGCTATCAAGCCAAATTGATCAATGTAGTGCACGACGAGATACTACTAGAAGTGCACAAGGATGATGTAGCTGAAGTAAAATCCATGGTGGAACATGAGATGATACAGGCAGCCTACAGACTTTTAACACGTGTTCCAATGAAAGCCGAGGCAAAAGTCGCGGAATGTTGGCAGCATTAACATTTGATAGGAAATTGAAGTGAGTGAAAATTCGACAACGCAACTAGCAACAAAAGACATCGTGGCTTCCTATAAAGCCATTGACAAAGAAGAAGAAAAGGACGGATCATGGGTTGATGGTTTATCACCATTTAAAAAAGCACTTATGGGCGCCAAGGGCTCTACTATTATTGAAATAGTAACAGATGATGGTACTCGTGCGCCGCTACAGTATAACAATATGCCGTTCCTGAAAGAGGTTGGTGAAGTTAGTGAGATCTACATTAAAGGTAGAAACTACACTACTGAAAAAATATCCGCTATATATGACCTACTAGAGGAAACTAGATATTCGGTGCATGGCCCATTTCCTGGTATTTCTAAATTCGATTTTAGCTACTATGGCGAAACTGACGTCCTGCCAGCACTGCTACAACTGCTGGCGTTTGCCAGTAGGAACGGGCACGGCATGGTGAAGATATTATCGACATTGATGGGCTTAGAAGATTTACAGCTATTTGATCTGTTTTACATAACATCCACTGCGTATCCACATAAGGTCAAGGTTGGATACACCGGCCACAATGAAACAAAGTACGCTAACCTTTATTGCCGGATAAAGAACATGGAAACCAATACCGGGAAAAACCAAGTACGTTTACTATTTGCATCGTTTATGGGACGTTCTGTAGAAGACTATATTAAGACCTGCGGTTTAATGCGGTTCGATTTTGACGACTCTGAAGTGTGTACCTTCAACAAGCGTAATGGAACAGTCCTAACGCAGCACACCTTTCCTATCTATGATCTTGGTCGCACTAAGGGCGAGAAAAGAGACAAGGAATTAATTAAATACACTTGGAGCAAACTTGAGGACAAAGCTAAACTTGAATGTGAGTTTAATCGGGAAGTTGGCGAGCGGGAAAACGACGCTAGCTGATTACCTCGTAGAGAAGTATGGGTTCGTGAAGATTAGCTTTGCGAGCCCTATCAAAGAAATATGTGACTCATGCTGTCCAGAGGATACCCAGGCATGGAAAAATATTGTAAGCATGCTAAAAGCGGCAGGTGCCGGACTTAGTGTCGGAAGACTAAATGATATCTTGAAGGAGACATTTAAGATTCCTGCCGAGAAGGGCAAAAACCGAAAACGCTATCAGTACTTCGGAACTGACGGATGTCGAAAGTTGTTAGACGATGGCATTTGGTATAAATACCTTCTGCGAGAAATTGTACTACATCCTGAGATCAATTATGCGGTAGATGACTGTAGATTTATTAACGAGGCAGATGCTTTAGAGAAGTTCGGATTCCTACAATTCAAGCTCCTTGTTAGCGAGGAGCAGCAGCTAGAGCGCGTCGGAGAATCCCGACCAGAGGTGTTGCGGCATGCATCTGAATTGGAGATCGACGATATCCACCACGGTATAATACTTGCTGGGGACATTGATGGAAATAAAGTTGAGATAGATCGCTATATTTAGATAATTGAGTTACAAAAAAGGCGGGATAAAACCCGCCTTTATTTTTTTAGCCTAAATCTATTCGCTTGATTCCGCAGTTGCGAATCCGAGCATTTTGGTAGCTCTTATCGATACGTTCTCCGCGATAACCACTTGACGGCTGCTAAATGCCATAACATGGCTTTGTACATAGCATCCTGCCAAACCAAACCCACCGACAAAGTCTCCAGAATTGTCACACATGAAAATTCCGATAGTAGTTGGAGAGTTAAAGAAAGTTGACGCAAGGTTAATATAGAAATCAGCTTGCCGTGGATCATCGCGGGTGCCAATCTCGAATGATGGGCCTGGACTAGGAACAATACTACCCGCACCTTTATCACCATAGATAACCTTCAACAGGGATTCCCCGTTAAACATGACGCGGTTTAGCGCCATTGATATCATTGTATGGCCCGGTACGAAATATGGTAGTGCAGATCCGATTTCGAATAGCTGCTGAATCTGCTTATCTTGTCGAACTGATCCAGTTTCCAAAAGCCCTATAGCCGTATAGTTAGCAGGGTTCATGGCGAATTGATCCTGGTCGATACTGCCAGTCACCTGGTTCAGTGCGGCAATGACAATAGACTCACCGGAAATAAATTCCCCGTCATTGACATTATCGTCTACGTGTTTTGCAGTGAAGTTGGATGTCCACTCAGTTACGTTTTGAGACATAGCCTACTCCTTAATTTAGAAAGTTAAAGTAACTTTAATGTAGTTAGCTGGATACAAGGGCTTCACGTTGATAGTAAGATTCAGAACATCTTTTTGGCTAGCATCTTGCTCTACCTTCTCAACTACAAAATCTTCAACTGTTCCATTATTTTTCAAATAGTCGCCAATAGCGCGCATATGAGATGACACAATCTTAATCAGATTAGTATCGATATTCCATCTGCCTACGAATGGCAGTAGTTGGTTACGAACAAACTTAGCCACATAGTCAATTGTCTTTGTGATACTAAGTTCCTTGGTCTCAACACTCATCACATTGGTAGATAACTGGTGACGACATACTATCCTAGATGCAGGAGTTGCCTGCCACATTAGGTAGTTACCACCGCCGCCGATAGTGTTTAGCTGGGTCTCAGAGAATGTGTCACTAACATACCTTAGCTTACTTAGTCCAGCTATAGGCAAGTTTGTTAAACTTTGCTCTGGGTTCTGTCCGGCAATTTGGCCAGCTACGATAGCTGCAGCATACCATCCAGGAACTGGAACATCTACTGTTAAGAATGGGAATTCTAAATAAATAGCAGTCCATATCGTTTCAGTAATTTCATCACCTTCGTAGTATTTAGCACCACTTGAAAGTGTAAGGTTGCCAGTCAGCTTAGCGTTGGTTGTTATCATAGCCGTTTCAGTAGTATACGGATTCGGCAGCATGTTTGCTGTTATGTAACTCGGTTTATACTGAGCACTAAATAGACGCTCGCGTATGTATGCCACAGTTGGCCATACATGGATGGAACGCTTATTCATTACTGAGCCTGCGTAATTTTTTATAGCAGCAGACCAAACCGCAGCATCTGCATTGTATGTAGTGTGGTGACTGTAGACCATGATACGTTCTTTTTTATTAGTTGCGCTAGACATTGTACTACAATGTAATTCAACCGCATCTGTATAAGTTGCATCCTGTGTAAGTGGTACAAGGGTGTAAACTTCTTTGTTTTCAAGCTTACCAGTGCCAGTACCAATTGCTCCAGAGTATAGATCAAGTCCACTAATTGCAAATCCATAGACCGACGCACCAGCTGATTGCATAGCTAAGTAGATCGCTTTGGCCAGGGGATTGAAAACCGTTATAGCGCCCAACTTGTATTCAATTTTGTCCGCACTGTCATATTCAATAACATCCCCAGCTTGGTCATCGCGCAATGATCTGAAGCCGAAGTATAGTAAACCAGAAGTTATCGAAGACGATATACCGGAAATAGTTAAAACCTCTGCACCGGCATTATACCACATTCCCTCACACGTGACACCTGAAATCATCGGTATCATGGTTTGAGCATAAGTGGATTCGGTGCTACTTGTTGCATAAACACCAGCATATATCGCACCTGGGCTACCTATTCCCGAAGGCATAGTAGTTAAACCGCTATTCATGAGCCCGGCTAACCCGATCTCTACTGTTTCTTCCCCGTCAACACCGGCTATTGGTAAGCCATCATGCATGTAAGCCGATTCTGGGTTTTCCACAATATGGCTTATATAGTAGCCAGGACCTATAATGGCCGCAGGTAAGGAGGGAGCCCCTAAGTTTGGGGAGACGGTTTTCTGAACCTGGGTGATTTCAACACCGGGTTTCACATAAGTCATTATAAGTCTCCTATTGTAATTTTATTCATTTATAACTCCTAGAACACCACTAACATATGGATATGTAGAAAGTGTCTCGTCAGGATCGTATGCCCAATTACCTGCAAGGTAATCTCCGTATACACCATAGTCTGTATAATCGACTAATCCGGAACGCATTAATATGTATCGATGCACGGGTGTACGAGCATCTAGGTAATAAGTCGTCTTAAAAGCATCCGATATGTCGCTCGTTGTTATTCCGCTAGGTAGTGATTCGTAATACATTCCGCTTACGCGCACTGTTACAATTTCATCACCAACAGGAACTAAGCCACTAATATACACAGCATCTATCGGGTATTCTACATTCGTCATCGCGTTTAGCGCTTTAACAGAAATTCCTGATGGCGCATACGCGTTAAATGTTAGCGGAAGATACATCGCATGATCTTCCATTGTCAGATATTCTGTATGCGAAGTATAATCTGTATTATCCAGATAAGTTATAGAGAAATTATCTTGATCGTCAGCGTCCTCCATTATTACGGATTGGCCAACAATGTGATAATCTTCGCCTTCTCTAACCTGAGTCGTAGTGCCAGAAACAAGGATAGTTGCAAAAGTAGAATCGGTATACGATGCCAATGTTTTGGCAATTGTAACTACCATTGATACTGGTACTCTAACCAAATTAATTTCAGAATCAGACTGTATAACTTGTTCTTGTCCAATCTCTATTGCGTCAATTGTATCAATTCCGGCCGCTTTTAGAATATCCTTATGTCCCACAAATATATTGAAAAGTGTACTGGCTATGTCCTCTAGGACTATACCATTCTTTCCTATAATGTTTAGTGTCAATGACATACGAACAAGATCCGTATACGTTTTATCTTTGCCAACTATATCGGTTGTGGCACGTTGGTCCATAACCAACTTGGTCCATCTCGCCTGTCCGCGAGAGAGAATTATAGCCGGTTTCTTTTCTATAGACTTCAGATCCACAGCGAACTTGTCCGCTATAATAATCTTGGTTTGGGCATATGTCGAAGACCAAGGGTGCGTAGTGCTCTTGTTTTCGAAGTAAGTCTGTAAGAAAGACAGAACTATATGTTTAACATCGATCAGCACGCTCACTGATTGCACCTCTACTTGTTAAGTATACTAATTTACTGCACTTTGTCAAGCATTAAATGTACGAACGCCATTCTTTAAAGACTGGGCTACGTACTTTTCCTGACGGAAGTTCTTCTTGAATCTCAATTTTTGCAAATCTGCCGATGTAGCGTTTGCGATTATTCCACATTTTAATACGCTCAGCATCGGAGAATCCTGAACCAACTCTAATACTTGCTGGGCCTCCTTGGGTCCGTGAAGCCAAAAAGCCACCGGCTGCGCTTCCACCGTACTTTCCTCCTCCAGGAAAAACCATAGTAACGTAAACATCAATCTCCTTTTTCAGTTTGGCCTTTGTAGGAATCGACTTGTTTAAGTCAATTTCAACAATACCTTCTTTACTTAAAGGATGATTGCCCTCTTTAATAGACTTGAGCATGTGAATTTTCTTATCTGGGCTGGATACCATTGGAGCTAATTTGATAGATGGCATTTGTCTGCTCACCTCTCTCATTAGCAACAGCTTCTGACTATACGGCAAGTCACTGACATCTTTGCCTTTATAGCGATCTATGTCAAATATGACATGGTCGATCCGGACCTTTCGCCCTAGCGATTTTTCGGATCCCCCAACTTTTCCCGCAGAATTACGGGATAGCCAAACATTTGAATTCAGTATGCCGGCGGTTGTCGCGCTGGATACTACCTTGCCTACATTATCAACCCCGTATAGTTCCCCTCGTAATATCGTCTCACCTATCTCATTTGGAACACGCTCCTTATACAGCTCCGTTTTATATGTGTGCTCTATCAGTTTATTACTGTCGCGCTTAGATGTGCGATATGAAAATATCTCAGGACGACGACCCTTTTTAAGGTAAAAAATATTGTGCGCACCGTCTACCTTAGGCGACCACAGCGTATCCGGTTTATTTGGATCCAATGCGTCCACACTAACGGTTTTATAACTCCTCTTGGTAGATGGTATCTTAACACGGTCGCGCGTATTAGTGGTATTGTAAAACAACCAATTCTTGCCACCAGTTCTTATAAGTGCAAATCGATGTGTATCGGCGCCCTTATAAATATTGAATACAAGCTTATCAGATGAGGATTCCAACATTTCGGCATTGGCGCTTTCCACTACCTGTACCTGGCCCATACCATACCCTGATTTGAGTCTTCCAGAATAACGCATGTATTCCAGCGTATGATCCGGCTGCTCAATCGCTAGTACCTTCTGCCCGGGCCGCGGTATACTTTTAATAACCCAAGAATGTGCTACGCCCGATGTCCCGCTGCCTAAGCGCAGGTCATAATGTAATCCAGCTTTAACAGCATCGTGCCTTTGTATGGAATACTCCCACGTTTGGTAACGTGTGGATGGGACTGGTGTAGTTATCTTCTTGTTAGGAAGACCTGGGGCAAACTCTGCCATTATGCTGTGCCTTTGATAAACTTGTGAAAGCGACCTATGCCACCCTGCACTGTAGGAGCTGTGTTATATGCTCTGTGCGTATGTGTCACAAAAGTCGTTTTACCAGTTTGCTTGTTAACCGACTTCCATACAGCCGGACTAGGGGAACCCCCGTTAAAATGCCAAACTGCCTTACTGCCCATTACCTTAGCCCGCTCTTCTGGAGTCAGCGGGACTTTGTTCTCCTGCAATACCTTGAATTCGCTTTTCTTCTTGGCAGTCTTCTCAAACCCTAGTTCTCTTAGCATCACTTTTTCCCCGTAGCGCGCGCAGCATGGAATCAGATTCTTCTTTTTTGCGCTTACTCATTTCATATAGATATTGATCAGCCGACTTTTTCGGCTTACCAAAGCCCAGTCTGTTTAATTTTGATTCCGGCCGAGTCGATAAATAATGTCTAATGTTGACTGTACGATTAGGATCATCTCCTCGACGAACTCCTCGCGATGCCGCCTGATAGACGCGTGCCTCATTCCAATGCGGTTCTGTGATCTGGACCATTGTAGTCTTAGGCAGGTTCAATCCCTCAGAACCAGCGCCGCTAAACAACATGACGTTGGACTTGTTAGAGGTATATTTCTCTACCTCGGCCGCACGCTGCTTCTTAGTCAACGACCCGTGTATTTCGCTGTACTGTATATTCTTCTTGTCTAGTCGAGCCTTGATACGAGTTGAGCCGGCACCTAGGAAATTGGAGTAGGTTATCACTTTACCCTTATTTGCCAACTCGGCCCGCATGTCTTTAACCATTTGGTCTAGCTTAGAGCTAACCGGCTGTACACCTTCTTTTACGTAAGGTGCTGTTGTGTTAGATACTTGGCGTAGACCAGTCATGTATGCGTTTAGATTCGCGCTCTCAGACTTAGATGGTGGCAGGCCTTTCTTTATTTTGTATCGCACATGGAAGGGCATTTTACCCTCCAGATACTTATAGATCTTTGATTGGTCCTCGGCCATAGGAACGTTGACTACCTCATGCTTAGTCTTTGGCATGAATTCGGCAACTTCTTTTTTATCTGCAATGTCAACAAATTGTGATACAGTGTCTTCTAGATCAGTTCTTTTTTTAAGTTCCCTTACGGCACCTGGCTTAACCCCTAGCATTCTCCCAAAGAAGCCCGGTTTGACATTCTTGGAATCGTAATACTTGCTATAGAATTCTTTCTTATCCGCCGGCATTACTTCGCGATTAGCAACCAAGTTTACCTGGCTTGCTAAGTCATACGGCTCATTTACTATAGGAGTCGCTGTAAGTAGTAGGGCCTTGTTGTACTTTTTACGCTCCTGGGTTAGCATCTTTGCAGTTCGCGTTTTTGGGTTACGGATATAATGTGACTCGTCTAGAATCAGATTATTACCGCCTGGTAGCTCATTGCCTCGTGCTACACTAGAGTAAGTTGTAACCTTTCTCGGCGTAGTAGCCTTAAAGACCTTTTTCTCTTCGCCCTCAAAGTTCTTGGTTAGGGAAGCAGTGCCAACAACCGTGTTACGTTTGTCTTCTCTGGTCGCCTTTAATGCAAGCCTAGTTTTTCCGCTGCCGGTTGGGCGTACCACTAGTAATCCGGCAGGCGATCTTTTATATCGTTCTATTACTGCGTCTGCTGACATTACACTCTATCTCTAAGTAGTTCGTATATCTTTCCAAGCGTGTCTGGGTACTTACCCTCATGTTCTACATACTTGTATAGCGCATTCTGGTGAGAGTAGGTTCCCGCTCCTAGAGCATAGCCACGTTTTCGCTTGCGGTCAAGTATTTTATAGAATTGTGTTACGTCTTTTGCCTCGTGTAGTATACGGTCCATGTCTCCAGATCTAATGGCTTTAGCCAATTGCTCAATTTGCAGCTCAGCATTTGTTGCCGCTATTGGAGCCACTGGCGATGCTAGCTCTAGTGCCTTCTTACGTGTAATAGCTTTTGTTCTGTCTGGAGTAGCAACCCATTTATTATTTGTAACGTCGTACAGCCTGCGCAGATGTAGCATGTTCCATTCATCTGGCATAATATCTATAAAGTAGTTTATAGGATGCTTCTTGATGAACGTCTTACCATTGGATCCTTTTACCATTGAGTGGAACTCTGCCCGCCTATCTGCGTGCTCGGGCTTCAGTAGAATATTAACATCCACATCGGATGTGTAGCTCCACTTGTAATCGATAACAGATCCGCGTATATAGATGCCTCCAACATGTTCCTTCGGTACAAGCAGTTCAACGCCGGTCGTTATGACCAGCCGTACATACGGCCGAAGCTTATTCTGTTTGTTGAAAATATCCGGACAAAGATATGGTTTAATTGGATCAAATAGACTCATGTGTTACCTTTACTCGAATGGATCAAATACAGTTAGTGTGATTGTTTCACCCAGACCATCCCAGGTCGATGTTATGATATGCGGCTGAACGTGATACTGGCCAGCTATACTGAAATCCCCATCTACGGTAGTGTACTTAACGTAGTTTGTATTGTATACTTCGCCGGACCATATATACTCTGTATCAGCGCCCGGCTTACGCACCTTTAGCGCTGTATAGGTTGCCGCAGAGACACTCTCGCCTATATCGACAATTATTATAGTGCCGACATCTCCTACATATGTTTTGCTCAACTCAAGTCTCCTTCGAAGTCTACATCTATGCGTTTAAAGATGAAGATAAAAATAAAGCCCTATTTGGTGACGACTCTTCTGAAATGGTTTGCACTATAGATGAGGCGTATCCTAGCTTTCTATGCAGCGGTGACGGCACCCTTATTATTTTTTGCGTTGTACCAGCATATCCTTGTGTCACGATAGAGAAGTTTGCACCATAGCCGCGTGTGATTATCATTATGGTGTTCTGCCTGTGTAAGATGGACTAGTACCTGTTAGGTCAAACGTCTCTAATACGGTATCACCATCTATACGGTATAAGGTTAGTGTATTAGCTGCCGTATCTACAACCCACTTACCCATTACCTCGTCATGGACATCTGTTATGAAACTATCCATTCCAGATACTGTAACATTCATTCCAGATACTGTTGCTTCGGTAGCTGTCGCTGACACATCAGTTTGAAGTGTGGCTAACCGCGCTGCGTATTCATTTACAGAAGTCGGGTTAAGTGGAATCAAGTCTGTCTTTGCTTTTACTTCACCTAGAACCCCAGATCCTGCAAGAGCCGTGACATCTGCCATGAAGTTTGCTGGAGTAGCTAATGCTGAAACATCAGCCATGAAGTTTGCTGGAGTATCGAGAACCCCAGATATAAGAGCAATGGAAGATGCTAGATCGTTTGGATACCCGCCTATCGTGTGCTGGAAACTGTGAGACACTGTACCATTAGTCATTACAGCTAAGTACTCAGTAAAAACAGTAGGAGCAGTTGTAAGATTAGAAAAACTCCAATAAAATTCTCCAGTTGCACCAATCTCTGACGCGGATGGTATAGATAAAGAAACTGAACTTTCTGTAGAAAGGTCATATACAGTAACTGTAACTGTATCACCTGTGGTGAAGGACCCGCCTATAGTTCCATATTCTCCATAAGTATATCTAGACAAAATATCTCCTAATAACTATCATACTATTTTCTCCAGCCATCGCCGCTCCAAGAACCAGCTGACCCTATGCGCATCTGCGGAAAGTACGGCTTCCCCGAAGTAAATGAATGAATTAAAAGCTTTTCTCTACCTTCGTCCGTCCATGCATCAGTATCAGGATAGGTACTAGTAGAATCATTTGTGTTAGCCTGCCACCAGCTCCAGTCTCTGGCTATACCGCTATCGTTATAAAAGGCAACCGCAGGTGTTCCTTTATACCTGTTATTACCTATAGTACCTTGTGACATGTCAACACCGTCAACATCAGATACAATGTAATCACCGCCTTCGGTTACAAATAAATTGTCCTCTACAACCCAGTCTTCTGGTGTATGCCCAACCCACGTTGCGACAGTAAGTAATCGTTGATTAGATACGCATACATTGCCACGATATTGGCCGCCATTTCCACCTTTGATGTAAAACACCGCTCCAGCATCGCCTCTTAGTATACCATAATTCCCGAAAAATAGAATATCATCACCTTTGTCTACTAGCAGATACCCACTTTTGATGTCTGCATAGTTCCCAGTAATAATAGATCCTTTTCCTTGCTTGTTGGTAAAGTGCGCTCTTGCATTTGAACCTGGAAGGATAGCATGGAATTGTTCGGTTGGGGTAAACGTCGAAGTGTGGTAAAATGAATTTCCTTGTATAACAGGCCTAAGTGTACCACACGATACGCCTACGTTTTCACAATCCTCTATAGTATTATTTGTGATACGTACATTCTCGGCAGTTCCCTCCGCGCCACTATAATCTGCAATGGTAATTGCAATGGCTAGATGTTGGAAAAAGCATCCTGTTATTACATCGTTATCTACAGTTACATCATTTCTGTAAAATCCGCTCTGATATGTTTCTTTTCCTTCAATGCCGTAAAACGAAGTATTGGTACATGTAATTGCTTCCTTAGCGGCAGTTCCGTCGTGGAAGTGTATGTAAATTACCCCTGTTGTCTCTGTTACGCGGCTGAACGTACAATCTACAAAATGGTGCTCGCCCGCTAGATTTGTATTAGCGCCCCCATTGCTATAGGACCAAAATCTTATATCATAGAAGTCGCAGGTGTCCCACGTCATAGTAGTCTGTAAGAATCTCTTCCATAAATTCACAAGCCCGCACTCTGAGCTTATCTTACAGTTCACTGCTGTAATCAACGAACCAGAATCTGAGCGGATAATATACTGCGAAGCGCCTTGGTCAATAATTCTAACCCACACATTGCTCAAACTTATATTGGTATCAGCTGCAGCAAATATGCATGCCCAAACTGGGGACTGGGTATGATCTATTTCTATCGTCAAGTTTTCCAGCGTTAAGGTCTTACCAGACGACATTGGACGGAATCCATAAGCGTTGCCCGGAGTTGCCCGAATTATAACCTCTGTCCTTTCGCTGCCGGAATCTCCGCGAACAGTTAATGATTTACCAGATACATAACCAATAGCACTGGTTTCGGTATATGCCCCAGCAGCTACATTGATAATGTCGCCGTCGGTTGCAGCTATCTGCGCGGCTACAATTGTAGCATGGGCTGATGGTACTTCAAGAATTGCCATTTATGGAATCTCTATCGTGTAAATAATATCTTCTCTATCAATCTCTGCTATCTGTGCGGATTGATTAATCTTCTGACCGTTTTTCTCTTCTGTGTTTACTTGGTTAACTCTCCACCTACGGCCAAACTGATCTTCAATAATATCTTGTGGGTATATAAAAGGGAATGGCCCCATATGTAACACTTTATTAGATTCCTCAAATGCGCCGAATTGGTTTATCTGTTTATTCTTAGAATCGGCCGATATAGTAGCTAGCCCACTTATCGAGGCATAGTAACCGGTCGTAAACCCAGTGCCATAGCAGTCTGAGCAGTCTGGGTCGTTTACTCTCTGTAACACAGCATCCCAACATGTATCACATCTATCTGTTGTGCTACGTTTACGTAACACGCAAATATTTTGTCCTGCATATCTTGGTTGAAGGGCTAAGGTTTGCTGCCTTATAATCTCCAACGCGTATAGATCTGGATCATATGCAATAGATTTTTTGTCACACAAAGGTGATACATTGTTTGGAATTGATGCTTGGTATGCTCGGGCTCGGTACCACAAATCTCTGAACTTGTTGTAGTTAAATCCCGATAGGGATATATCGGTGTAGTCTGTGTTATCAGCTGTTACAATATCCACCGTTGACCACACATCAGTATTGTCGGTGTTAACCTCACTTCGCTGTATAGCTATACGATACAAGCTCAATGTCTCACCATTAAGCGGCGTCGGGGTAAACGTTAGGTAGACAGAATTTACGCCCGCCGCATATACGGTTAGGTCTTCTATTAGTACCACAGATCACCATCAAATGTATTCTGATCCATCTCTGTACCGACGCCACCGTAGGCACCATCAACATTGATTCTGCGAATCATGCCACGCACCCCTGCGGTCCACTTCTGTAGTAACTGGTTGAATATAGGCATGTAGCGCTGATACTTATCCAGATCTGAAACCTGGACCCCGCCAGCATCCCTGTAGGTAAGCGTGTTACGCGCCGATAGGATTCCTTTACCCATTAGTACCTGGCATGCTGCACCATACTTCAATAAACTGAAGTTAGGAAATGTGCCCATAGTGTATGTAGACTCAAAGCCCCATTCGTTGTTTACCTCATCAATAGCATCTTCTAGCGCTTCATATAGAAATACATCGGAGCTTTCTTGTACCCCTGTGAGTACGTTAAGATCCGCCATGTCACCTAGCCAGTTTCGCAATCTATCGACGTAGGCTTGATTAGCTGTAGATATAGCCATATAAATAACCCCTGTGTTGAACTATACCTAAAGTATAATACAGACAGGGGTTAAAGTCAATCGGATAGCGGTTTTAGCGGATTTAAGTTACTTTAATCTCAATAGGCACTGATCTTGGTTCTTTAGTCTTTTGTATATTGATCTCCAGCAAGCCATTGTGCATGATTGAATTGATCTTATCGCTGTCACCGTTGGTGGGAATATCAATGTCCATTGCTATAGTTCTCTTAGTACCCCACGGGTAGTCAATATTTGCTATAACTGTAATAGTATTGTCCGCAACCGTAATTTTTATTTTATCCTTAATGGCGCCTGGGGCCGGGATCCAGAAATAGTAGAACTCATCATTTTCAGTTCTATTGCATTCGTTCCTTACGCCGTATGGTGGCGGGTGCTCTTCACCTGCTTGATTCCAATTAACCCTTCCATCACTATCCCAGTCAATTGGTCCGTATGAATAACCCATTCTCATTCCCTTTCATAATCATCTTCAAATCTCTCAATGTCGTCTTCCCCGAAGTAATCACCAGTCTGTATCTCAATAAAGACCAGGTCTTCCGTTCCTGTGTTATGCACCCTATGTCGTACCATCCTAGGAATGGTTACCTGTTGGCCCTTCTTTAGGTTAAGGGCAGCATCGTTCATCGTTACCACGGCTAAGCCGTGTGTAATGAACCAGTGCTCGTCTCGCTTACAGTGGCGCTGTAAACTTAAACGTTGGTTGGGGTGCACAACTATTTTTTTGGTCTTGGAGTCTTTATCCTCGTCTAAAACTAAGAAGTAACCCCAGGGACGATCGACAACTTCCATAAAACTTTCTTTCTTAAATAGAAAGAGAGCGCTCACTCCGAGCACTCTCTAACCGAAAGGAGGCAACCATGAAAACCACAGTACCACTATAGTATATAAAATATAAAAAGAAATGTCAAGAATTAAGGCATAAGTAAAGTAAGCGCTTCCGAGGGCTCGATTCGTGATGTTTGGTACTCTGCGGCTGGGTAGTGCCAGATAGCTACTTTGGTGGGCATATTCCTCCCACCTTAAAGCACACTCCGTAGAAAATTGGCCACCTCTTCATGAGGGAGGTGAAAAGGAAAGAAGGTTGGCTGCAGCTTCTTAGCATTGAAAGGAACCTTTGGTTCCTTTTTTACCCCCCCCCCCCAAATAAAAACCCCCGAGTGGTTGAAGCTCGAGGGCAGGAAAAGGGAGTGAATGTATAATAAACCGACAGGGTCGGGTGATTATGATAAAACGCTGTATGTAACTCTAGCAACACCGTTGTTGTTACCGATACCTACACCGATATGCTCGTAAGCACCCCAAGTCACAAGATTCTTTCTCTTTTCGATCCAGAACTTTGTATCACCTAGAATGTAGGCGTGACCCAAGTACTCTTTTGGTGCAAAGAAATACAGTGTATTCTCAGGAACCAATGCACCCTTAATTGTGGTGATAACTTTCTTACCGAACAGAGTTGGGTAAGTGAAACCATTAGTAGTAATCTCAGTCGCGATTTGATCACCGATCTGAGTACTATTCCACTCAATAAGTTTATTGTAATCAGCTTGGTTCATAAGAATCAAGTCAGTATACAATGGGTCATTTCCACTTACGGATTCAAGTAAATTGAATCCGGTACGGAAAACCAGCTGAGGAATAGGATTGGTAATTCCAGAGATTCCTGTTGCCAGGCTTCTACTCTTAGAATTGTCATCACATATTCCAGAAATGGTTTGGATAAATACAGTATCTTCAACTTTTTGAATGTCTTTAACAGAGTTCTTTTCAATAACATCTGTAATAGGCATCTCGTATGCTAGGAGCTCTTCCTCAGTCTTCTGGAAATCTTCCGATCCCACTAAGAAGAAAGAAATTTCATAGCGTTCACCCTTCACGTAGGTAGCGTTAGCTTTGCCACGGAAGTTCATAGTGTACGCAGTTGAATCAGGCTCCTTATCAACGATTTTGACCAATTGGTCATGTAGCACGGAACGCTGGCAGTCAGCCGCAGTAACGTACGTAGGGTTCATGATTTTACGCATGAAGGAAAGCTCGCGCAATCTCATACGCACGAAGGCACCAGCCTCAGCTGCTGTCTTCTCCATGTCTGTGCCCATCTTCTCAATGAAGAGTTCTGTCAGGGCTTTAGGATCAACATCATAAGACATATTCTTAGTACCTCCTGTTAGAATGTTTGAATTTCAAGATAACCGGTTGTTGCGTCTTCGGCAGTCATGACGTGTGCAACCACGCCACTAGCAAACGCGTTACCATCATCGGTTATCTGAATTAACTTACCTGTCGTTGCGTTAACGCACATAGGAGATCCTACTGTAGGCGTTGGGGTATCTTCAAACATATTTGTTAAAATACGGAATTTACCGGCCAAGAAAGTTAGCTTAGTTGTCTGTGTCGCATCGGGTGTAAAGCCAATTGACTCGACACCTGTAGTGGGATTGTAATTACCTTCGGTCCATACCATGTAGGCAGGATGGGTTCCAACAGACGTGGGTAAATCGAACCCATTTGCTGACGGAACAGCCCACACACCTTGGTAACCACTAGCCAGTAAATCATTACCTGCGCCAGATCGAACCGTAGCATCAAAACGATCTATCATGTCTAGATTCGTTCTTATCTTTAACATTATTTAACCTCCAAATAATATCATTATTTAGTTTAATTGTCGTCTAGTAACCAACTGGTTAGAGGGTCACCATTAGCACTGCTGTGCTCGTCAGATAATCTACCTAATTCTAGATTAAAGCCTGACTCCTTAGTAAGCTCGATTGCCTTGTCCAGCGTAACCAGCTGCTCTAAAGTTTGGCCACGTAATTCAGCTAGTTTATCAAAAGCTTTGACTGACGAAATCTTTTCGTGTTCTACTAAATCAGAGGTAAGATCGATAGCTTTGTCAAGCACTAATCTTTCGTTCTCTAGTTGTTCAATACGTTCGAATTGAGCCCTTATCGTCGCTGCCGCTTGTTTGCATAATTCGTGTTTAGTCATTTGCTGTGCCTCCGGGTAGTAACCGTTCGCCATTAGCAATTCGCTCAGCCAAATATTCAAAACGATTTCGATCTGGTTCAGTTTCGGCATAAGGCGGTAAAGCCAGTCCAGCTTCTTTCAAAATAGCTTTGTGTTCGTCTGAAGCTTCAACCAAGTTGATCATGTCTTGCAACACAGCAATTTTTGCCATCTCATCAAGTAATGAATCCTCTTCGCCAAAAGCATCCAGCGTTTCAGCCAGCTTTTCGATCGAGTCCTTATCTAAGTTCACAGAAGTATCCAGCTCACCGCTAGCCAGTTTAACTTGGCTCTCGTCGTCACCTAACGTTATGTTAGATTCAGCTAATATTTCTAGTAAACTTGCCATTTTTTCTCCAGACTTAGTTTTGCAGTTCTGCAAGAAAAGCACGTGCCATGATGCGGCCAGCTTCGTCTAGCTCGGCTACCTTGTCCATCTGGTCTTCTACTTCGAGATCATGATCGATCAACGCACTAGCCAGTTTGATGACATCATCTTCTGTATAATCTTCGCCATTATCAATCAACACATCTTCGGCAAAGGAAGCATACTTCTCGATCACACCTACACGCTCTTCGTCCAGCTGCACATCGACTTGTGTCTCTTCTGCTTCTTTTGTCATTTGTTCATACATTTCAAGTAATCCAGCCATTATTCCTCACCCCCGAAATAGAGCCCGTACAATCCACCAACTACGTAATCAGCCGCGGTTTTAACTCTACCTGGAGTTCCGATTGCATCTGATGCAATGGGATACGCGTCTGTAACTGCGGGAGCTTGAGCCGCCGCTGCACCTTGTCCACCGACTGAGCCGTGTGCAAGTGAGCCAGTTTGGCCAATTCCGCTAGCTGCTTGGTTAATCAAAGCCATAACTTGCGCCAAGACTTGAGGATTAACATCGGCATTATTAGTTGCCATAGCTATTGCTGGGTTCATTGGAGCACCAGTTTCTGGTGTCATACCAGTTTTACCAACAGCTATTTTTTCTAGATCATCGGATACAGATTGTGCAGCTAATTGCCCTAGCTCAAAAGCTTCGGCGATTTTTTCTTGCTCTTCATCTGTATATTCAGAAGCTTCAATGTCCGAAGTTACCTCATCAACAACTTCTTGATTTTCATCTGATGCCAATTTTGCGAAAAAGTTGTCCGCTGGATCAGTCTGACTCTCTAGGTTGTCAATCACTTCTTGTAAATTTAAAGCCATTTTTTAAAACCTCCTGCTAAATAAACAGTTTATTTAATTTAACGTTACTAGTATAATATGCATATCTATTTTGTCAAGTGCTAAGTACAAGTTTTTCATACAATTCGTCTATAACCTTGTTTGACATTGTAGAAAAATATTCTGCCGAAGCAACTTTTGTTAGTCTTTTAATAGCCGCTCCAGCAGCCACGCTGGACGCTAGCCCAGTAATAAATGGATGCTTAGCTACTGTATTTTCTATGTTTCCGACTGGTATACCATATCTCTTCTTCGCACCTACGTTATATGAAGTGTAATACGTAGCTGGTAAAGATACTAGCATTCCTGCCGCTATGTTAGAAGCTGCGCCTGCTTGTTTCTGCATTTGGCTAATATTTGATAAGCTGAACTCTTTAACCTTCTGCGCACCAACAGTTCCTGCTCCTATACCAAAAGCCAATAGCGGGTACATCCACGGCTTCTTGATAAACTTGTTCGCCACAGCAGATCTGGATCCAGCCTTTTTAAAATACCTTGAGTATCCAAGATACATGCCGCCGAGGGCGGTTAGAGGTATAGCTGGATTCTTGTAAATTGGAGTCTTAACATGTGAGCCGTTCTCCATCTGCGCCAATTCGTTTTTTGAATACTGCGTATATGGATCATCCGACATGATGTTTTTATTCTCTGCAAACTTGCGCATTACGCGGACAATTATCAATGGTTTTGATAATGACCGTCTGGGAACGTATGTCGACATTTCATGTAGCAGCTCATCTGGCAATTCACTATGATTACATTTGAACGGCAATGGTTCCGTATCTGAGAAGATCGGGAAAACTCGCCTATGACTATCCATGTGATCCATTAGATCGTCCATGTGTCCTGAGCGTAGCATTATTCTCTGGAAGTCCACAGGCTTTGGCATGATATTCATTTCGGCAAGTGCACGTAGTATTGCTTCTGCACCGTGCTTGTCTACCAGATTTATAAGATCAGCTTTTGGTAACTCGTCCTGAGTATTATATATAAGCCCCTTAGGATCTGTATCCGCAGTAGACATAGTCTCGCCGTCTATCTGCTTCTCTATTTCCGCTTCCTTAACATCAGCTTTCTTTAATACCTCGTGATACATCTCAGATGACAGCTTTACGAACTCACTGTTGCCTTCGAACTCCGCTAGCTTTCTCATCATAAAAGCAGTACGATCTGCTGGTATTGTCACCACGGATATATCGAAGAACTTTGGCTGCGTGTTAATCGCATACGCACGACGACCATCAGGTCTAAGCCTATTGATATTCGGACGTTTAAGATGCTCGCAATAGTCTACCATGCGACGCGCCTTGTGTCCACATATTGAGCAATTATGTGAAACATAATCTTGCGCTTGATAGGATTCGTCATCCTCTACCTGAATATTTTTAACTTCAAGGTAATCGTCGTGATTACATATCTTCTTTATAGGAATTAATACATGATTATCAAAATTAAATAGCCTAGAAGAAGTTCCTTTATCATAAGATTTAACTTTTACTGAATAGCTTGAAAGAATCTTACTAGCGCTAGCTGGAATATATACAGTATATACCGTAGAATCGCCATACGTAGTTTTCGTTTCGCGTCTATTTATACTAGCTGTTATACCAGCCTCAAGACATAGTCGACGAATACCTCTTCCCAGATACTCGGATATAGTGCTATATCTTATTACCCCTTGCTGTGAAGAATGATCTTGGCTACCGTCGCCATTTATTAAAGTCCCTAAAAGTTCCAGAATAAAATCTTCTGATTCTTTATAAAGTTCTGAATTAATAAATTTAGTACCTGGGTACTCACCACCATATTTTAATAACTTGTCGACTAAGTCTTTTGAATAAACACTTATACGGCACTCATGCTTTTCTGGGGCATTATATATTTTTGGTGTTCCATATTCTGAAAGAAGGTCTGCTAATTCATCAATATAGTCATGTTCATTTATATTAAAAGAAAAAGATACTCCCATTGTTTTCATTGGGCCATCTTTTTTCTTACCGGATCTTTGCTTTATTAGCCAACCTTCCGCTAAGTAGTAACCCAAAATTCTAGCAAAATTAATACCTAGGGTAGACACATGTTTAGCTGTTTTTCTAAATACTAGATAATCACCAATATTTAAGTCTTTGGCCTCTTTCCAGTCTAAAATCGGGTAATCAGTTTTTAAAGCCTTCAGCCTTGTTATTTTGCCTTCCTTGAATTGCTTGTAGTTAGCAATTTGAAATGGATGTTCTTCGGTAGAGTTTAGAGATAAGTAATCACCAAAAGGTAAAACTTCTATATAGGAATCTACAATACGCGTTGATGTAGCAACTACTTCCTTAGATCTACCTTCATGGGTAAATACAAAATCCCCCGGTTCAATATTCTTTAAAATAGTTGTGTTGACTAAAGTATTAACATCAAGACATATATCAAACGGAACTTTTGCACCCATTGATACTTTTATCGTTCCTTCACGTACCTGCTGCTCGATCTTGGCATCTTTTCCCTTGTCTATCTCTAAGATCAGCTCGACGCGATGCATCTTATTGTTGTAGTGACTAAATACAGGTCGACCGTAAGACCGCATTGGATCTTTATTAACATGGTGCTTATATACTCGTGCCAGGGTCTCAAACGTTTTGTGATACTGCTGTAATACCTTTTCAGGGAAGTAGTCACCATTTCGATTAGACCCGTAATACTCACCAGCGCCCATAGCATTTACCAAGATGTACAGCTTTGCTGCGTTTGGCTTTATCAGCGCTATAGCCTCTTGAAGTTCGTCTGATGCTTCTGCAGTTTTAACCATCGGCCCACCTGGCTCGATAAGTTCTATTTGCACACCAAAATCATCTTCGGCTTTATATTCTACAAGTTTTAGCATTTATTTAAAGCTTACCGATTGCTGGGTTCAGCATGTAATCATTTGCAGGAGGTCCACCAAATGCTTTAAGTGCATTAAGTGATCCACTCATAGCGCTGCGAACAGGTAGTGCCTGTTCTGTCTGGCCTCTATTTTTCTGGGCTTCAATGAGATCCTTATACGTCAAGTGAGTAGGTCCGCCTACTTCATGTAACGTTAGAGCATGCTTTATATACGCGCGTGCCGCCATGGGATCGTTAGCTATGTGAGGACTAAAATGCCACAATGATTTGAAATAGCTGTGCACCAATTCCTTATTTTCTTTGGATCCCATCTCTGGGAACTTCTCTACCATAGCATCTAATGCGCCAGTCATTCTTTTTTCATCGAATAGATTTTTATCTAGTTTATCGATACCAGTTTGGCCAGCTGACATTAGGCCTCCCGCTAATGCGGATATAAGCATTAGCCCACCAAGTGCCTTAGCGCCGCCGCCTAGCGAATTAACAGGGCCGAGTTGGCCCAATTCCGCTGAGCCTTCACGTGCTTTTGCACTACCGTACCCAAGGAACTTGCCAATTTGGCCAAATCCTTTCCATCCGGCTTTCTTCTCTATCTCTTCTTTAAGAGCGGCCATTTTAATAAGTGTGCTAGCAGGTAATTTACCTTGCTTATATAGTCTTACAAATTGCTCAGTCATTATACCTGCCCTTTTAGTGTTACATATTTTTCGGCAGTCTTTATTAGCTCATTAGCTAGTAATACTATGCCAGTCGTATCATCTAATTTGGCGATCTTCTTCAAGCAATCCTCTGGGTGCTTAATGCCTCCTGCAGCCTTATTAAAAAGGGAATCCAGTACGGCATTTTCGCCAGTGTGTGTTTCGATCGACACCTTCATAGAATCTGGTGACACTCCTGCAGCCGCTGCACTTTTTACAAAGTTGATGAATTGGTCAGACCTATCATCGAAATTATATGCCAGCTCGCGCATCTGCTCTTCTGTAGCAGCTCGCTTTTCTATAGATACCTTTTCTAATGCAATGGCGGAAGCTTCCTTTTCTAGAGCTTCGTCTGGGCCTGCTTCTTCGTTGCCAAATACATCAGTTAGTTCAATACCTAGATCGTACTGGTCAGGAGGGGATTCATAGTCTTCACAAAACGCAGCTACTTTGGAGAATGCCATTTTTGGCGCAATCGCTTCAGCAACCTTTGCAGCTTCAGCAACTTCGAACTCGATATATTTATCGGCCTGCTTACTGAACATTTCCATATATGTGCTAGTATTGGCTTCTTCAACAAGCCGATCTATTTCATGTCGATTGAGAGAGAATTCCTCAGCGATCTTAATTACTGAATCCGTCAATGGTATATCACTATCCATATGAGCCCGAGCAGCTTGCCGTCCATATTCTGCGAATTCTTCTTGTGTTAACATTGTTTTTCCTTAAATTGACTTCGTACAATTGAAGTATAAGGGATTTATAGCCAATTTGCAAATCTATCTTTGACCCAATTCCACGGAGTCCTATTCTTCAAGGCTACTTCGTAAACGGTCTCGTACTTATGCATGCCAGCAGTTCTATATAAGACAACTTTATCGGCCAGCACTGAACTCATTGGGTCAATTGCTCCGGTATTAAAAGTTGTGTCTGTTTTCTTTATCTTAAAGGCAGTTACGTGTGGTATCGTTTTCTTGCTAGACTTATTAAATGTTTTAAATATGTCACGAATGCGACGATCCTCATCATCTACAAAATCAACGAAGTAGGGTGACTTGCGACCTAGTAGGCCAACACCTTTACTCGTTAGTGGCACTTTCTCTATATTAGCTAATGCCTCCATCCGATCCTTGGCCTTCTGTACTTGTGTCTCGCTAAGTTCACCTAGGAACTTAACCGTCATATGTTCAGGTCCGCCGTATGAGGTTGGAATAGCAATAAAATATCTTCCGTTAGTAACTTTTTGTGCTCCGTGCTTACTCATGTATTCCCAAAACGTTCTAGTATTCATCTGTCATGCCCTCCAGTAATTCCAATGCCATGCCGCCGTATAATATAGAATGCATAGCATCGTCTGGTTCACTGTTGATGTATGACATGGTGCCCTTCTCTTCATCATAGTCTATCATGATGGCCAAAATGTCACGCGCAAACGGTTCAAAATCTTCCCATCGTGGGAATATGATCTTCCTTTTCTTTATCCTAGCAAATAGCTGCCCAAGTGTTGTATTACGGGATAATGTATAAGCACGCATCTGCTTGTTCCAGCGCACGCGGTCTTTTTGTGTTCCAGTGTGCTGGTATGCAATAACCTTATCTTCCCCTAATTTGGCACGCAGCTCAGAATTGGAAGCTTCACCTAACCCGTAATCGCTGCCTATTACGTACGCGTTCCATCTATTAAACTTCACTGGCACATCATCATGGATAAACGAGAAGTCTGCTTCTTTACCCTCATATTTCTTCAAATACTTTACCTGTATCACCTTGGCCGGTCCAGGCTTTTTGCATAACACAGATAGAAGGGTATATGACTTATTTGAGTTCACTGGACCGTAGTCAAGCCCTATGACATGTTTGTGGCCTTGGTCAACTCTGGTTGGCTTATCCGTCATGGGGCCGCCAGTACAGCACGCTCGGATCTCTGCCTCTGTAATTGGTACCACGCCTTCATCGTGCGCAATACCTAGAACCTCGTTATAGAATTTTGTGATACCATACTGTTCGTGAGGTATGATAATATCATTTTTCCAGTCAACCCACGGGGCATTAAAGAACTGTAGCTGTGATACACGGAAGCCTTCGTACTCAGCATTCTTCGGACCAGTGCTTACCCATAAGCCATTGTTTGGGTCTAGCATGTGTCCGCAGAACCGACATATCAAACCTTCTTTGCCTATGTTCTTTTCATCGAGATAATTATACTTGTTACATGCCGGACATTTTGGCATCCACTCATTCTTACTGGATAGGTTCCAGTAAAACGATAGAGTACCGATTGTGCGTTTTGGGGTACCCGCAAACATTAGCCATTTGAACATTGAATGCGACATAGACTGATTGGCAACAGGAACAATGTCCTGTAATAAATCCTGTGCCTCGTCGTATAGGATCATGTCGTTGGAATTGCCAGTTACAAACGGCATTTTTTCTTTTGAATGGCGAGCTACAAAATTATGATTTGGAACTGTAACACAATAAATTTTACCTTTATAATGCTCGTGTGTTACTTGTCCAGAACAAGATGCCCTGTTTAAATAAAAATTAAAATAATTTTTAGATTTTAATTCTACAGTATAAATACGACCGTATTTACGATCTCGGTGTCTTATAGATGCCAACTTACCAATACGCAACCATGCCTCTTGTACTGTATTTGCAAGTTCTTTCGATTTGGTATTTAATCTAAGGTAATCTTTGTATCTATCACTCTTTTTATATGTCCTGCAATTGTCCCCATCTCCCTTGTAAAGTGCATCCAGTAGGTCTGGTAAGTACTCAGTATATTCAAGCAGCTCCCTGGGTATATATTTATCGCCAGATTTACCTAAAGGTTTAAGCCACTCGTAAAGAGTTCGATATTCACTATTCAATACCCATGTTTCTATACCAGTATTATACTTGGCGCGTTTCGGAAACAGCTCGTTAAATAATTCATCTATCTCTTTCCAATACTTCGGGTTGTGCTCTTTAGATTGGGCAATACCTATAGTAGGATTATTCAATACCGTCCATCCTTCGGACAACCACCACCCCATCCACCGCATAAACGGTTTTATGGGAAGTTTGATTGGTTTGTAAGTCCTTATACCGCCGTCTACATATGCATTACCGGTTGCCCTTATATTAGTTCTTAGTTCAGGAAGTTCAAAAAATTCCGGGGACTTCCCTTTGTAATAGCACTGATTTATATCACCTAAACCTAATTTAAAATTGCGGTTATATAAATCTTTAGATTTGTAATCAGTTTGCCATTCTAGGGGTAAAGTTTTATCACCATAAGCATGATCAGCTCTTACATCAAAAGATAGGTGCATTCTGTGTTCAGGTGTTACCTCACAGCGGAAACCTTTGGCAGTATAAATATCTAACTGGCCATCATAGTCCTGCTCTATTATTTCCGTGGGTTTTTGGAACTCAAATTCTCCCGTCTTTTCATTTTTAGTTAAAACCAGATCATCTTTTTTTAAATCTGTTGCTGGTACCCATCCTCTATAAGTATAATAATCACAATTGGTTAGGCAATAACCTCTTAACCTATCAGCACTTAGAAGAGCGTAACGTAAGTACATAGTAGATTCGTTGCGCAGTTTTTTACGGAACACATTCTGTTCCAGCTTATTGCTTAGATAGTTATTTTTTACATAAGGCGAATTCATGATCAGAGGACCAAGACGGTCATTAGAAAATACCTTAGTCTGATCTACAGTTGGGCTTACATACATGGAGTGAAATCCAGGATGTACCATACTGTTGGCTAACATTAGATTAGCCATGGTAGACGACTTGGTAGTCTGTCGACCAAACTGCATCACAAGTTTCTTACGACCCATATCATACATAGGGCGCATGTGCTTGTAGTCCTTTAGCGAAAGAGGAGCGCCGTTTAAATGGAACGCTCCTTCTACAAGTTGCGATTTGCGTATTTTGATCGTTTTCTTTTTCATTATCTCAGCTTCAGTAGTTTAGCGATGCCGAGAGAAGTAGGAAGTGCTAGAAGTCCTGCGCCTATGGCGTTATCGTATTCTTTATTTTTGCCACGGAATACTTTACGTAACGAGCTGCCAACACCCCTTGTTGCTGCACTTACTAAGTAGTTATCTGAGTCACGTGCAGTGGGTATAGCATTACCAGCGATGCCCGCAGCTAGTAGAGGTAGGCCGAGCTTCATTCTTTTGGAAGCCAGCGCTATAGCACCTGAAGCCGCTGTCATAGCACTCAGCGGCGCTATGTACGATTCACGTCTATCCAGGTTGGTTACCTTATCTAAGCCAACTACTGCGGATCTTGGAAGTACGGGAGTTTTGTTTTTTCTTCTCTTTGCTCCAGATTCACGTAGTAGTGCATCTGTAAAAGATACACATGTTGCCTTAATGTCCTTGTCGCCAACTATCGCAGTTCCGTGCGATATGTTAGCAAGAGGATCATATTTTACCATGCCTCTTTTAGCCTTATCTATTGCAGCATTGGACAACGACTTTAGCTTTCTTGCATCCACTGCCTGTGGTCTGAATACGTCTGATATTTTAGCAGCAGCGTCTTGACTATACCGCCCACCGCTTCTTGATCTATCCCTTAAAAATTTCTCTAGTGGGACATTGCGTGCTACGCTTTTATGTTGTGATGGTACGAGCACTTCTGATACCACACCTTTACTGGATACCAGCGCCGTGTGTGACGGTCCGCGCATGTGCGAATCGCGTATCAGTATCACGTCCCCTGGCTTCGTATCCTTATACTGGTTTCGCAAGTCTTTGAACGACTTGGGTGCAGAGCGCCTGTTGTACTTGTCCACTAGCTGTCGATTGCCTATAGCAACGCCAGCGCCAGTACCGAATAGAAGTCCAGCTGGGATTAATTGGCGTATCACTTATTGAATCCCTTTTGGTCTTCAGCTGATAGCAGGTCTTCAATACGAACTGTTCCATCTTCAACTGCTTCGGTATCTTGAAACTCGCTAATGTGTGGGAACGGCTCTTCTTTGTCCTCGAAGTTATCGGTCTCGATCTGGAATGACTGGAAGTATTCATCCTTCTCTTTGTCGTCCCTCTCGTTCTTTTCGATCTTATCAGACAGCTTCACAGCAAGTGTTCCCCACTTCTGCGCTAGTTCCGGATCGTGTCGTGACCGTTCCTTGAAGTTATAGAAGGAGTCATCAAACATTTCACGTAGCATGTCATCGTATGTACGGCTCGGCGAAAGGCCAAGCTTCCACATTAGGTAAGGTTTGTCGCCTTCCAGCGCTAGTTTATAGAAGCGCTTATACCCTGACTTTTGTTCCAACTGCATATACTCTTGACGTTCGTTAAAATTCCAATCGTGAATGTCGAAGAAGTATTTTAGAAATGCCTCGAAGTCTTCTGAAGCATAACCGATATCAAACTTGCCATTAACGATAAGCTCGATATCTTCATTTGTCACTTTGCCAAAGGCAAGTGACTGTATAGCTTTCCGCATTAGCGGATCATCTATCACTCTAAAAGCGCCTTTGATACCTGGATCCATTGCTCTACATCCAAGATTGTATTTGTAGGCATATATCGAATCTATACCTAGGCCCTCCAGCCAATCCATGTCTGGCTTGAGTGGATCGCCCATATCAAAATGATCAGGATTAGTTTTATATAGATCCGAATACAGGCTTTTAATTAAGCCTGCAGGATTTGGAATGGGAAGTGTTAATGCTTCTAGATCCTGTATCAGGGCCTTTGAGGATAGACCCCTAACCATCAGAACCTGTATATACCGCTTATGTGGTATTAATAGTTTTTTTCTCATTAGGTGCTAGCCATTTCTCTAGTTTGTTCCAACCATAACCCATAGCGGGTAATGCTGCCCCAATAGCCCCAGTAGCTATAATGTGATTAGCTCGTAACTTTGGATGTTTAGCATATAATTTGGATTTGCTAAATCCGGCAGCAGTTATTCCAGCGGAACCTAGTCCGGTAGCAGCCGATAACATAGCCACTTCTTTATGCTTTGGGTTTTCTTTCTTCGTTAAGCCCAGCCCCAACCCGGCCATGGCTCCAGCTGCTGCCAATGCTAAAGCTGGTGCTTTGTAGCTCAATGTTAATTTTTGTATCGCGGCCTTAGATACCCCTCTTGCCCGTGGCTCGCCGTGTGCTACTGTATCTAGTGTGTCGCCCATCTTTTTGGCCATGGTTGCGCCTACTCCCGCAGATGCAACGAGTGCAGCTTTAGGATTCAAAGCATAAGCCCTAGATGCTATGTGCGCCGGGGTATACCCGTACACTTCGCCACCTATGGATTTATCGCGCTTTAAGTGCTTGTCGACCTCTGCTATGCCCTTCGTCCCAAGGAGCTTTTGGTAACCATAGACGGCTGCTGGAAGTACTGTTGCACCTCCAAGAGCCCATGCTTTGTTTTTGAATCCTAATTTCTTTAGCATTTACTTTGTTACTTTATTACTTGGTTTTGAACTCATCGTAAAGTATTGCAAGTATCTGTTCGATCATCTCTTCCTTAACCGAATCCGGTAATGGGAATGGCAAGTTGAGATCGATCTTTGACGCTAGATCTTTCGCTAGGTCTTCTCGTTCCTTCTTCGTATCAATGCTAGCGAGGAAAAACTCTATGGCCCATGCTAGGATTATAGGGAATAGCGCCTGGCCGATACGTTTGAGGATGTTGCTGAAGTTGACTTTGAACATCTTCTGTGTTCTCTTCTTTCTTTTTTATCAAGTTCCAAAATAAACTGGTTACTAGTCCAGCCATACCACCTTTAGCTGGATGGCCGTCCATTTGGTATTGACCAAACAGGGCCCCAAGCACTGTCATCAATGCTGGGTTAGAGGCAACTTTGGAAACTACTGATTCATATTCTGGTGGCAATTGTTGTATTTGTTGTTGCGGTTGCATTTGTTGCGGGTAGTAGTAACTCATAGTCTGGACGCCTTTAGTGTTTTCTTAATATCGTTAAACGCCATTGGTGCTTCTAGTCCTGCGGTCCAAGGAGCAAGTGTCTTGAATGTTGAACGCATTGCTTTTTTGCGAGCCTTACGTGCGGCTACCATAGTTTTTATCTTGGTGCTGCTTTCAGCTTTGCGAGCAACTGCTCCTCGCATCCCTTCGTAATCTCCTGCGCTTCGTGCGGCATACTCGTAATCCCTATGGAACTTGAACTGCCCTAGCTCGTCACTGACGTGCTTGTGCGAATAGCCTAGCATCGGGGTCTTCATTCCCAAGAATGCTTTCTTGGTGAAGCCTAGCGTTTTCAGCATGCGTTAGAATCTCCGTGAGAGTTGCTTTTGTCTTTGCTTGTCACTGTACGATTTAAGTCCCTTAAGTGCACCAGCCGCTCCTAATACTGCCGCGGTGCCTAGTAGCTTGCCTTTATGACGTTTGAATATGTTTGGCTTCTTTACTTTGCCAGCCTTAGGATATTTTAGCTTTCCCTTTACCGGGTCATCTAAGTAATCAGCGTTTAGTGGTAATGACGACTCCTTTGTCATCATCAGATCCCAAAATGTCAGTGCCATGTTTATCCTTTGTATCCTTTGTACCATTTGTGCATTTGTGTCAATAGTATACTAGCTAGGGCGCTGTTCGTCAAGTTGTTACGCTCTGGTCTTTTCATTATCTGGATAACCCTTTGCTGCCGGCATTGTAATCACTACACCTTTTACTTTTTCTATTACGGTGTTCTTGTGACCTTCGAACGGAAGCAGGATGGTGAAACCTCCAGCTTCAAGCGTCTCGGTTTCCCGGTCGCTAGAGTATTCTACTCTCTGTTTGCCTTTGTATAAAATACATATGGCCAGGCTTTCACCATAATCGTGAAAACTTGTTGCAGCACCAACGTCGGCTTCGACATGCTGAATTCGAATCCTGCTATCTATATCTTTGAATAGTAGATAACCGATTGCTTTGAGTGCTGTGTCGCCGACGTCGTATGATACGGCGCTAGGTATTCTATTAACGCCAAGATCTATTTCTGAATGCCCATTTGTAACCGCCAAAATCTCATCAATTCGATTAGATAGATTGGCCATCTTTATTTGTGTTTGTGCTTCTGTCATCGTTCTAATTTCTCAATTTTCATATTAAGTGAATTGATACGACGAGATGTCTCGTCTGAAACATCTTCGTTTGTTTTAACGCTGTAAAATGGGGTATCTGGTGCGTCGTCGCGTGTTATTAATCTAAAGTCAATACTGTGTTGCTTTAGATTCCCGTAAATTATATCGTCCACCAATATATAATTTGGAAGTGATGTCTGAACTAACTCTCTAGCACGCGATAAGCTAGGACCAACACATGTTGGCAGATCAGTCATATGTTCTCTCTCTAAACGTACTTCCCCAAACGTGATTGCAATGTGTACTATAATTTCTTTGTCGGTGTGCTTAGAGTTGTGCTTTCTTATATCCGCAAGGATATCTATCGCAGCATGAACTGCTTCAATAGGTAGTTTAAACATGTCACACCTTATTGCTGCTTCAGAAGATGGTACAGCATTGTTGAGTAGTGCACATTCTTTTACGATCTCGTCTAACTTTATAAGTTTATACGTAGACGCGACAATCGAATCAGATGCCTGTACCACAAGACACGCTCTCATGGCCGGTGAGTTAATCGTTGGCGGCATCTAGTGAGTCCTTCGGCATTTTAAATTCAGGTGTGGTTGTTGCTGGTTTGTGTTGTGTTGCCTGCATCACCTTCAGATTAACGTTCATCTCGTGCATCTTATCCTTCATGTTGAACATGTATCCCCACATGCCGGCAAACATTGGAATAATAATTAAAAAAAGAATAGCCCAAACGCGATTATTAGAGGACTTAGCCGATTTGTCATACACCTCAATTTTAGTGTCGACTAGCTTTATATCCTTCTCTAACGACTCGTTACGCTTTTCTTCTAACTTCTCGTTGTTATTGAGCAAATCCTTATTAGCATCAATCTGGATCTTATGCTCACGTTGCTTCAGCAGAATATTGGCTATTACTTCAACAACCTGCTCTACCTTGTCAAGCAGTGTATCTATATTAGCACCCATGGCGTCCCCTTATCGGAGGTTATTACTTGATAAATTTCCTAGCTACCAGTGGAGATGCTGCCAATACTGCAGCAGCTACTGCTGCAAGCCCTCGCTTTCTATGGAATTCTTTGTCATACGCCCCAAGCGCATGTTGCTTCAATACATGCTTTTCCCTGGACGGATGGACATAGCTCCACGCTTCTTCTTCATTGCGTATCTTTGTAGCTTTAAACGTCGGCTTGTGCACTATACTAACTGCCCTTGCAGCTATTCCAGGATGCTTCTCATGGTACTTGGCCTTTACATGGCCGAGTTCGTGTTCGATAGCTATTGGATGCGCCGTGTTCGGTGCTACGATAAATGCCTGATTTCCATCTCGGTGTAATAAAGTATACACATCTTTGTTCGATGAATCAACCGCAAGGCGCTGAACGCTAGTACTATGAATTCTGTTTGGTACTGGATAATTAGTTGAGTCGCTCGTCGAATTTATATTATCGATATACTTGGTATGTTCACGCATACCTCTAGATCTGATAAGGTCGGCAGTGCCGAGCCCCGCAAAGCCTAGCGCAGCTAATGATAGTGCAGTATTTAGCCTCTTAGGCATTACATTATACCATGGTTTTTATCATAGTGTTGTCTTGCAAGTCTTATAAAATCTCGCTTTAGTATAGTGTGGTTCTTCTGGCCAGTCTTAGCCGCTATGTTAAGTAATTTGTTCTTTACTTCTTTCTTAGCTCTATGCTTTGCTATCGCCGGAGCTATTCCCAGAGTCGGTATACCTGTAGCTACAGGATGTCGCAATGCCGTACGCTTCTGGTACTGCTCTGATATTAGTCTACGTACTGTCGGTTCCTGTCTATCGCTTAGAGTTGTTCCAATATCGCCTTCGATGTCTTCTAAGCTGAGACCGGCTTTCTTGACGAAGCCAAGTTTTTGTAGTCCTGGTCTGTTACCCATATGTATACCTATTTTTACTTTTTTTATTTAATAAACCTAGTGCTGTTCCAGCGAGTCCTACACTGCCCAATCCTACCGCGGCTACGCCTACGCCTGTTCTAGTGCCATTATTGAATGCACGTGAAAGACGAGCATACCTATTAGCGCGTTTACGCGCTAGATGATATCCCTTAGCTTGTTGTGCCACAGGCAGGCTTCGAGCTTTGTTAAACCCAAGCATCGCCCTGTTCGCGGTGTACTGGTTTACCTTGTTGTTAATCTTGGATCCCAGCACCCCGAATGGTCTGCCAAGTAACTTGATTGATTTGGCCGGTGAGAAACCTAATTTGGTTAGCATGTTTAGTCTTCTGCCTTTAGTCTTTCTTGCCTTTGAATTTGTCCCCAACCTTCTTCTCGTCATTTACTTGGCCGTCTTCTTCTGGTGGTCCCGGTTGTCCTGGCTGTCCT